AGGGCTTGGTGGCCCAGGAAATCCTGATCCACCCGCGCCGCCTACAAGATATGCACCAGGACTTCCTGGTGTTGCTCCAGAAGATCCGGTACCACCGGCTGATTGTGTACCACCTCCAGAGCCACCGGGTTGTGTTTGACCCACAGTACCACCTCCAGCGCCACCGGTGCTTGAAGTAAAAGAGGTTTCTAAACCAGATACAGTACCGCCTTCGCCACCTGAACCCCCAACAACAGCAAGAAGATTTGGTTGAAAGGTAATTGGAACTGAAGCGCCAGGTGTGGGAACTGCTGATGTAGCTAATATAATACCACGACCACCAGCACCACCGGTTTTGCCCGGGGAACCCGGTCCACCCGCCGCCGCTGGTGTTGTTTTAATTGAAAGTGTTTGATCTGCAATATTTTTCAAATCCATAACATATTCTGTAGTTCCACCCTGCATATAATCTAAAGCGGGTGCTGGCGCGCCCGGCGAAAATGTTGTACTTTCTCCTAGAAGAACAATTTTTACCCATCCTTGCACACCACCAACACCAGCAAATCCACCAAATTTTCCAACTAATGTATTAATAGACATATCTTATGTACTCAAGTTTCCTATTAAATCCCATTCATCTGTAGCTACCTTTTTACATACCGCCGTCTGCCACTGATTTATAACACGAAGTTTACCACCATCACTATTTACAATAACACCAGCAGCATTAGAAAATTGAAATGCTGAGTTAGAACCAGTCCGAACAAAAAGATATTCAGAACCAATAGGAATAGAAGTTGTAGAATTAGCAGGAATAGTTATACCAATTGTAGTAGAACCACTTGCTGTTGTATTAGCGTAGTCTAGACGATGATAAAAACCAGCATCAGCCGCAAGTAATGAATAAGAATTTGATGTAGTTGTTTTTACTGGCGCACCTAATCTGAATTGATTAGTAGAAGTGAAATTATTATTAGAAGCAAGAACAGGAGCCGCGGCCGCAGTTGCTGCGATATAAGCATTCGTATTTGCTAGTGAAGATCTTTCAGTTGCCGCAGTAGTTGCAATATAAGAATTAGTATTAGCAAGGGCAGAGTTAAATGTAGTAGTATTTACTTTAGTAGCAATATATGTGTTAGTATTTGCTAATGCAGACTGAAACGTACTATTTGATACAGCACTACCTATAGACTGAAACTGTATCCAACCACTTACAGTATAACCCTCAAACGTAGAAGTAGATGTATTATATCTAAAATGTCCTACACTATTATGAGCGGCTCTTTGTGCGGTCGTTCCAGATGGTACTTTAACTGCACCAGTAGATGTCATCGTCAGATTACCACTAATTTTCACATTTGACGATAGTATATTTGTATTTACTACACTAGCCGCAAACGTAACAACATTTCCAGAAAATGTACTATTTCCACTTAAAGTAATAATGTTTGTGAAAGTAGCATTAGCGGATGTTACTTGCGCTACTCCAGTAGTATTCGCGAGCTGATTGATAAAATCAACTGTATCGTTTGTACGGACTCTCCAAGCATTAAATGATTGTGTAAGTTCTACGTTTGCAAGTCTTTGTGGCATTAATTCAACTTCTCTGCTAAAGATGCTAATAAGTTTTCAATATTTATTAGTCGTTCATCAAGGTGTTTAATCTTATCTTCCATATTATCTACTTTCTGAAACTGCTTCTTTCTCGCTTTATAAGCTGCTAATCCAGCGTCATCTATACTAAGAATAGCATTGCTTCTTGTATCTCTTACAATACCTTCATGTTCTTTTACTTTCACATAAGTCATCTTACACCTGTAAGGCTATAGCTCTTAAATCTCTCACTCTTGGTACAACATGAGAACCTACTGAAGATCTTAGAACAATCTTAATGGAAAAATGTTTGAAAGTATCAAATGCAGCACCATCATCATTATGATATCTAACAACATCATTATTACCACTATTTTTAAACGCACCCAAATTACTCGCATTAGCACTTGGGAATCCATATTCAAATTCTCTATAATCAAAAGTATTCACTCTACTAGAGATTGTATTTGCAGAAGTAATCTGAGTTAGTTTAGTATAATGTTTATCAGAGAAATCATCAGGATCTTCTGCATTTTGAATACGACAATATACATCAACTTCTGTACCAGAAGGTTTGTAAGCGGTCAAGATTACTTTAACATCTTCAGCTTCTTGGCCATCCGCAAGAACAATCTTCTTAGAAATATATCTTGAATTAGCTAGTCCTTGATTTATAATTTCTTTTGTATTGACATTATTAATAATATTATGAGTAACAATCGCTGATCTAGAACGACCAATATCAACTACTGGTGACAATCTACTTGTTGAAGATGTTAAGGAACCAGTAATTCGTAAAGTCTTCTTAGAAGAAGTATTATTTACTTCGTTTGTTCTACTAGCAATAATCTTTTCACCCGTAATGAATTCATTGTCTATGAAAGCTTCTACACTATCTTGCGCTTGACTAATAACATATGTATTAGAAGTAACATTAGCTGTCCATACTACATCACTCTGATTGTATTTGATATAAGATATGATGGGTTTTAATGTATCATACTTATAGTCTTTTAAACCATATACTTGTGCTGAGGCGTTTGTTACTTGACCACGATAGAAACCATCATCAGCGGTTGTATTTGAACTAAATGTACCACTTGAACCATTAGCAACGATTGAATTTCTACCCGCTGAATAATATTGTACGAAACCAGTAGCAGTATTCACTACCGAGGTATTTAATACACCAGTAAAAGATCCACTACCATTAGCAAAGGTTATTGTAGAACCATCAGCAATAGTACCTTTCATATCAACTTTAATCCATGGAGTATTATTGGCTGAAACAATCTTACGAACTTTACCAGTGTTTGCACCAAGAGTTACTGTATCATTAACACCAATTGGAGCAGTGTTCGAAGTCATTTTTAGAATACTTTCACCACGAATTTTTTCACCAATTTGGAATCTAGTTGAAGAGAATTGTGTAGCATTCATGTATTCATCGTCTTCGTTTGTATATACGACGCTACCAGTTACGGTAGTATCAAAGTTTGCTCTCCAGATAGTGAAACAAATATCTTGATTTTGTCTTGGTGTGTATGTTCTATCGTTAGCAGAAGTAAACATAACACCAACAGCGGGTTGTTGATCAATTAACGCACCCGTTACAGTATCAATACCACCCAGTTCTGCGATCCAAAGACGATAACTAGGATCTGAACCTTCTGGTTTGACAACAAAACAATACTCTTTATCACCGCGTAAATATACCGGTTCATCAAAATAGAATGGAGTTACAAGAGAACCATCATTTGAAACGTTTACATCTTCTGGATTAATTCTCTTGAAACCAAATGGTACACGAATACCAGTAGGTGATCCATTTACAACTTCTCTAATTTCTACAGCAATGCCAGCCGTAGTACTTTTTTCAGCGAAATACAAATCTATACAAGAGACAAAGATACCATCTGCGCCATTACCGAACTTATTGTCTGTGAAGTTTAGATTTTGGAATTCAAAATCTCCTATAGAAAACGATTGTGCTACAGGATCTCTATGTAGTTGTACGCCTTCAAATTCACTAATTGTTACTGTATTTGTTTCGCTAGTTGTATCTGTAGTAATTCTTGCTTCTCTAGTAGTAAGTTCAATACCTCTTTCACTACTAGCAAGACCAGAAGAAATAAAGTTTTTAGTAGCACTAGTTGTTTGAGTTCCGTCTTGTGTGGTTGTATTAGCGATATCTTGTAGTTTGAATGGACGCTCACCGACTCGGAACTTTAATGTATCGTTGTTTGGAATAATAAAGACACCATATACAGCACCATTAGCGTTTGTATTCAGCGCCGCTTTAAAGGCACCAGTATTTGCATACTCTTTTGTAGTTGGTTTAACGTAATCATTCACGAGAATATTATCAAAATAAGGATATACGCGAGTATTTGGTCTTAAACCAGTTGCTGTAAATTGTACTTCACGAGATCTCATGAATGGAACAATATCTGTTCTTGTGATAAAAGCACCAGTTCTTTGTGTTCTAGTAAATGGTTCTACGTTAATTCTAGTTTTAGTTATTGTTTCTGTTTGTGTAGATGTAACCTTAACATCATCGAGTGCACTATGGGCGTCGGCGAAAGTACCAAAGCCTAACACATTAGATGGTGTAAAGTCTACATGAGCAACACCACGCACTTCTCTAGTTGTATTTACTGGACCTCTAGCAATATCGCTAACTTGAGTAAATCCATCTAGTCCTTGAAGACTACTTGCGATATCTACTTCCAACTGAACATCAGGTTCTGTAGTTGTATCAACGAAATGATCTGCTTCAGGAATAAGATTTAGATTACCAACCCAGTTAAATGTTAGTTCTCCGACTGGATTGATAAGTTTAGATGCATATGGTTGATCAATATAGATATCATTGGTATAAGGTAGGGTTAACAAAGCTCCTGGTTGTGAAGTTTGAACAGCAGAAATAACACCAGTGTCAGCATCACCATTTCTTTTTAATGTAGAAGATACTGTAAATGTACCTGTTGTATTATGCAAGTACAATCTTACATTACTAGTATTGGAAACTACTGATCTTACAGTACCAGTAGCAGTGGCTGAACCAAAACTACTACCTAAGTATACAACATCATCATTTTGATAAGAGTTAGTATTAGAGGAAAGATCTAATCTAATCGCTTTATTTTTATTTGTAACATTCGTTGATAGTGTTGTATTATAAGCAATATCAATATTTTGTAAATCATACTTAGGTATAAGTTCACCTAGTTTAGTATTCATAGAGATAGAATAAGCGGGATCAGTAATATTAGAATTGTCTGTTCCAAAGAAGGAATCCACAAATATACCGTTCTTAAATCTATCTAGACCATTACCATCAGGAACATTTAAATCTCTTGCAGATTTTTCTAGAATATTAAGAGCAGTATAATATTCTAGTCTATCTATACGACTTTCAATTCCAGAGATATCTTGCATAGTATATCTTCTCTGGAAGAATGGTTTTACTCTTACAGCAAGATCTACTCTTGGTGAATCAGTTTGAGGATCTTTATATGTTAATGCGTTTTCATAAGATAAGGAAGGATATGCAGGAATGTTTAGTAAGGCGATAGTCATAACCTCTGCTGGTTCTGCTGGAGGATATGCTTTTACTGCTGGAATACCTTTGACAACCTTTTTTGTACCATTTTTACCAATAACGACTCTATCAACTCTTGGAAGATAGTAAACAACATCAGATGTGAAGTTTTTATCTGGAACAGGCACATATGAACCATTTGTACCATCAATATCAAGAGTTGTTGATTCTGCTGGATTAACAGCCGAGTTTACTAATGTAGTTAAGTTAGTATTAGAAGCACTCGTTACGCGAGGACGGAAGTCTAAACTATCTCTCAAATCATAAACTTGATTTGTTGTAGTTGAAGAAAATCTTGGAATTTGAGGAGTAGTAATAGCAGTAGTATTAGCCGTAGATTCATTGGGATCTATTGAATAAGAGTCTACACTAGAAAATCCAATACCACCTGATCTGTTGTGTTCGAAATAATCAAATTCTACTACAATTCTATCAGTCGTTTTTAGTACAACATCACTTGTTGGTTTTATCTGAAGTCTTGAAGTACCATAAATGTTGTCATTAGTGTTTCTCCAAATACGAAATTCTTTTACTAGATTTCTATTTTGAGTGTTATAGGTTGGACCTACATATACCGCACGTAGATTAAAAGCGTCTGCAACACCTAATGACCATGGACCAGCAATTCCTGCACTATGTGTAGATAAATCAAGTCTGATAAATCTGCTTTTTCTAACAGTTTTAGTTATACCAACAGCAGTTTCTCTTTTATTATTAAAGAAAAGAGTCATGGTTGGGTTTGTAGTAAATACTTCTTTTAAATCAAAGGTTGCTTCAGTCGTAGAAGTAACAGTTACAGTTCTTTCAGTGGGGCTACCATTATTAGTACCATTCTCTGTTAGATCAAATATATGTCCCTGTGGATAAATTCTGTATATATTCTGTGGTGTGTCGTCGTTTGTAGTACCATCAATAGTAGGATTAGTTGTAAGAGTATTAGCACTATCAATACTTACAATTCTACCATAATTATTTGCATTACCAATAGTAACAAAATCACCTACTGTAAATAATGTATTAAAGTTTGTGCCAATACCATTTAATGTATTCGCGCCATGTTGAATACTACCAGTAAATCCAGCAGTAGCATTAATAGTCGATTGAGTCATAAGAGTGAAAGTTCTCTTATTTGAATCGTTTAATGCGCCGACACCAAAAGGTAATTCTTCTGTACCGCCAGGATGCACACCACTTAATGTTAGACTAGCAATACCTGTTGCACCTGTGAAAGATAGACTTGCTTTATCTTTGAATTCATAACTAGCATTTACAGTACCTGAAGTGGTGCTCAACTGTTTTGTGGCTGTAGTGCCTAGTTTCCAAATCCCCTTATTAAAATCAGCGTCTTTTAATACAGCAATTGTTACCGTCGCGGCGGTGCTACCACCACCTGTTGTACCAATTGAAACAGTTTCTAATACAGTATCTGCTGAACTATCAGGACCACTAGGATTATTAATATAAAGAGATCTAACATCACCAAAAGATTTGTTAGATGCAGTCATCTTTATATCAAATAGATATAATCTATATCTTGCTGTATAATTTCCTTGAGAACCAGATTCCCATTCAATACCGCGTACTTTTGCTGTACCAATCTCTGAACCAGCAGCCGCGGCCGCGCCAAGTGTGCCGGAAGACACTGCCGTTCCAGCAGTATCTCTAAGACTTACACTAGAATATTGTGTCATATCCCAAGGGCCACACAATTCATTTACAATAACATAGTTACCAAAATTAGTAGTTACGGTAAGTGATGTTTCTGTGTTTGTGGTAATAGCTTTGGTTGTTTCAATGTACTCAGTAGTTAGTGTTTCATTACGATAACCTTGAATATATGCAATACCCGGTTCGATACCAATGGCAAGTTTATTCTTATCTCCGCCTTCACCAGAGGAAAATCTACCAAAGTTTGAACCAGTATTTAAATGTTCTTTTACTTGAGCATTAATTTGTCTTAACTGATAGTTACCAGATTCTTCGTAAGTTCTTTTTGCTAGTTCACGAGCAATACTATTAAATTCAGTATCTTTCTTAATAATCTGGACGTTACCATTTTCCACTTTAAATAATGGTAACAGATTTTCTGTATTAGAAGTATCAGTAAGTCTTCTTTTTACTAGATTAGGTGTTAGCTTTAAACGGTCTGCGCCTGGAGCCGTATAGTTATAAGAACCAGTGGCATTATCAAGTAATGTTGTATCTGTTACTGATGTTACGATACTTTCGACAGTCTTAAATCCAACTTTATAAGAAGGTGTGGTAGAATATTTTTCTAAAATAATTACTTGTGAGTCTACATTAATAAAATGACCTTTTTGGAATATGATACCGTCACCTGTATGAAAAATACTACCAAAACCAAAAGCACCAGAAGAGATAGTATTTGCTCTTTGTCCAGAACCACCATCAGCAGGTAGATATACTAATTCTTCATTTAAATCAAAAGTTTTATGTACTTTATCAGTACCACCGTCGAGATATTTAACTATAAATGTATTGTAGTCTGGTGCATCGACTTCTGCGCCAGAAGCAGTAGCAATAACTTTAGCGCGAACTCCAGAAGTTACACCTTGTATTGTAACATTAGCAAAAGTAGAAACGGTTACTGTGTTACCACCTGAGTCGTTATCTCTTAACTTTACAAAAGCGACGTTAGCATCATATTGAAAATCACAACCATCGATAACTGTTCCGTCTTTGTAAATATTATCGCCAAATCTAGCTACTTGTTCTTGTAGAATAGTTTGAAGCTGTGTAAGTTCACGAGTTTGGACAGCAAGACCAGGCTTAAATAAAATTCTATGATAGTCTTTTAATTTAGCACTAGTTTCGTAGTCATCAAAATAAGGTGAAACATTAAAGTTTGTTTCTAATTTAGCCATTTTTTACACAACCTTAAAATCTTACGGTAAGTTTAATATCTTCTGATTGATCGGAAGCTCTAGAGATTGGTAGTCGATTTTCTACATATAGAATATCACCATCGAAGTCTTTTAAATCTCTTTTATTTATAGAAGATAGAGTAGCTGTTACAGAAGAAGTATTTCCTGTTAACGTTTCACCAGTACTAAATGCACCATCTAGACCAGTAACGCTTACGACACCAGCAGTTCCGGTTGCATTAGTATTCGAGAAAGTTACAAATCTTGCTTTAGCACCACTTGTTCCACCACTAATAATTTCATCAGCGCTAAAAGATCCTGATTTACTTGTAACAGTAAGTCTTGTTGTCATATCGTATACTGTACTATTTGCCTGATTTCCGTTTGCTAGATTAGGATTTGACATCAATCCAATAATACGGAAGTCGTTGTTTGTGAAAAGTGTATTAGATTCAGAACCATCAAACTTAACAGACAACATAACATTATAAGCGCCTAATTCTTTAACAGGATCAGATCCATGTCCGCCATATGGAGCAATATTACCATTTGCAGTAGCACCACTACCATGAGAAGTGTTAGCATCAATCACTATTTCATATTTGGAATAATTAGATCCCTTATTGATAATAACAATACCATTGATGGAGTTTCCTGTTGTAGAAGAAGCTAATGCAGGTAGAGTTACATTAGCATAAGCTAAAGCCCCTGTCCCATCACCTACCACACTAACACGTGGACCAATATAGTATTGTGACTCTGTATTTGGTGTTGTGGTAAAAGCGCCATTTACAGTTATTGTTTTAGTAGCGCCAACATAATTTACAATTCTTCTTAATTGACCTGAACCCAGACCGCTCTTAATGTATAATGAAGAATAATTATATACGTCATCTGTACCACTAGAATGTGATGCTAGTTGAACTACTGTTGAATTAGTAACTGCTGCAAAAGTACCATTCGTTGATAGATATCCACTACCATTGGCAGTAAGTTTAACAAACTCTACAGCACCATTAACTGCGGCTTGTTGAACATCCCACTGAATAGAAGAATCGTCAGATGTAAGAGTTTTTACAGGAATATAAGAAGATGTGACAAACTTCAACACATCGGATGCAGTAATATTATACATAAACTTCCAACTATAACCATCAGAAGTTTTAAAAGTTGATGTGCCAGTAGCGGTTGGTTCAACTGTAGAAGTTGCTCCATTATTATTATCAATGCATTTGTAAACATTATAAGATGAAGTTACAACATAGAAATTACTAGAGTATAAAGAAGTATTTCTATGAGAATATGGAGTATATACTGTACCTGTAGTCCAGGTATATCTTGTAGTAACAAATCTTACATCTGTTGCTGTACATCTTTTTACAGCAAGCATATTTCGCCAGACATTAAAATCTGTGTTTTGGATAGTATCAGTAGGTGTAGGCGCAACAGTATCACTTGTTCCCCAAGGCTGCGCTCTACCCAAAAACATATAATATCTTGTGTTAATATTTGCTGCCTCAGTAAAAGACTCATATAATTGAGTCGCATTATTGAGTCTAAATTTATAAGTTACGATTCCTGGCATGTCTCATATTCTCTATTAAGTTTGTTTTATTTATTTATATTATAATTGACGACCTGATCGCGCGCCACTACTAATCCAAGAAAATACTCCTTGAGAAAGATTTGCACCTTCATAAGGCGAACTTAAAGCCATCACCACGTTTCCTGAACTAGTAGATGAAACCACGTTTATAGCATACTGTCCATCTGTATTAGCACCGGTAGAATTAAATATAATCATATCCATTTGTGAAGTAATTTGACGTGGATAATGTAGTCTTGAACCAGAAGAACTTGTAGCGGTTTGGGCAAATAATGTATTAGGATAATATGTAGTACCTATATGTATCAATGATCCATTAGTTACCATGTGTGTATCGTTAGCAATAGATACGACCGTCACAAATACTGATTCGTCGTTAGCCTCGTTTCTAGCATATATAGCATCTCCAACATTAAACGAAGTAGTAAAGGTTGTTCCATTACCAATAATCGTATTTGGAGAAGCTGTTAATTGTCTTATATATCCTGGTGTTGCGTCGTTATTATTATCACTATTAGAACTAAAATGTGTAGTGTTACCAAAAACAAGTTTCTTACTATTTAAATCCGTAATTGAAATATTAGCAAAAGCATCTATAGTTGTAGGCACTCCTGTACCTACAGTTGGTTGATCTACAAATGGAGACAAAGTAGTATAGTTATATATGAAAAGTCTACCACTATGTCTATTGAAAGGAGGTTCAACTAGAGATGCGATTGAAGCTGAATTTGGTGTGCCTACATCATTATTGATGAATATTGTTGAATCAAAGACAATACTAGAATCTACATTTAAAACATTTGAAATTAAAACTGTACCAAATAATTTTGTTCCTGAAGGATGTAAAAGAGTATTTACAACCTGTCTGTATGTATCAACAAATTTTTGGGATCTTAATACATAACTGAATTCTTGATAGTAATCATTTTGTAAATATTGATCCCAACTAATAAATCCTTTTGTTGATAGATATTTACCTTCTCTTACTTCTACACCACTAACAACTGGAGAAGCAAGAGCGTTTACAGTGCCTGCTCTAGTTTGGTTTACAATACCAATATTTTCAAACTTAGAATAAGAACTACCTTTATTTGTAATTCCTACGGCGGTTATTGATCCTGGTAGATATACAGCCGATAGTTCGGCGTTATCACCATATATTCCACCATCATGAGGATCTTTTAGACCTTCATTAGCTACATTTGCTAATCTAACAGAAGGTCTTGGTAAAACACTATAACCGGTTCCATAGTTAATCATAGATATAGTTTGAATTGTACCAGTCTCTGTATTCTGAAATAACAAACCATTAATTATAGAACTAGAAACATTAGCAGCGGCTAGATTAGCAGATACAGCGGCGGTATTAGTACCTAAACTTACAAAGGTTGGTCCGGTGTTTAAAATAACATTACTCATAGGTGATATAACGTCTTGACAAATACTTAAAATAGAAGTATTTCCAATAGAAGTAATTTTTGCTTCTGCACCACTGCCACTACCACCGGTAAATACAATTGGCAGATTATTAATATAACCAGAACCACCTGAAATAATAGAAACATTAATAGCAGATTTATCATTAGTAGATATTACATAACCATTTGCACCACTACCAGTATCAGACGTAAATGTAACTACATCACTAGAACGATGAAAAACACCACCTCCAAAACCTCTAGGTCTTAAAATGGTTTTTTCTTGTATTGTAACGTCTTGTAAACTACCAGAGGTAGCATAGATAAAACCTCTTGTATTAGTAACATCTGATACTACTTCTTCACCATCCGAAAAATCTATATTGTTCCAATTAGAAACTACAAGTTCAGTAATAGTAGAACCGAGTTCAATGGTTTGTATTTGTTCTTCTACTCTACCAGTAGCGCCAGTGCTTTGTCCTGTAATTAATTGGCCCAAAAAACTATCAAGATCGCTAGAAGATACATTAGTTAATCTGACAATAGAAGGTTGATTCCATCTACCATCAGATGTTCTCAAGATATTATCTGATGGAAAATATACTTCTAAATCTTCGTTATATAAAGCTCTGAAAAGAAACTTAAAAGATTTCTCATTACCTTTTTGATAATACATCTCGCGAATATGTTTCGCAAGAAGAGCCTTATCTACTACGGCGTCGTCTGGAATATTTTTATATATTTCTTCGCGAAAGTATTGAAAATAATCTGTTACGGTAGTATCAACATCTGCTCGTGAAAGAAGACTTTTACTGACTTCAATGTAGTTATTGCTTTGTTCTAAGAATTCATAATAAGCCTTAATAAAGGCTTCCAGTTTGGGACCTTCATCCCGAACAAAATCCGGTAACTGTTGACTTATAAGAGCGGATGTTTTTTTATTAATAGCCATTTTTAGACCGCAAAAGTAAATCCAGAAGAGGTAGTTGCAATAGCATTTTCTGTGTTAATAGTAGTACTAACACCAGCCGTTGCTACTGTACCTACTGTTGATGTAATATTATTTGTATTGTCATCAACTGTACTAATAGTTGCTCCAGATATTAATAGTATCTGATTACGCGAAGCAAATATGTTTTTGTTTCTTGGTTTAACTTTCACAGAAAGATATTCGCCATCATACGCTGAAATTAAAGTGTTATTAATTGTAACTAGACCAGTGTCATAGTCTATAATACCAAAATTTCTATTTCTATATACTTTACCTGTAGGAGTCTGAGTAAAGGATCTTAAAATTCCATACCCGTTGTCATCAATTTTTTGACCACTAATACCATCTATAGTAAACGAAGAAGTAGACACTAGACCATTGAGATGTCCTTCATGTGGATGATATATGGCTTGATTAAATACTAATTGATATGTATTTGTTGTAGTTAGTGGAATAAATCTTTTCTCAATTGTAATATCAGCATCTACAGACACAAAACTGGAATTAACATCTTTGATTGTTTCTATCATTTTGTATAGATAGAATTTTTGATCAAAAGTTCCAAGATTATTTGATTCGTAAGAAATTAGAGAATTCTGAATAATAGTATTTAATTCACCTGCTGTCAAAGATGTTGTTTGAGGATTATATCTGACAGTAATCGTTGGATTAATGTAAAGATAAGTAGCATCGACCATTTCAACGTCTATAGAAACAGTATTTCTTGTTTTCAATGAAGTTCTAATAGCTTCTTTTCTTTGATTTGAAAGAATTGCACCAGATAGAGGTTTAGTAGCAATAAAAACTTTACCATATACAGCAGGTATATTTTCTTCGCCACCCCAAACACTAATTGATTGAATATCGCCTTGTTCAGATAAAATTATATTCTTATAATCTTGCTTTGTTACAAGTCTATCTTGTGCTTGGAATTTGAATGGTGCATTAAACTTAATAGAATCTATTGTTTCTTGTGGTGCGCCGCCTTGGGCTGATGATGTAGTTGTAATAGTAAAGCTTGAATATCCAGCAAGAGATTCTGGTGCGCTAAACGTATTAGCACCATTAACAGTATTACCTGATGTTATTCTATAGTCTACAATAATAATGTTACCATCTATGGGTTTATTACCAAAAATACTATCACCAAATTGAATTTCATAAAGATTGTCTTCATTCTCTTGGACAAAATATATTTTTGAAGTACTATTTACAGAAGATAAATCACCAGCAAGATTATAAGTAGATACTGTTGTGTTAGATGATGATTCTTGTATTCTAACTGTAAAACTAGTTGTGTCAGTATTTTCGTTAGGTAGAATATATCTTACAGGATTAGCAGTACTTACAGTAAATCTATGTTGAAGTGGTGTGCCTTCTACGATATTAAGAGTACCAGTAAATGTACCATTATCTTGAGGAGACATTGTTGTTGCTCCTGACGTGACAAAGGTATATTCAATACCATCTATAGTAGATGTAAATTGAGTATTAGCAGGAACAGTAACTCCGGTAGGGCTATCATCGGGTGTTATAACAGCAGATAATGCAGCCGTAGCTCCTCTTGCAGATCTTGGTACATAGTTTAACATCTTTGCGCGAGATACAACACTATTTCTTAACTGTGCTGAATCAAGGAACATTTCATTACCAACCATATTAAGATAGAATGAATTATGATAAGTATTATAAGCTAAAACATCCAATAAAATAGACAAAGTTGAACTGTCAAAATCGTAGTCTGAAAATTCAGTTTGGCTTCGTAGATATGTCTTTAAACTTGTTTTAATATCATCAAAGTTTAATTCAGAAACATTTAATGTTGATTTGTTGCTGGCCATTATCGGATTCTTTCAACTGTAAATTCTAGTTCTGATAATATAGGTGATTCATTGATACGAAATATTATACTAATTGTTATAGCATTGTTGTCTATTCTGTTTGAATTAACGTCTACATCGACAACTGTTACTCTTGGTTCAAATTGTCTTACGGTATCTTTAATGTTCTCTTTAATCGTTATTTCGGTGACTCGATCTAGATTCTCAAATAATAATGCTCTGATATTACCACCGTATAGGGGTTCGAAAAACTTTTCACCACTGTCTGTTAGAATAAGATTTCTCAACGCTCTTTTAATTGCATCTTCATTCTTTAATACTGTAACTTTTTTTGTTACTGGATGAGCTATAAAATTTAATCCTAAATCAGAATAAATGACATCGTTTATAGGCGATGTCGTTCTCGAAGGATTTTTTGCTCCAGAAAAAGTTGCTATTGATACCATAATCTTTTCTCTTGTTTTCTTATATTTATTATTAATATTTAAAGATATCTTCTACAGACTTGTATTTGGATATTTTTTCTGTTTCTATCATCTCTATGTCTGCTATAACAGCCTCAATGTTTTCTTTCCAATAATTTAAAAACTTATTCACTCTTGGGTATTTTGGTTTTATATCCATTGTTTGCCACATGAATTCTTGTATTAGATCTCTATAATCAGGCATATAGTAATATACACGAAGTGAAACTAATACTTTATTTCGTACAAACATTAGAATTCCTATCCTAGATTTTAGGGATAATTAGCCGGATCAGCTGGGCCTGCTTGATCAAGTCCATAAGTTTCTATCTGTGTTGTATCTTCAAAATCTACTTCAACAGCAACTAAGTCTATACCATGAACTCCTGTAGTTGTTGTTATTGTAGTTACAGTATTTCCTACAGAGACCGTACCAGATCCTCCTCCATTTGCAAATATATTAGTTGATCCCGTTTGTGCTTTATTTGGAATCCATGATGAATGACCAGCAGTAGCATCATCTTGTCTATGCCATTTTATATTATTTACAAACACGTTTGGTGATCCTTCTAAAGCAGGATCTGTACAATAAGTCTTATCTCCTATTCTAACAGCCTTTTCACTATTAGCATAAGTGTTTGGCGAACCAGTAGCATATCTAGTTTGATGAAAAGGATTTGGTGTACTACTTGGATGTCCAATATGTCTATCCAGATTTGTTCGAACTACACCGGTCATGAATATTGACTCGTCTTATTGAGATGAATTACTTTAGCTTCAATATCAAGTTCACCATCACCATTTTCTGCTGTGATGTCCAGATCATATCTACCTTTAATAACTTCTTTTTTATTACCGTCTATTAGTATATTCCAATCACCTTTTATATACGTATTACAATCTTCGTTTATATGAAGATTAACTTTTCCTTCAACTCTGACATAATCGTTTTTTGCTATAATAGTATAATTATCACCTACAACTCTTGTTACTGTATTACCAGAAGCAGAAATCTCTCTGAACGTTCCAGATTTATGATATTCTTGTATTCTTTCATTATTTGGTGTATCGTCAACTTCAATCACATGACCAGACTCTGTTCTCCAAACATGATTTTTTGGATATGAAGCTGTATACTTATCTGTTGGTTCGTCCCAAGTACCTTGATCATGTGGTATTATTGAACCTGTCTTTCTATTTGCATTTTTTATTGTTGGTAAATCAGGACTCTCGTTTCTAGCAAGTTTATCAACGTCAGGTTCATTAATATAGGAAGGATAAACACCGTTAGGATCATTAAATCCCTTTTCTTTATTTGGCAGTTCAGTAGGTATACCAGCAATTGAACCAATCACCATTGGTTGTTGTGATTTCTCTCCATCTAAGAAAAATCCTACTACCCACGTACCTTCAACAAGTCCAGTAGGAGATCTACCTACCCCACTAATAGCGGCAGATGTGATTGGTTGTACACATTGCGCCCATGGTAATGCTTCTGTAGGAAGTTTTTTCTTATCTTCTGTATGATAAGTATAACACCTCACTCTGACTCTACCAAGTTTTAATGGATCGTTTCGATCTTCGACAACACCAAAAAACCATATAAGATTCATACCAAAATAACTATTTTTAACTTTATCTGAGACAGCCATAATAATATTCCTTATTTGTATCTACCGGAGTATTTTTTATTCACATCAACAAAATAACTATCTTTAGCTAATGTTAGATATGTAAAATATCTACCCTCATTGCCAATAAAGTTATGAGTTAGAGAAGTGATTAGAAATTTATTATTTTTCTTATTTCCAAATAAATGTGAATACGGATTCATTTTATCTTCTTCTAAACTAGAAGAAATTGGAATATTTACATTTACTGTTTTACCACAAAGTAGATTGCTATTTCCTGGAACTGCTATTGTCAATGTAGTATTATCTAAAAGATTAAATTTCATTGCTTTTCGACCATAAGATTTGTAAGCGGTATCAGCATGAAAAATAAACCTGTCATTTTTTTCTGTTATTCTATTTTTAATATATTCAATTTCTTGATATGTATCGTTGAACAATCTTGCTACATGATATTGTTTGTTTGATTGGCCTGTATCTTCTTTGAAAATGGATTCATCTATAATGATATTATTTCTGTCTAGAGTCTTGAATTTATCTTTACTTTTTTGAATATTCAGATAGTTATTAACTATCGACTTAAATCTTTTTGTTATAGGATCAATTACATCAATTCGATTACCAAATTTACCACCACTAGTCCCTCTAATTACATCATTACCTCCTGTATATTCAAACTGACTTATAGTTTCATATCTGGTATTATTATCTACTTTATTTAAAGTTCTTTCTTCGATACCATGGTCACCCATTATAAAAGTTTCTACAACGTCTTGTTCTAAGAGATAGCTTATAGGTGTGAAAACAAATTCGTCTCTATCTTCATAAAAGACAAAATCCGAATCAGGATATTCTGTTGACCTAGAGTTATCAACACATCTCTGAATAAAATCAAAAGGTCTTTCACCATTTACTGTAATTGATTGCAATCCATCAGTACTATCTGCTGATAGTGTTTTTTTAAATTTAGGATAATCTATTAATCTAACACCTCTAAATTTTATATTCGATTTTAGAACATAAGAATCAAAGATATTTTTAACGATTTCTGAATAAGTCTTGCCTACAAAATTAATGTCTATATTTGTTAAGCTATCAATCATACCTTCAATAGATATTAAACCAAGCGTATAATGTTCTAATTTATCATCAACTTTAGTTCTATTATAAACAGAATAAACAAAAAACGTTTTCGTTATAAAAATGTTTCCAGATTCAGGAGATCTAAAACGAATCGTAAATAATTCATCTCCAATAATAGGTAACTTATCTATTAGACCAAGACCATCCATTATGGAAACACTACCATTCATACAATAAGAAAATATATTTTCTTGTATAACTAAATCTGTGATACTATAACGAACATCTATAGATGTTCCGTTTGAACCTAATAGACTAGCCAATTCTATTTCAATATTTTCATTTAAAAATTCTGGTTGTGCCGCCATTATCTAAAAACATCCGATAATTCTGAAAGTACGCTTCCTAAAGTATTTGTATCAACATAAATTATATTTCTTTTATTATCATTTAATTCTACTTCATAATCATATTTACTAATAGATTCTTTAACTGTGGTAGATAAAGTATTATAAGTCGTTAAATCAACTTTCAATGTTCTTTTTGGTATAATTGTTCCATCAAATAGAACCTTTTGTTGATTAAGTATCTTTCTATATTCATGAACTGTACTTTGAGCAGCAGGAACACTACCATATCTACTTTCAATATAAGATATGAAATCTCTATATCCTAAAGGCCAGTCATAGATAGGATCATGCATATTATTAATAAGTAAAAGAAACCAACTCAAATCAGATTGTCCATATAATTCAAACGCCACATTATCCGGTCTTTGCGACTCTTCAATCGTATAAGTATAATAAAAACCACGATTCTTTTTTATCGTTTCTACTATTTTATATCGTAACATGATATTTGTTACGATTTGAGATTTGTTTTTAAACTTCAAATCGTATGAGATTTTTGGAAAGTTATTAAAATAAAAAGACATTAAGTACCTGCCTAGGTTGCTTGATTATATATTTTTATTCTTGTGGAGCTTGAGCTTGAGTAGGTTCGGCGGGTCGTATTGAAAATTTACCCTCTTTTGGAGATTCAATATACCCATCACCACCATAATTTTCTTCGTTAGACACACGAACAACTGTTTCTAAGAATGAAGTGTTTAGTGTAACTTCTACAGGAGCGTTTGTTGGATAATGATATTGTGCCCCTTTACCATGAAAATTAACATCAAAACTTGTCAAAACAGAAGTCTTAATATCAAAAAGATACTTATTATCAGATAAAGTGATACCAAATTGTTTAGGATAATCATAAAAATGTTTCAATTTATTTACTCCTGGTAACATAGCATTCCTAAACGCACTAATAATACTTCTTAATGTATCACTTTCTTTTTTATTTTTTGGAACTATATTCCAAGAAAAGTTGTGTGTTTTAAAGTTTACACCTTCAAACGCGGCGGCTAGATATGGATTTCTAGCTACACCAGCACCAACAGTAACTCCTTGTACTGCTTGTCCTAAACCAGCACCCAATATACCACCGGCCACTCCACCTTTTGCTCCAAGCAATCCTCCGGCACTCGCTGTTAATTCAGAACCATAATATAAGGCAAGATTACCAGCAACTTCTTTTAGACTTGTCGAATCTAAACTTAGTCCTTCATTTCCTAATACACTTTTAAGTTTATCAATAGCACCACCAACATTTCCTTGCGCGGCTTGTTGAACCGCACCTATTAATTCTGGTGCATTTCTAGCAGCCGCCGCTCCTACTGGTCCAAGTGATTGACCATTCCAGGTCGCTTGCCAACTTGTACTTAGATTTTGAGGCAAAGGTAAGGTGACAGTACAATAAACCGACTTTTTATCAAAATCTTCTCTTTTGTATTTGTAACTTTTAGAAATACGAAACATCATAAATTGGTCGTACTCAGATACGTCTAATGGTAATCTAAGATCTGCCATATAAATAATCCTTATTATAACACTTTTTATTATTTATATGGCATATTCAGGAAAGTTTCAACCAAGAAATCCAAAGAAGTATAAAGGCAACCCATCGAATATAGTATACCGTTCAAGTTGGGAAGCAAGATGTATGTCTTATTTTGATAAAAATGAAAATGTAATTTGGTGGTCTTCAGAAGAAATAATAGTACCTTATCGAAGCCCTGTCGATGGTAAAGTTCATAGATACTATCCAGACTTTATTATTAAAGTAAAACAAAAAGATGGTGGTATTAAGACGATTATGATAGAGATAAAACCAGAGTATCAAAAAAAAGAACCAAAAGTTCAAAAAAGAAAAACAAAGAAATATATAAACGAAGTCTTTACCTATGCTGTAAATCAAGCAAAATGGAAAGCGGCGTCTAGTTTTTGTAAAGATAGACTCTGGGAGTTTTATGTGTTAACAGAAAAAGATTTGGATATAAACCAATGAGTTTTTTTGTATACGCCATCGGACCAGAAAACGGTCCTGTAAAAATTGGTTTTACCAATAACTTAAAAAAAAGATTAAAAGCTATACAAACTGGTAATTCAGAAAAAATTGAAGTTTTTTATTCAGAACAATTTGATAGTAAAAAAGATATGATGGAAGCAGAACGTATATTACATCACACATTATCTCACAGAAGACTAAAAGGAGAATGGTTTGATATCTCTCCGGAAGACGCTAAATTAGAATTAATTCATATGAAAATGAAATATTAGGAATCTCTATGATTGTCTTTATACACGGTGCTAATGCTACATCAAAGTCCTGGTCATATATCCTATCAAAAATAGATGCGAATCACATTACTGTTGACTATGATAGTTCATTAGGATTCAGAAGAAATATAATATCAATCCGAAGTCAGATTCCAACTGAAGAACCTATACAGATTGTTGGTCATAGTCTTGGTGGTATCTATGGACTATATCTAACACAAACACATAATGTCACGAAAGGATTGACACTTGCCACTCCATATGCCGGTGTCGCCGTGGCAGACTTTATGAAGATCATTTTTCCTGGCTCTCATCTATTGAAGGATATCGGAAAGTATAGTCGATTCATAACAAAATCTAGAAACATAAAAATAAAGGTACCATGGACTCAGATCATCACAACAAGAGGATCTTTACCATGGTACCTTGAGAGAAATGACGGTATCGTTCCTATCAGTTCTATGACTTGTAGAAACGATATGAACTATCTAGAACTACCCTATAACCATTATGAAATTCTTTATTCCGATGAAGTGGTAAATTTAATTACTTGTTAATCAATTCACCAGTCACCACAGTGCGACCAGACACCTCAGCGTCACCATACACCCTAGCGTCACCAAACACCACAGCGTTACCAGACACCCAAACGCGACCGAACACCCTAGCGTTACCAGACACCTCAGCGTCACCATACACCCTAGCGTCACCAAACACCACAGCGTTACCAGTCACCTTAGCGTAACCAGACACCATAGCGTCACCAAACACCTTAGCGTTACCAGACACCCTAGCGTTATCATACACCCTAGCGTTATCATACACCTTAGCGTTACCAGACACCACAGCTTCACCATCCACCACAGCGTTATCAGACACCTCAGCGTCACCAGACACCACAGCGTTATCAGACACCTTAGCGTTACCAGTCACCGCAGCGTCACCATACACCCTAGCGTTATCAGACACCTTAGCGTTACCAGTCACCGCAGCGTCACCATACACCCTAGCGTTACCAATCACCACAGCGTCACCAGACACCACAGCGTTATCAAACACCATAGCTTCGCGTCCAACATAGGCGGTCTCAGAAACAGTAGCGGTATCAGCAACCCATCCACCACCATTAGAATGCTTGTGAGCAGGAACTAGTCCGTTGCCAAAATCAAAAGTAGTCATAGTTACTCCCTCCAATCGGAAATCGTGACGATGGACTTCAACTCTTCGACAAGAGCCCGGCCCGCATCGGTAAATAGAATACCCTGATTATATACCCAATGCTCAATGTCTTGGGAATGATAGAAGGTATCCTGTCCAGTCATCCACCGAAGAGCAGTGGTACGGTCACCCGCACCTGCTTCGATAACTGAGGCAATCTCAGCCTCGAACTCACGAAGAGCGCGAGCCTCTTCCTCCGCCTCCTCTTCTTGCCGAATATCGAAAGCACGACCAACGGAATCCCAAATCTCCTGCTTGCGGGCAGGAGTGACGGTGTAGAACTCATGACCACGTGGGCGGAACCCATAGGCGTCCTTGTGGAAATCGGAGAAGATGTTTTCGTCGTAGGTGTAAACAGTCATGTCATTCACTCCTTCGTTCATCATGTTTATATTATAACAAAAGAATTAATTTTTGTCAACAACTTTTTTTACCAAAATCTACACGCCAAGCGAAATTTGCTTCCAGTTCACGAATCAACTCATCCCACGACCGAGGGAAGTTTGAGAACTTAGCACCACTTACCTTAGCGATAAAACCGCCATCAGGATGCTTCCGAATGACGATCTCGTGGTCTGCACAGTTCATGGAAACCCAACGGTCAAGCGAAGGAATGGAACGAAACTTAGCAATCATGTTCTTATCTCCTGTTTTCATCATATAAATAGTATATAACGTATCTTATTTTTTGTCAACAGAAAAACGAACATGGCATCAAAAACTTTTGACGAAATTCTGGCTCAGGGAGTGAGGTCTGGACAATTACCAGCTAGGACACAAACGTCTAGAGATTGGTTTCGCAACGCGGCGAGAACGACTAGTGTTACGCCGGAAGCTGTTGTTAGGGGTGAGAGAGCGAAATATAAAAATAGGACCACAATAGGAAAGATGTATCTTTTCAATTATGATCCTAAAACAAAAGATACGTTACCATATTATGATAGATATCCTTTGATCTTTCCAGTAGAAGGAGCTCCAGGTGGTTTCTATGGTATCAACATGCATTATTTACCACTAACTCTTAGAGCAAAGTTAATGGATAAATTATACGAACTGTCTACGGACAGAAGATACGATGAAAAAACTAAATTGAAGATTGGTTATCAGATATTAAAAGCGGCTTCTCGTTTTGCTCCATTTAAACCAACTTTCAAAAGATATCTATCAAATCATGTTAGATCTAGATTTATTGAAATATCGTCTAGTGAATGGGATATTGCCCTATTCCTACCACTGGAAAGATTTGCGAAAGCGTCGAAGACTAAAGTCTGGGCAGACTCAAGAAGGATGATATAATGCCTATAGATTTAAATAGATTTACTTCTATCTTTAATAATGTTCCTCCAGCGAGAGAAAGCGACTACGAAATTATAATAAGTGGTCCAGCTGGAATTGGTGATCCAGATTTAACATATAGAGCAGACTCTGTACAATTGCCTGGAAGAAGTATTGCTACAACAGAACAGGTTTATATTGGACCTCAAAGAAAAGTAGCGTATGCAGCACTTTATCTAGAGACTACTATAACTTTCATAGAATCAGACGATTATCGTGTTAAAGAGTATTTTGATAGATGGTTAGATAAGGTTGTAGGAACACATCGAATTAATCGTACCGTATCAGATGGTTCGAGATTTCGTTCTGGTTATTATGATGATTATATTGGAACGATAGATATTTACAATCTACGAAGAACTGGTGCCAAAGGATATAATACAAAATTGATAGAAGCATATCCTATACAAGTCGCTCCAGTAAGTTTATCTTGGGCTTCTGATGCTATACCTAGAATTAATGTAACGTTCACTTATAGATATTATGAACAAAACGCAGCAGGATCAACAAGTACTGCTAATTTATCTACTTAATAAAAATGACTGATTTGGAGAGAATAAAATGGCTTTACCATCAATAGTAGCTCCACACTTTACGACTAAACTACCGTCAAATGGAGTTGATGTTAAATTTAGACCTTTTCTTGTAAAAGAGGAAAAGTTGCTTCTCATAGCTGCTGAAAGTGGTGAGAGAAAAGACATGATAGACGCTGTCTGTCAAATGTTAAAAAATTGTGTTATTGAGCCGGAGGATATTGATCCTTATAGTTTAGCTTATTTTGATTTTGAACATATATTTCTTCTTATAAGATCTAAAAGTGTAGGAGAAACGGCACAGTTTAAACTAAAACATGATGTGGAAAATTGTGGCCACATGAACGATGTAGAAGTCAAGTTAGATAATATTGTTTATAATACAAATGAAGATCATACTGATACATTTTTATTGAACGATAATATTGGTGTGAAGATGAAGTATCCTAATATAAATTCTTTGACTGACTTTATGGATATTGATCCTACAAATGTTCTTGATATTTTTTCTACTAGTATAGAATATGTTTACGATCAAGAAACGGTTTACAACGATTTTACAAAAAAAGATGTTTTAGAATTTTTAGAAAGTCTTTCTAAAGAGCAATTTGATAAAATTACAAGATTCTTTCAAACTATGCCTGGCAGTCGTTTAAGAGCAAAGTATAAATGTGAAAAATGTGATGAAGAGGTTGAAACAGATGTATCTGGCTTTGAAGATTTTTTTGGATAAGTCTCTGTCATACGAGTCTAGCTAGTTATTATAGACTTAACTTTTCGTTGATGCAATATCATAAATATTCTTTGACTGAATTAGATGATATGATACCGTTTGAGAGAGAAATATACATTCAGATGTTGCTAGAACATCTGAGAGAACAAGAAGAGAAGAACAGACAAAATGCTTCCTAACCCTAATCCATCTGGTGCAGCTACTTCTGATATGATGGCGTTATCATTTCAAGAAAGCACCATGTATGCTGTTCAAAGCATAGATGAGAATATCAGAGGTCTTAGAAAATTATTCGCATCTGTTTTGAAGGTAAACACTGAAAATTTAAACTTAGATAAAAAACAACAGACTACTGAGGAAATTAATCGTGCTAGAGAAAGAGCGGCGGCCGCTGAAGAAAAAAGAGAGTCTAAATTTGGTACTACTTTAAAAAGCGCGGCGACGGACGTAAAAGATAAAGCTATAGAAGTAGGAAAGGGTATATCTCTTGGTGGTGTTTTAAGTACTCTTCTTGGTGGGGCGCTTCTAGCAGCATTTTTTGCTCCAGAAAAATTTAATAAAATTGTTCAATCTATTAAAGAAAAAGTAGAAGAATACGGACCTTCTATAATGAAAGGTATTGGAAATTATCTTAGTCAATTAAATTTTTCTGATCTTGTTGTTACTGGTATCCTTGGTGTTAGAGGAGGTATAATATTCTCTCTATTTAAATTTGCAGGAAACTGGTTAAAAGAAAAATTAGAAGGATGGTTAGGTACATCATTTGATGGATGGTTTGGAGAAAACGCTGGTGAGATAGCTGGTGCAGTAGGATTGTTTGCTACGCTAATGCCAGGAACCACTATAAAACTTATTACAGGTTTATTTAGTTCATCGGGCAGTCTTATAAAAACAGGTCTTGAAGGTGCCCAAAAACTTCTTCCAGAAGCGTTAGGGAAAGGTCTTACACCTAAGGCTTTAGGTATTGCTGGTATTGCTGTTGCCGCTGGGATGATGGCAAAAACGGCAGTTAACGGTATAGCAGATTGGTTTACGAAAAAAGATTTTAGTGAAGAAGCTAATACTGCAATGGGAAAGGCTATGACGGGTCTTCAAGAAGCGACACCGGCATTAGCAAAAGTTGGAGGTCAAGCACTTGAGTTTGCAGCGTATGGTGCTGCATTAGGTAGTGTAATTCCAGTTATAGGTACTGCTATAGGAGCGGCTATAGGTGGACTAGTAGGAGCAGTAGTCGGTATATTTTCTCTTGATGATGCAGAAATACAAGGTTTTAAAGATGGTATGTCAAAGATATGGGATGCTATTATAGATGGATTGTTTAGTGGTGTTGCCAATCTATTAACCGGCCTTCCTTCTTGGGCGCTCCCAGATGGTGTAAAAGCGTTTATAGAAAAATATTCAGATACACAGGGAATGAAAGAACAAGAAGGAACAGAAAAAGTTGAAAAAACAGAAGCATCAAAAAATAAAAGTTTAGAAAAATATGTAACTACTGAAGAAGAAATTGCTTCCGTAATGAACGAAAATGGTATGGTTGATGATAAGAAACTTCAAGCTCTTAATAAAGAACGTGAGGCTAAAAACCTAGATCGTATAAGCTCAGCCGATGCAGGAAGTATATTTAGATCAACACAACAGGCTGCTAAAGCAAAACAGGACCTTGAAGAAGTAAAAGCAGCACCAGCAAAAGAACTTGAAGAAATAGATAAACAAATTTTAGAAAAACAAAACCAGATCGAGGAAGCGAAAAAGAAACAAATAGCGGACGATAAGCTAACATATGAAGGAAGGCGCGGTGAACTAATAGATAAAAGAGAACAGGAAATTGAAGAATTATCAAAACGAAGAGAAAAACTAACTAGAGGAAACGATGCATCTCCCATGGCTCCCATGGGTGATCAAGGAAACTACCCATTGTTCGAAGGCCAAGGCCAAACAATGGCACCAACATTTAGAGCTGGATCTCTTAGAATGAATGGTTTAGAAGCGGAGATGGTTTCAATGAATAACGCAATGAAACCATCAGCTCCTATATTTATAGCGTCACCTAGTACCTCTTCACCAACTAGTGTAGATCAATCACAGACTATTATCAATAATAGTAATCGTCAAACTACTATTTCTGGTGGTATTTCTCAATATACACAATCGCCAACAAGATCTGCTGCGTCTCGATTTTCTGTAGCTTTTACATAAAAAAAAGAGGGGACCGAAGTCCCCCCCTAGTATATTTCATAGTTTATTTTAAAGAGATTAATCCTTTATCCTCAAGTGGGCCATCTGCCATTTGCATACGTTGAAATAGATTGACAAATTCCTGAATACCAGGAATTTTTGCGATATGTTCTTTCTTCACATAGTATTGAAGAGACCGAGAGATTTTATACTTACCGTCTGCAATGTTTTTAAATGTAGGTTCGAAACCTTCAACAATTGAACCCTGGATAACATCAGAGTTTTGGTCCAAGAATGAGTATCCAAAAATGCCGAGAGAATTTGGATCTGATTGGAGCTTCTGAACAATTAGATTATCGTTCTCACCTGCTTCAACATAAACACCATCTTCACGGATGTGGTGAACAATATTCTTAAACTTCTTCTTGTCCTTTTTACGAAGAGCTTTTAGTTCTGAAATTTGTTTAGCTCCACCTTCCATAGCGAGTTCTAGAAAAGCGTCACGCGTACCAGATGTTGGAGGAGGACCAAGTACCCTTATCTTTACATTAGGAAGAGATGGGTCTACATCAGACCAATACACATATGGATTTGGTACTAACTTACCATCTACTGGAACCTTAGCGGCAAGAGCTAAAAAAATGTGTTTCAATTGAAAATTATATTGAGTTGCTGATTTATCGTTAGCAATTACAATACCATCAAAACCAATCTCGTATTCGATTGGTGTTACACCATTCTTTGCACAACGCTCTACTTCCGATTTCTTAATTTTGCGTGAAGCATTTGTGATGTCTGGGTGTTTTTCTCCGACTCCAGCGCAGAACAATTTGAATCCACCACCTGAACCAGTTGATTCTACAACAGGCGTTTTAAATCCGCTAGTCCTACCAAACTCTTCAGCAACTGTGGTGGAAAATGGATATACTGTTGAAGAACCAACGATACGAATCTGCTCCCTTGCAGATGCAGATGTTACAATAAGTACCGATGTTAAGGCAGCGAGTGTTAATGTTTTAATCAAAGCTTTGATCTCCTTTCGAACTTGTAACCGTATGTTACATTCATATTTAACAAAATTTTGTTACAGACGTGTTATCCTTTTATTAATCTTTTATTATATTTTATACAGACAAAAAAGAGGAAAAAGAGGGGACCGAAGTCCCCTCTGATATTTTATCAATCCTCCTCTGCCAATTTCTTGAAGAATGATAGACTATCGTCATCTTCTTCATCATCATTACTCCAAGGAACACTATTTTCTTCCTTAGCTGCCGCAACACGAGGTTGAGGTGCTGGAGCAACTTCACTTAGTTCAGGACCACCATCAAGACCAAGAACACGATTGAGTCGAGTCTTTTGTTCTTCATATGACTTGAACTCAGATACATCAAGAAACTTAGATAGTGGATGTTGAGAGTTCCAAATCTCTTCAATCCTTGCATCATCGTCAGATACAGCAGAACTCTTATCAAACTCTGATAGGTCATAGTTCTGATAACCTTCATATCGACGAATCTTCAACTTGAAATTAGCACCCTCCCAGAAATCGAAAGGATTCATTGGATCTTCATCTTCAAATTGAGGTTGCATTGCATTCTGCATCTTTTCGAAGATCTTTGCGCCATACCGATAAAGAAACACTTGACCCTCATTCTGAGGATTTGCCTTATCTGATACGACTAAAACATTGGAATAATAGTTTAATCGACGCTTCTGCTTACGAACAATATCCTTGTTGGACTCTACACCTGAGTTCCAAAGCATAGAGTTGTGTTCGCAAACTGGACACTTTTCGCCAATTGTGGTTCGACATTCGTCAATCCACCAACCACCAGGACCCTGGAATCCATGATTGTATACCTTGACCCATGGAAGTTCTTCACCAGGGGCTGCTGGTAGGAATCGAATGACTGAGTATCCGTTTCCTGCCTTGTCTACTTCAGGCTTCCAGATATTTTCGTTTGTGTTGAGTTCGTCTCGTGCCGTAATCTTTTCGGCTGCTGTTACTAGGTCACTAAGTGATGACTTACTTGACTTCTTGAGTGCGGCAAAAGATGTTGCTGCCATTTTTGATTCTCCTTAAAACTACTTAATACGACTTTATACGACTTAAACAAATATAGATTTTACGACATGACGATACTCCTTTGGATCAATTTCAATAAATGACGAATACTTTACTATCTTCTTATTATACTCGATCCAAATGAAATCGTCAACGTATTTATTGATCTTTTTCACGAATCCTAGCACTTTGTCTAGTATAATAAAAGACTCGATTGATATATCTTCAGAGATGAGAAGTTTCAGAATTATTGGATGTTGTCCATCATCACACTGAAACACCTCATCAAACTGAAGATCATTCCGATCCATATAATCACGAAGTTTACTCATATCTTCACGGAATGAATATTTAAGTGACTGGAACTTTCTCTTCCATTCGTTAAAGACTTGTTCAGCCTTGTCAGAAACAAGACCTCCACTCCAATTATTATCCTCCTTGATTAGATTTGAAACGAAGAATGGAACAAGTTCCTTCTTATGCCTCCTTTCTATCTTCTCGAAGAAAAACTTGTCTTTACGTCTTAAAAAAGATTCCTCCTTTACTCTCAGTTTACCATTATATTTAAAGTAATCATAATCAGTCGTAAAATGACTTCTCAGCGCAAGATAAGTTTTATACGCATTGAAACCAGGAAACGACATCACATGGGCAATCTGCATAATTTCTCTGTTAGTAAATTTAAATCACTAGCCTCTGATTCAATCTTCGCCTTGATAACTTTATTAATCATTTTAGCAACAGATTCAATCTCTACATTATTCTTTTCACAAAAATTGATAATTGCGTCAATATAAGATTCACCAGTTTCATACACAAAATCTTCAATTTCTTGATTGAACTTATTCTTATCAATCATTTCGAAATAATTCCTCCAGTATTCTTTCTTACAATATCTTCTGAGATTGCTTCAGCGTAATAGATTTCTAGTACCTCAGCATCTTCTACACATTCAAACCAATGATATTCACCCGGCTTCACTGTAGTGAAATTTCCTGGTCTTAGTTCTGTCTTATCTGTATGATCATAATCATTCTTACGTACAAAAATATTCATTTTACCGCTAATACAATAGAATCCGTTCCACTTGTGTTTATGTAAATGTTCTGAACATTTATAACCAGACTTTGTAATGATTCTGTGAACTTCAATCATGGGAGTCACTAAAAGAGATTCTGTCTGACCCCAAACTTTACCATAAATCATTTTTTAACCACTCCATCAATTTCTAAAATTTTTTCTATTATTTCTGGAAAATCTTTTAATTTAATCATATTAGGACCATCACTCGGTGCATTATCAGGATCTGGATGGACTTCCATAAAGAGTCCTGCTATTGATACAGCGGTAGCTGCATAAGCAATAACAGAAGCAAAACGTCTATCACCCCCACTTGAACCTCCCTGACCTCCTGGATATTGTACGGCATGTGTGCAATCCATAATGACAGGTGCATATTCTTTCATCACTTCTAATGAACGCATATCAACAACGAGATTGTTATATCCAAATGTTGTACCTCGTTCAGTTAACATTACTTCATTATAACCAAAGGATTTTATCTTGTCAACTATATTTTTCGTTTCCCATGGAGATAAAAATTGTCCTTTTTTTACATTCACAGGTTTACCAGTTTCGGCAGCTGATTTTAGAAGATCGGTTTGCCTACAGAGAAATGCTGGTATTTGAAGAATATCAGCATTAGTTACGGCACATTGCCAAGATTCATGTACATCTGTTAATGTAGGTATACCTCTATTTCTTATTGAATCAAATGCATAATACGCACCATCAAAGTCTCCTCTGTATGAAGAGGATGATGTTCTATTTGCTTTATCAAAACTCATTTTAAAACAAAAGTTGACAGATAAATCGTCACAAATCTCTTTTAGAGTCTCTGCGATTTCCACTGCCAACTCTTGATTTTCAAAAACGCACGGTCCAGCAATAATCGATAGTTTCTTATCGTTAGCGAGACTATTATAAAAATTATTCATAAAAAATATGCTTTCCTATTCTAATTAATACCTTTTTATTTTTGCTCCATTTAGGTACGACATAATCCGCATGATAAAATCTAGAACCTCTTGTGAAGTCTTCTACATTAAAGTGTAGTAATGTATCTGCTATATTAATAGCTTTATACCAAGTTTGTAAATCTTTTGGTGTATCTGATTTACCGTCACAATACCAAGAAAATTGACACTTATATTTTACTATTTTGTTGTTTATCTTTATTGCCTGATATACAACGTCGCAGATGTTATTAGGGAAATCTTTGTCTTTTACACGATTTAGAGTTACGAGACCAATAGCATATTGACCAATGATTTCTTCTCCTCTAGCTTCAAAGTATATGTTTTTAGCTAAACAGTTCAGACTATCTTTATCTACTTCGTGACTGTCAGCATTACCCGGCAATGTTGCCATAGATACAACAATAAGAATTAAGTAGACAAAACAAAAAATGATAAACTTTGCGATTCCCTCTTCGGAGAATTTAAACAATGTTATATCCTTTGATTGTTATAAGTGATTGGGCCCGTTATATGACAGGGTGGAACCCATACCCCGTGACTACAAGTCGATTAAGCCGCTAGGCGGATATCCTCGAAGTGATTGTCATTTGCAACATTAAAGTTAGCATTTATAGTTTTGGTCCGATACGCTGGTACCATGGCGTCTACCTCGATTTGATCTTTACTACGTCAGTCGAACCTAATATCACCCCCCGCATAAGCATACCACAACAAACTCTTTCGTGTCTAGCAAGGTCTCATTACTAGAGACGGTGATATGCTTATGGTGGAGGTGACGGGTACTGCCCCCGTGTCCTGAACGTTTATTCTATCTCCTCTCAGACGGTAGATTTAATATTTATATTATTCATCTCTAGACTCTTGACATAATCAAATTCATCTGCAAGCCGGTCCAGATATTCTTCGTATTCCTCACGAATCTTAGGATATCGAAACGCTTCTTCATACAACTCAATAAGTTCAAACATCACATTCACTCACTGTTTCATCATTTTTATATAATACAACAGAAATGAATTAATGTCAACAAAAAAGTTGAAGAATTTGCCTCATCAACTAGAACATCCTTTCTATAAAAAAATGATGGCCACGATTTTTCCCCTCTTTCAGTACTCCATCTGCCATCCCTGCCGTACCTCACATAAATGAGCCTCAGCAGCACGGTGTTATTTATATTTGGTACGCCCACCAGGATTCGAACCTGGACCGCTCCCTAATCTGGGGACCATATGCCGGATATAAGCCGGGTGTTCTACCGTTAAACTATGGGCGCATATTTGGCGATCTCGGCAGGACTCGAACCTGCAACCTAGAGCTTAGAAGGCTCTTGCTCTATCCAATTGAGCTACGAGACCAATTAACAGTTCCAACACAATTTCGAAATTGCGTATGCAAAGGGTAAAAATGATAACAAAACTAATATTACCATATACCAATTAATCAAGGCAATACTCTCTTTACGACTACATGTCCCATCTCAAATGGTAGAGTTACCATATCATAAGCAATACCAATAGGTGTCAATGGTGTTACAGCACAAGCTGAAACCAAAAGACCAAGACTGATAACGATTACCTTTTTCATAGTTCCTCAATCACATAATTTTCCATTACTTCATTATATACAGACTTAGCAATGTCGTCAACTAAATTTTCATCACATTCAATATGGATAGTCTTACCGATTCTAACATTTTCAACCATATCATATCCCATAGATCGTAAAGCATTTGCTACTGCATCGCCTTGCATATCTTTGATACCGGGGCGAAGAGTTGTGGTGATCCTATATTTCTTTATCATTTAGTTTTTCTCTAACCCAGTTAATCTTATAGTCAGTGGACCACTCGCTAAGATAAGCATTGTCTTTGTCGAACAGATCCAACATTTCTTCTTCAGTGACAAGAGTGCTGTCTACAATATATTCGCCCATATATTTTTGAGAAAACTCTTCACATTCTTCCATACTCACTGTATCTTTTGCCCATTCTTCCGGCCAACAAGGTTCATCAGGATTCAATTTCTGCAAATCATCTTTATGCATCACATAACGCATACGATGAGATGAAATACAGGTTACGACAACATAATCTTTACTCATTTAATAATCCATTCCTAACCAGTCTGTTTCTTCTGGCATCATTTAAACATCTTTCTTCTCCACCATTTCACCGTTACGAACAACGTAGTGTTTAACTTCACACATACTTGACTTAATATAAGCACGACCTCCGTCTATCATATTGCCGTTCTCAAACCGTTTATAATCATGGCGATGTGCGCTGTACTGTAGATTGCCATCACCATCTTCAACAAGCCCAAACTCTACAGATTCAATTCGATCTGCATTGGTAATCATAATTTGTGGCTTTTGTGTTACTCGTGTATCAACCATATTGTAATATAATCCAAAGTAATGGTTACCAAACTCAGGATGTGGAGTCTCTCTGTAAAAGATATCCATTGCCCATGCCTCATAGCCCAGAGCACTTGTACACACATAGGTAACAGGAACACCATCTTTCTTAGTATAGTGTTCACAAATCTTGTCAGTATCAAATAGTGGTTCGTGTTTAATCATCTTCTCCTCACTCATCTACTACCCACGCATAATTGGTTGTAATCCAGTCCTCTAGGCAGTCTTCAAACGACCAGTTTTTGTCCACTTCTTCTTTACCAAACTTTTTACACATCTTCTCATACCACCAAGGATAGTATTCTTTTCTGATATCATCCTCTGATACTGTTACAATAGACGTTCCTTCTCCTGGGTATGCCAGTTCATCATAAGAAAAATATCTCATCCTCGCCTCTTTCCAGTGGTTGGATCATTAGCGTCTTCTTTAGATAGTACCTGTAGACCACCTTTGTTATACGCTTGACCGACAACATATTGAGAACTATACATCAGTTTTGTCTCTCTGTCAACTGATTTATTCGTTTGAATCGGTACAATTTTGTTACTGAGAGGAATTTGGTCGGGGATGCTGGATTCGAACCAACGACCTGACGCTCCCAAAGCGCCCGCTCTACCAGACTGAGCCAATCCCCGTTTATCTGCATGAACACCCATCTTACGAAGCCATTTATCATGTTCGATATCGGCTTGTAATTGACGTTTGGTCTTTTTAGATTTACGTTTACGAGTGGATGTTGTTGTCATCCACGGTCCCACAAGATGCATACTCATATCATCTCCAAAAATGGTGCTCCCACACAGAATCGAACTGCGAATTGATGATTACAAATCAACTGTTATACCGTTTAACTATAGGAGCGTATTGGCTCCTGGAGAGGGATTCGAACCCCCGACCGGGCGGTTAACAGCCGCCAGCTCTACCACTGAGCTATCCAGGAATAAATTCATTAAGAGAACGCTACCATGTACATTAGGATAAGTGCCATCAGACAAGAGAAAGCAGTAAACTCGACCAACATCTTCAGAGCATTCAACATCGTTTCTCTCCTTCGTTCATCATGTTTATATCATACCAAAAGAATTAATTTTTGTCAACCAATATCTCAAAATCTGGATCATTTTTTAAAGCGATCCAACGATGGTCACCCGTGGGGCTAAACACCATTGCAAAAGGTCCTGGCAGCGAACGGTGTTTGGTTGTTTGAATACGGTCGCGAATCTCGCTGATCCAAAACTCCGTACCAAATTGCTGGATGCGATTCTTACCGTGTTTGCTCTTACCTTTGAGCTGGATTTGATCACCTATTTGCATAGTATCTCTCCTTTGCTTGTTCCGTTGTCTCACTCACTATAATCATTATCTTACAGTGGAGATTAAATGTCAAGCAAAATTATTCATATTCCCGAAAATTTTTGATAGACCATTTTTGAACGACCGGCGATCCATCGGCGCCTTCATCTACGACCACATACGCTACAGTCTTCTTAACAAGACCAATACGAGTTTCATCGTTACCAACGAAAATCTTGTGGGGATATTCATCAGCAAACCAATCATCATTCTCAGCAAACTCAAACAAGTGATCATACTCCTTTTCTCGGAACTGACCCAGAACTTTGGAGTCAATTCCAATCGTGCGACGGTCGTTGGTATAAGGAGCAAACGCCATATCAATCCTCCCACTTGACAGTGAAACCAACCTTCGCCTCAGCATTCCGCTTGGCGATGTCGAAGGTTTCGTACATCTCTACGAAATTTTTGCCAATCCAAAGTTCGTATTCATCATTAATATTTTCAATGATGTCAACTTCACTTACGGCATTGGTAGCCATCCAAGCGGTCTTGATATCGATGGCTTTGGTGTCGTATTTGGCAAACTTCATCATGTTTCTGTCTCTCTCTGTCTCACTCACTATAATCATTATACTCGATGGAGATTAAAAGTCAACAGTTTTTTTATGCAATCTTCAAATTAAGTTCGTCCACCTCATCAAAACCAAAACTTGCAACCATGTGGTACATGCCGTTCTCATCCATGATCACATCACCAACACTCAGGCTGTGCATGGGAAGAAACCGTTCGATGTTCTCTTCTGGACCCATATTACCAACATGGAACACACCATCAAGGCTATTAGCGGTGATGTTGCTGACATGCTCATAGTAACCTTTCTCAAAGGCTTCCTTGACCAGATGTCCAACAGGTTTACCAAACGACATATCAATCTTCATACGCAGCACGTTCTTAGGAACAGCGCCGTGATCACCGGCGGCGTTGATGGTGTCAACTTCTGCATCGGTGAGGTTGATCTGGAAAACTTTGTAAATGCCTGTCATGTTTCTGTCTCTCTCTGTCTCATTCACTATAATCATTATATACGGTAGAGATTAAATGTCAACAGTTTTTTTACGATTTTGGAGATTTTTTTTCGGGCTTGGGCTGTACTGTTACCTCATGGAACCCTTCACCAGCAATCGTGGCACAAATCGTTTTTTGCCCTTCTATATAACCAATACGAACAATGGTAAATGAACCCGTTTCAACATTTGCCCATATTTCCACCATAAATCTGCTATTGTCCGTAATTCCTCTATATAAAACTTTTTCTTCATATGTCTCAATAAGAGGTGTGATACCATCATCATAAGGAATACAGGTAACTCGTTGAGCGTCAGCGGTATTACTGAAACCTACCGAAAAGAGCAGGGTTAGGATGAACAAGATTCTTTTCATCGTAGAATCCTCTAATAGCATCGACCAGCGGAGAGATATAATCGTCTCTCTTGCCGAGAAAAATTTGTGGTTCCGATTCCTGATCTACTGCTATTAAAACGACAAATCGGTCCACTGGCGTACCTGTTAGTTCTTCAAACATCACACAATATGCGGTACATTGCATAAAATAATTATCGATCCAATCACGTTTCTTTAATTTACGAGAAGTCTTGAAATCAACGATTGACGCTTTACCATTCCATTTACAGACAAGATCTACTCTACCCGCTATACCAAGATACTCAGAATATAACGGAACCTCTTGCCCATAAACCTCTTCTATCATACTATCTAGTGTATTTTGAACACTTAAAAACATCTCCTTATCTAAAGGAGACTTGAAAACAGGTTCAACATTATTTATATAGTCTTCACAAATTTTATGAAGCCTAGTACCTCTGGAAGATGCTTGTCCTGAAATTCGATTTGCCTCTTCTTCACCAACTTTTTTTCGCCATGCCATAATACCGTCACGAGACAACCGACCAAGAACAGTGGTGATAGAAGGTAAGTCACCGGCAGGAGTATGATACATCCTGCCGGTTTCCTTATTCGTTGTTGCCTTGATATCAGGTAAACTTATTTGGCGATGTTGAAAAATCATCTAATCCACTCACAATCATGTCTTCTGCTTCATATCCAGCAACATTGTCTGGAGCACCAATATCAGGAAACAAAGGGTCTACATCGCCGTAACCATATAAAAAATCATTATTCATTAGATGAACTCCGACCTTTTCTCGCCAACGAGTACCGTGAACTACATTCATATAACAATCTAATTGTTTTTCAATCAGTTCCAATAGATACTCATTTGTATACTTTCGAAGTTCATCTGCTTTATATGGAATGTCCCAATCTTCTTCATTACGTACACAGTAATCTAAAACAAGTTCAATCAACTTTTCGCGCATATCTACAAAACTCCATGCTTTGCTTTTGAGATTATATAATCTTTCACGATACTGCTTCGCACAATATCGTCTTCCTCAAACTCTACTGTTTGAAACTCTTCTATTGTATCAAGAATTTTCATAAATGTCAATAATCCTTTTCTTTCTTCATCTCTAATAAGATCACTCTGTCTAAAGTCACCACAGAACATAATACGACTATTTTCACCAAGTCTGGTAATGATAGAATCCAACTCATGGAAGTTTAAATTTTGAGCCTCATCAACTATTACAATCGTATCATCTAATGTTAGTCCACGAATATAAGATGTTGTAACAAAGTTGATAAGATTCTTTGTTTTCAGAATCTCGTATGCATCGCCTCTTCCAAATAATTCACTACAGATGCTAGAGTATGGCGCTTCGTATACTTTGGATTTTTCTTTTTCGCTTCCTGGTAGAAATCCCATATCTCTTGTTGGGACTACCGAGCGAACAATGGTAACATTATGTTGGTCGCAGTCTTGGCTTAAAACGTCAGACAGTGCTAAGTAGAGTGATATGAAGGTCTTTCCTGTTCCTGCAAGACCATGCAGTAGAAGATTATATTCTTCGTCATAGTGATCAAAGGCTCGTTTTTGATTTTGTGTTTTCGGTTGAATAGATCGTATTCTAAGCGAATTACTCTGTTGTTTTCTCAGTTCTCTTTTTTGCCTTTTTGTAAGTTTACCTACGCCATAATCTTCTAGGTTAATAAGGGACATTTATTAGTTCCTTTGTGCGAGTTAAAGTTTTACAGAATCTCCACGTATAGCTCGCTGTTTTCTCCACTTCTCTACGGCTTGTCTTGTTTTAACCTCCTTTGTTGACTTTGTTGACCCTCTAGAAGCGGCCAGTTCGCTGGTTGGATGAGCATCAGAGATTTTACTCATTATATCATTCCAACCACCATCATTACGCAAACCTCCAACTCCAGAAACAATGTTCATAGAGTTAAAGACTTGTTTAATTTGAGGATTTTTTTTAAGGTAACTTTCTTTTTCTGAGATTGACATAATGTCATCCCATTCCATGCCTGATTGTTCATTAAAAAATGTATAAGTTGGCATTAGTCCTCCTTATCTCTATTTATCAAATAGTGTCTTTTGTTTCATCAAAATCTCTAGAAAACACGCTTTTGAAATTTTCTTTCCAAAGATCAGAATATTCGCTATCCTGATATAATCTAAAAACAGGTGAACCTAAAGTATGATGAATGTTAGATGGAAGTTCATCTTTTTCTAATCCGTAATAATCTCGATCCATTGGTTCGTCTACTAGATAATTCCATTTTAAAGGAAGTTCTCCAATATCATTATCATCGAACCCTTGAAATCTATGAAGATATGCCGGATCTTTTGTATCAGCTAATTTAAAGGTCATCTGTTTGCTTTTATCATGAAGACAATTCCACAGTGTAACAGAAGACCAGTTCTTTCTAGGATAATTCTCTTGGGGAGTACCATGCATCTTATAACGAGATGCAGAAGAATAATCGTGTTTACAAACAGAAACTGGTTTGGACAAGTCCGCCACTTTTAATAAATTCCAAACAGATTCAGTAAACATCATATCACAATCTAAAAATAAAGAATATCTTTCTAATAAACCTTTATATTTATTTTCTATACTTTCAGGATATTGCATATGTAATCTTGTGATAGGAACACAAAGAAATCTAGTCATAGAAAATTCTGTAGATCCTCTTTTATCTAATTTTCTTGATGTATATTCATTGGCATAAAGTTGATTGTAGATCAAAGGAATAATTACAAAATCTTTTCTATGATTACTATATTTTCTAATTGTATGCGCTAGTATTTTAGCGCAGAAATCTTCTTTAGAATCATATCCTATGAATATGGTTAAAGTAGTGCTTCCTGCTTTTTCTAGTGGATCAAAAAGAAATGTCATCTGTTAACATCTGCTCAAACATTGAATAAGACAAACCATGCATATTATTGGATTGACATCTGTAAAACTCATATTGTTTATCAAAAACAAATATAAAGTCTACAAGATGATTATGCGACATAAACCAATCTAGATATCTAATTCTATTTGGATTATCCGCAGCTCTTGTTCTTGTTTCAGCCTTTCCTTTAAACATATTGCTGATAGATTGAGTCTCGTCGTTTTTAATTAAAGAGTCGAATCCTAATATATATAACACCGAACAACCTGTTCTTATAGCACATTTCATAGCAAACATACCAGTATTAGAACGAGGACGAGGACCAGCGTGTCCATGATAAAACATAGACTCTACATGGTCCTCAATATCTTCTGGATAAATTATAGGGGACTGGTCTTCTTTTTCTAACTGGTCTCTCCTATACTCTTCAATGGTAACATGATAATCTACTTTATTAGGATCGTCAAATCCTTTGTAAGCAACGCCACACGAGTAGATTAAAAGATTTTCTTTATTAACAAGATTATTTAAATTGAAATTTTGTCTTGTAGTACCATTACCTATAATAACAGCCGATTTACGATTTATGAATGGTATCTTCTGAAACATCTTCACCTTCATTTAAATTAAATTTATTTTTTAAAGATTCTTGGCGTTCTTCTCTCATTTTTCGAAATTTTTTTACTCGTCGTGGATTATCATAATCATCGTAATCTTCATCCCACTTGTTACGGCGAGCCCGAAAAGTCTTAGACATAACTATTACCAATCCTTTGCTTCTGTGAAAGTTTTCTTAATAAGCGCCTTAGTGATTCCTTTATAAGGACTCTTTTTATTTTTGATGGACAACATCATTAGAGCATCGTCTGGATCCATAGATTCCAGAAATTCGATAAACATCGTTTCCCGTTTAATCGGTTTGATGTTTTCATACTGACCTTTAATAAAATACTTTATTCTACGAAAATCGTGATATAGGTAATTTTGTAAATCAGACTCTTTTGGTTGTGGTTTGTATGGTGGATCACCCTCTGGGAGATCAAATAATACTTTCGGATCAAACATTAGTCTGAACATAAGTATCAATGGTATACAGGTCTTTGACGATTCTTGTAAATACGCAATTTTCTCATTTTCTGTCTTTAACTTAGACGCCTTTTCAATAATTTCAGCAATACCATCTTTCATTTAAAACTCCTGAATATCAGACATTAGATTTTTCAACCTCTTCTTAATAAAATAGTTCAACAACTTTGATTTATCCTTTTTTTCATAGTTCTTATATGTATCTATAACTTGTGTACGGATTGTTTCTGGTATACGAGATAGATCAATCAACTGAATGTTTCTCATATAGTTTCGATGTACTTCACCATCAAAAGGAGTGATACCACGATTCATATCATCAATCATTGCAGCAACCTTTTTCTTTGTTAATGGCCGCTGTCTAGCACCAACGACGAAAACATCATCACGAGAAAGAATATTAGGTACTCCGTCGCCGGCATCGCCCCTGATAACATGTTCGTAAAGGTAAGCCATAGGATCTTCAACTCTAATAAACTTCTTCGTAATAGGGGAATACTGTTCAACATTCTTATACCTTTGCAATTGTGAAAAGTCTTTATCGCCAGAGACAATCATGATCTTTTCACCATTACCACCAAATCGTTCGACCATTGTAGCAATGATGTCATCAGCCTCGGCAGATTCGATTTGAATTACGACATATGGAAAATTATCTCGAATCTCTTCTTTGATTGAATTCAGCGTATCAAAGATAAGATTCCAGTCGAGTGGTGATTCTTCTCGACTCTTCTTACGATTTGCCTTATAGTAAGGAAAGATTTGACGACGCCAATAGTTCTTGTCATCGCAACAGAGTATCATTTCTCCGTATTCAGAGAACCGTGTCTTAAAGCTACGGATTGAGTTTAGTACCATGTGACGAATAAGATCTTCACTAAAATCTTTATTGCCACTCGCCAGAATGCCTGATAGACATACCTGTGAAAAATCTAACAAAATCATATCACACCTTATTCTTCGTCATCTTCCTCTTCGTCACCAAATACAATATCGCCATTCTCAATCATCTTCTTGAGACGGTCACGATTGTTTAAGATGACATCATATAAAGGATGTTCGATATCCACACTATTATATAGTATGGCTCTCATCATCTCTCCAACAAGAATATAATCCTTGAAGAATCCAGAATCTTCTATAGGAAACCCTTGCATCATCATTTTCGTAGCAAGACGGCTAAATTCTGTGTTGACTACTTCGTCTACCAACATCATTCGATTGATTGTGATAGCCTTTATTGTCTCTTCTTCAGATTGTGGAAGATTCCTTTCTTTTACAATGGGCGATACACCCATTCGTTCCAAAGGAAACTGAATCACATTGCTCATAATACTCTCACTAATAGTGTATCTTTATTGATACGACCTGTAAACGTTGATGGTTTGGTTGTTAGTTTATCCATGAAAGTCCTGAGTTTGACCTTTCCCGATTTTAGCAACTCACCTAGTTGCTCTTGAGGTTTACGTAATGTCTTACACATACTTGTTTCCATATCAAAGTTTTGAAGTGTGGTTCCTTTCATCTTAAAACCACCCTCCAAAGAGTTATAACAAGTCAATTTCTTATACTTGACATTATATACCCACAATTGTTTCATGTCAACAATTGTTTCTGGACTTATCGACACAACTTTCAACTCATTCGATTCTTTGAGATATTGAATATTTTTTACGAGTTGTGCGGCAGACTTTACCTTTGGTTTACGTGGACGACGTATTACCTTTCTATTATTTATATGCTTGTCTAGTTCAGTCAATAGACGTTCAAAAAATGCAATACGATTTGTCAAACCTTTACGTTTTAGATATCCCCAGGCTTCTTTAAGATCCTCATTCTTACCTTTCTTTGCTTCCAAGAGTTCTTCATATTCTCTTTTATAATATTGAGTAATTTTCTCAATTTGTGTTTTGTTCATATTTTTGATTCTAGCAAACTGATAGAAGTCAAACTTGTCATCTTGTCGGTCTACTACCTCTTCTAATTCGCCAATCCATTCTTTTACTGGATCAATCTTATCTTTTTGTGTCGTATTCTTATTAGGGGATTTTACGACTTTCACTTCTTCCTCTGCCAGTTGAGAAATTCTATTTCGAAGATAGTCCATACGAGAGGAATCGTTTGTGTGAATAATACATGCCCAGTGTGGAAACATAAATTTCCAGTCTGGTTGTTTTAGAATAGATGTGGCAATTTTCTTAGGAAACTCAGTACGAATCCAAGATTTGACCAATTCTATAATCTGCTTATTCTCAACTTCGTATTGAAAATAAAAATCAGCCGCCCGTCCAGGAGTCTTAGGGGCACCACTAAGACCTGTTACTCGGTGAGCACGTACACGTTTCTTACGAGGTTTAAGAGACATTTAGACTTTTCCTTCATTCATTACCAGACACCATAGCGTTACCAGACACCTCAGCGTCACCAGTCACCACGGCGTCATTAGACACCATAGCGTTACCAGACACCACAGCGTAACCAGTCACCACAGCGTAACCAGACACCCGAGCGTTACCAGACACCATAGCGCGACCAGACACCACAGCGCGACCAGACACCACAGCGCGACCAGACACCACAGCATTATCAGACACCATAGCGTAACCAGTCACCCGAGCGTTATCATACACCCGAGCGTTATCAAACACCCTAGCGTTATCATACACCACAGCGCGACCAGATACCACAGCGCGACCATACACCCTAGCGTTACCAGTCACCCGAGCGTTAGGCCCAACATAGGCGGTCTCAAAAACAGTAGCGGTATCAGCAACCCATCCACCACCATTAGGATGTTGGTGAGCAGGAACTGGATCAGTACCAAAATCAAAAGTAGTCATCTTGTTCACTCCTTCATTCATCATAGGTATATCCTACCAGGAATTTTATTTTTTGTCAACAACTTTTTTTGTTGTGATATAAAATTTTTGGTCTTTGTCAAAATCGTAGGTCCATCTCAATCCGGGCCCCCATGGTGTATCTGTTCCCTTCCAATCCATATCTTTGAGAAACTGCTGTAACTCAACACGACCACCATATCTCGTATCGATATAATCTATAAACTCATCACACCAGGGATCGTCTGGTTTAACGTATCCTGCATGGTCAGGTGGTTTTCTCATCGTGCTCGGCCATCTCCCATCAATCCAGGACAACTCATTGCCCCAAGAACCCACAATGGACTTAAATATTCCCAGATATTTTTGTCTTGTTGATCCAGCCACTCTTTCTGAATCATTATAGCATGATATTCTCTTCGTTGTGGACATTCGTATAAATCCTCAATGTCATTATATTCTTGATAATGATGAATGAGTTCGTGTAATAAAATGCTTTGATCCCATATATCATTCACATCAAAATCATTTGGTAGATATATCGTATCAGATACATACACTCCCATCACATTTACTGATTTCTCAGGACCTTCATATTTCACTCCTGGATAAACCATATGAAATAACTGTTCTTTATCTTTTAACATTATATCTGGTAAATGAGGTATTGTCAACCCTGTATGAACATTCATCCATATCATAAAAGATGCTAATAAAGTTTTTATTGTGAGCATTTTAAATATCCTTAAATATAAATAAACCGTATAGACAATAATAAGGAGGTGTAAGGCAAAAATGAAAACCGCAATACCGTTTTTGGTATTTATCGTGGTTTTTATGTTTTCATCTTCTGTGTTTGCTCAAAGCACTATTACTACAAATAACAATAACAATAACAATAATGTGAATACGAGTAATAGTAGCAGTACTAGTAATGTCGTTACTGACACTGATACAAAAACGATAGTGATTAATCCACCACCCAGCGCTATTTCTCCAAGTATTAATAGTAATAATATGGATCTTTGCACTACGGGTGCGAGTACTGCTGTACAAACACAGATTTTGGGTCTCAGTAAAGGGACCACTGTTCGTGACCCAAATTGTGAGAGATTGAAGTTGAGTAAAACTCTTTATGATATGGGCATGAAAGTCGCCGCTGTTAGTGTTCTCTGTCAAGATAGAAGAGTGTTTGATGCCATGAAAATGGCAGGTACACCCTGTCCTTATCTTGGTCAAATTGGACAACCAGCCGCTGACCAGTGGGATGCAAACCCCGAAATGGTTCCAGATGCAGAATCAAAAGATCTAGATGGAGACAAAGTAGATGACGATGAAGCTAAAGTATTTGGCGTCGGCATTCTTGGCATTCTTGGTTTGCTTTTGCTCCTATAACGCTAGTGCTCAAACATTTGACACCTCTACCGGTGCACCTACAATCGTTGAACATAATATCAGCGACGATGGTTACACACAGGTAAATCTAGGATTTTCATTTCCTTTCTATGGAAATACTTATACCACGTCCTATATGCATAGCAATGGTGTTGTTCAATTTGTAAACCCAACGACGAGTTGGTGTTGTAGTGGTATTAATTTAGACACCAATTCAACTCTTAGTTCGTCTTATAACTATGCAATTGCTGTATTATGGACAGACTTGATAGACAATTCAACAGAAGGAAGATTTTACACACAGGGTAATGAAAATTACCAAAGATATCAATGGAATAATATAAGTGAATATTATAACAGCAATCGAAATACAGTAGGTCTAGAAATTCGTCCAGATGGTAGTTTTGATATGTATCATCAAATGATCAACATACAAAACCATGCTTTCACTATTGGTGTTATAGGCGATGCTACACAAGGCGAATGGACACAATATCAATATACAAATCCAGGTGGTACATTATATAATTTTGGATCTTCTACAGCCGATGATAGAGTAACTGGTTGGTCAGCGACAAATAACGTGTATAGTTATAGTGATGGAACTGCTGGTACTGCATCTGCTTCTGATCCTTGTGATAGTGATCCATTATACTCAGAGAATTGTTCTGGTTACGCTCAAGCATACTATAATCAACAGTGTGAACTAGACGCTCTGTATGATAGTGGATGTTCAGGATATGCTGATGCCTACTTTAGTCAACAGTGTTCTTTAGACCCTTTATATGATATTGAATGTACTGGTTATGCAGAAGCTTATTTCGATCAACAATGTTCTTTAGACCCTTTATATGATACTGACTGCACTGATTATAATGAAACATATTTCAACCAACAGTGTTCTTTAGATCCTCTTTATAATAGTGAATGTCCTGGATACACACAGGCATACTACGATCAACAATGTTCTTTAGACCCTTTATATGATTCTAGTTGTTCGGGATATAAGACCGCTTATTATAATCAGCAATGTAGTCTTGACGCTCTCTATGATACAGAATGCCCAGGTTACGCAACTGCTTACTACAATCAACAGTGTTCTTTAGATCCATTATATGATACAAGATGTCCGGGTTACGAACAGGCGGTTATCGCTAGAAACTGTAATATAGATCCTTTGTTTAGTCCTACATGTGATGGATATTCAGCAGCACTAGCAGCGCAACAAGAGAAACAAGCAGAAGAAACAAAAACCACTGAAGACGAACAACAAGTAGAGACAGTAGCAGAAGCAAATCCAACAGAAGAGACTATAGTTGTTGCAGTCACAGAAACAAATAAAGAAGAGATTACAACATCAGTAGTTGAAGTTGAAGGTATTCCTAATGTAACTGTAGTTATACCAGAAGTATCACAACTAGATACAGCAACAGCGGCGTTTACCGCACGAGTAGAAACTTTACAAGCAGAAACTAGACAAGAGGTTCAACAAGCTGTAGCAGCAGAACAACAAGCGGTAGTCGCAGAGATTGAGTCTGAGGTAGAACAAGAAATTGAACAACAGATAGCAGCAGAAGTAGAGACTAATACTGAAGAAGTCAAAGAAGAAACTAAGGAAGAAACAAAAGAAGAAATTAAAGTTGCCGCTGTAGAAGAAAAGAAAGAAGAGAAGAAGGAGGAAAAGAAAGAGGAGACTAAAGAAGAAGTAAAAGAAGAGAAAAAAGAAGAACCCAAAAAGAAAGAAGCAAAGAAGGAAAAAGAAAAACCTTCTAAAGAAGTACGAATTAAACAAGCTATACAGGAACGTATTGAGTCATTAGCAGAAAAGATGGGTGAGTCAGCAGCACTTGAAACACAAGTAGCAGCACAGGCATCAATCGTCGCTATGATGGGATATGTTCCGGGATTTAAAGATTATACTGGCGTGCAGTTACAGGATAAACCTTTTTATGAACAAACACAGATTCCTAGTGGAAGTATACAGGATAACAGATTTATTAGTCGATTCTTGATGAATGATCAGAAGTTTAATGAGTTAGAAAGATCACAATTCAATAATAGGGTAATAGGTACAAGGTAAAATGGCAGAGATAGAATTTGCTGGAGTTAAATTCAAGGGTGGCAAGATGGTTGCTGTCGCAATGGCGCTATCCACTTTAATTGGTGGTTTGTACGGCACCTTTGAGGTCTATAAAGATTATACGACAATGAAACAAAAGATTACAACATATGTTGCTCCTGATCTTTCTGGCTTCGATAAAAGAGTAGAATTATTGAAACAGAAGGTCGAAGAGTCATATGTACTAGTAGGTGAGGCTCAAGAAACCGCGCGAGATATGCGTACCGATCTAAAGAACGATATGAATCAATTATCAGACACGATATACGAACTAGAGAAAAAGAATACTGCTACAGAACGCGAAATCAGAGAACTTATGAGATCTACTGAAAAAGATATGAGAGAGATGATTAACTCTGCGGATGATAGAATGGATGCATCGCGAAGAAAAGTGGAATCTGATATTCGCGAACTAGAAGATAGGGTAAACAAGACTATAGAAAAAGCCTTGAATAACCCTCTAAACAAACTATAATTACTTTTCGTGATCTAATAGGGATTTTAATAATCCCTCCCATTCTTGTGCTCGTAGATCCCAGCTATAGAATGTGTTTGTGTAGAGTTTCTGAAACTGCAATTTTGTTTGCATGTCTTCTTCCCAATATGATTCTATAGCCGCATTTAGAACTTGGTAGAACATATGAGCGTGTTGATTCTTATCCTCATCAAATGGATACATAAGAGAAAAGTTAGAAGTAGTTTCTGGAAGTGCCGCTAGAGATGGACAAACTACGCAACAACCAGCACTCATCGCTTCAATCGCAGCAATACAAGAAGTTTCTTGCCATGTGCTGGGGTATGCAAAAATATGTGCTTTTTGTAATGCTTCTCTTACTTCTTGATTGGATACAGTTCCATGGTATGTGATATGTTCATGATCACGACAAATTTGAAATAATTGTTCAAATGGTTCATCTCTCTGTGGCCATCCATAGATATTAAAAGATGAATATACATCTAGATGAACTCTATCGCCCCATTTTTCAGATAGTTTCTGATAAACAGCTAACAACACATCAAGACCACGGTGTGGTGTAGTGTGATAGATAAGTCTCAATGGACCTTCTTTTGATTTTTCGTGAGTAGGAATAGGTTCAATAGCGTTTCTAATAACAATAGAATCGCTGTAGGGGACACCTAAAACTTTATGATAAGTTGTAAATTGCCAGTGGGATACAAAAACAAGTCGTCTGAATCTGCTCCGATTTCCACTATCACTGAGGTGCCTGGATTCAGGGTCTTCCGCCAAATCGTGCAACCAGAGAATAGGAAGACGATTAGGATCAATATTCCTAACTCTAGATGGAATAATTTGGAATCTATCTAACAACTCCTTTGATAACTTTGAATATAATGCATGTTGCATCATCTCTGTGCCACCCATAGCATTTCTATTCAATTCGTTTGTCTCAATACCAATAGAATTGTTTAACTCGTTTTCATTCATAACTACTTTCAACGACATTCTTAAAAACCTTTAATCAGTATAATAATCTTTGTTATATGGACAATTTAATCTATGACAATTATCTAATGTAGATGTAATAGCAGGTCTTTGACATTCTTCACAGATTTCGTTTTTTCTTGGTACATAAATTTCATCTATAAAATCTGGGTAATCATCTTTTCTATGCGACATAATATCCTCCATTATGATTATAGGGGGAATTTCACCCCCTATAATATATTAAAACCTTTTTGAGATTTTAACACCAACTGTTGTTTCTTGATGTTCTAAATTTCTGTCCATGATAACGTCTGCGTGTGGAGATAGTTGAAACCATTCGGCATCAAGATCCCAAGTAATCTCTGCTTTGTATTCAGATGCATCTTGTGAATCCCAATGTACTAAAGGATACAATCCCACGAGAATACCTAAATTAGTAGCTTCCGCTTCTATACCAAATTCAGTCTTAAAATTTGCTGATTCAACAGAATACATATTGTCTGCGCTAATAATAAAATCAAGACCAGGAACAAGTTCTGGCGCCTTTGTCGTTGATTCTTCCGCCTTTGCTACCGAAACTGTTGTTAAAAATAACAAAGTAACTACAGGTAGATATTTAATATATTTAAACATAGTTTTACCTTTTTGTTGTTAATAATATCTCCTTCAAAATTATCATATTATTTATACTTCAAATTTCTCCCAATCCGCCCAACTTTTTAGACTATCCCAACGAAAGGATCGCCAACCCATATTATCTAGGTCATATACAGGGCGTACTTCTGCTGTCTTTAAAACACCTTCGCCTGAAGGTTGATGTTCTGATGGAATCATATCTTCCTTTAGAGTAGCCTTCATTACACGATATTCACCACTCTTCTTAGTAAACTCAAGACGAACTACACTTGTACGTAAAGCATGAACCAACAAATCACGATCAAATTCTTGCATTCTCAACTCCCACTATAATGATTATCAATCCAATCACAGAACTCATCATATCCGCCAATATGTTTATCGTTAATGAAGATCTGTGGAACAGTTTTTACATCTGGCACTCTATTTTTCAATCCGTTTTTCCAAACCTCGCTTTCAGAAATATTATACTCAACATATTCAGGAAACATTTCCTGTTTACTTAGATAAAGAGTTTTTGCTCTTGTACAATAAGAACATCCATTTTGTGTATATATTTCTAGCTTTGTCATGTCGTACTAACCGCCATTCGAAACTCTCCCTTTGGATCTCCAAACAAGTCATTAGTGCGAACACGAATATGGCGTTTGTTTGTTTCCTTCGTATTTGGATTAGGAATCGTAATCCAAGGATTCTCTAAACGTCGCCACGCCTTCATAATATCATCCAATCGGTCCACTCGCGTAATATTACGTCTGACCGACTTTACAGTAGACCTGTTAACGTTTGGACGTTCACCATTAGATACGTAATGTTTGCCTGAAGCCTTCTTCTTACCCAACTCAGTTTCCTTTCATAAATGATTTAGTTGTCGTAAAATGAGTTCTTTGTTTAGTACTCTTAGTTTCTCTTCCCACTTTGCTGCTTGTTCTCTGTAGTATATATGGGCGTATCTCCATGAAGAGTTTGGAGCTTCTAACAGACATTTAGCTTGCATTGGTTCAAGCCATTGTACGTCTGTTTCATCATGATTTATAAGAGGGATCGTTCCACCATTGAGGTACGGATCTGTTTGTCCACTTTGCGAAACTTGCTTTTTCACCGACATAATAACTCCTATAGGCGTCTACGAAATGAGAACTTTTGTATTTATCTGGCATTGCTTGTGGAATGGGTGTAAACTTGGCTCGTTGAATATTATTTGGTACATGAGACAGTATATCAACAAGTTTCTCTTCTGTCAAATGTTTTTTGTGATATCGATATGTATATTCACTACACAAGGCTTCAAAATGACATTGTAACCAAATGTAATTATTGTTACATTCCCGCGCCCATACCGCAGAAGGATGATTGACATGTGATGCTTTGTAGAGACTAGATTCTAAATTATGATTAGGATGTCGCCATCGTTTGATAGACCTACCGTTAGCAGTCTTATCGGTATATTGTTCGCCATCTAGAATACGATGTGCTGTTGATAGAAGTTGTGCAGTTTCCACAATCATCTTGACAACATGTTTATCACACATCATCTGTGCAGATTCTTCTGGACACGTTGATAGAGCAAAAATATTCATCGGTATTCACACCATGCATCAATATGGTTATAGGTATACTCTTCAAGATTACGATAGAACTTACCGGGATTGTTCTTGATAGATTCAGCAGCAATAGCACAATCTCGGTAAGAAGATGTTTCTTGTTCGTATCTAATATCACCGGCAAGACCGCCAAATGAGGTTAGAATGATCAGAAAAACTTTCATTGGTCAACTCCTTTACTAATGTAACGTTTTGTTAGTTGTAGTAGGAACATTGAACTTCTTTACATGACGTTTGCTTGCCACGATACCTTCTACTATATCATCAAATCCGTCTTCTGTCAACATTGTTTTGTATATACTCAATGCTTGAGCCAACAATACACCTGCAACTATAAGACCATTACCATTACAATTATCAATGTGTTTTACTGTATTATCAAGTACCTCGTCGTATATTTGTTTCAGTAATTTTTCATCAATATCAGTCATATGATAAACTCCACACCCTTTCATAAATTTCTTTCCAGTTTTTGACGATTGGATATGAAAGATTCTCTTCATTCATATTGAAACCGTGTTCTACTAGAAGAGGTTTCATACCAACAGCTAGACCATCGTCTGCATTCTCTACCTTATCTTCAATCCAGATGTATCCTGAATCTTCGTAGTGTTCTTTAAGATACTTATCTTTTCGAGCACCAGTAGCAAGACAGATGATATTACGAAAAGTGTTCTCGCCGAAAACCTTCTTAAGATTCCGTTCACGTAGCATTGCAGCATGTTTATCAGTAGAGAGACTGGTTACAACATCAAAGACATATCCATGTTCTTCATGGAGTCGCTTGACGTACCAAACGGCATCTCGGAGGGCTGGTAGAAAACCAATTGCAGCAGATTGATTGAATTCTGCTATAAAACTCTTACCTTGTTGTTTTGTGAGACCATATCGAGATCCAATCTCATAATAGAGATCAGACTCTGGACCTTTGAAGAATCCACGTTCATTCATCCAACAATCAAAAGCGTACTCCCAATTCAGAAGTACACCGTCGCAATCAGCGACAATTATCTTTTCCATTATACTACCTTTATATATTTCCCAAACAGTCGTTTCATAAGACATAGGTCTCCATAGAAACTGAACTCATTTACATTAATACAAGGATTTGCCAAATATTCGTAAGAACCTTTGAAATCCCAGATTCCAATCTCATACATATCACATTTAAACCCCCAAGACTTTACATAACTATTGCCCGGTGCTGCTGGGCGATAATCGATATTAGGTTCTAAACCAAGAATCTCAGTAATCTTTTCAATCGTGATATCACGAAGAATACCTGAAACCCCTTGTTTCATCATTTTTAAACCAAGACAATTTAGACTTGATTTGTCTATCGATTTAATCCTCACTACCAAACCTCTTCGAATATCGCCCAACCGAACGAGGCGACATAGTATTCCTTACCATCTTCAGTGACAACAATATCACCAACACTCACACTGTGCATTGGTGCGAGGCGCGTAATCGCAGTTTTATCGCCCATACCGTTTCCAATCTTAAACACCTCTTCAAGATCGTATGCATCAATCTTAGCGACAACTTTATAATCATCATACGCGGCTTGAATCACTTTCGCAGACTTCGGAAACATTGTAGCGTCAAGATAACGTTTATAGAAATCGGGAATCACATCAGGATTCGTGTTGACCTGATTGATTTGATCGTCGGTCAAATGGATTTGTTTCACGGTGTATTGCATTTCAAAAACCCTCTTTGTCTCACTCACTTTAATCATTATAGTACCATGCTGATTAAATGTCAACAGAAATTTTTTAATTTTTTAAAACTTTCTGGATTGGTATAATCGTAATGAGTCTCATACCAAGTGTGAATGAATTTATTGTATCTTTCAAAATTAATCCAATCAGTGTTATAAGCATTAGATAAAGAATCACGATATTCTTTAGGATATATCTTCCATGTGACGGTATCATAATCTGCCCTACCAAATGTGACAACTTTCTTGCCGGCTAAGATAGATTCTAACCCCACACCACTGTTTACAGTCACAACCATCTCACTATTTTTTATCAAATCAAAGATGTTGAAATTATCTACCCAAACGCAATTATAACGATTAGCAACTTTTTTTATAGATTCCATAGAACCTGGATTGACAGGATGACCTTTGATAACAACCTTCTTAGCAGTTGTTGAAGCCCAATCTAGGGTCATCTCCAAAGCTTCTTCTACTTTCACGTCACTATGATATATGATAGTCTCATCGTGTGGTATCTGACAAGGAAAAAACACATATGGTTTGAAAGATAAAGCTGTATCGTTTGAACTAGGTTGATCAAACTTTGTCTCACCAGAATCAACTCTATCAAATAGATGGTGTCTTTCAGTATTCTTACTAAGATTTTCCATAGGATAAGATGAAGCAGTAGCGCACCAACCTTTACTATCAATAGAAAAGATATGTGGTATAACCATCTGCATATAATATCTAACACGATTATCTAACCACCAAGTTTGTTCCATCTTGTGTGGTATATAATAAACATCAGCGTCTTTGCTGTGTTCTTTTACAAATTCAGTCGTAATCTGCCACAAAGGAACTTCAATGACTCTTACGTCGTCTTTTAAAACGTCATGAGCATTATATAGTTGTTCAATAAACTTTATCCAATGGACTCGTATTGGAGCGATTGGTCCTCTTTGTTCTGGAACAGGGCCTTCTTTAAACATAACGTCTAGTCTAGGCATGTATATATCAACTTGCACTTTTGCGTTCCTCTAGATAGTTTTTTTGATTTTTTCGATTACCTTTGCCAGTCCAGATGATACTGTCTTCATTAAACTCCCAATCAATATACTTAGAGGGCATCTGAACAAACTTCAAGTCTTTTATATTTTGATGAACTTTCCACAAAATGACTTGATCCATAAACCAAATACAGCCATGTTTTTTGATATTTTCCATGAGATTATGTGCCACGGTATCAATGAAACTATAACCCGACTTTCTCAGATACATAGCACCAGCAGCTACATGGGTTCCTTCATTTTCCCATCCTACTGTTCCTGGTAACGGATCTCTTGTGAAAATTGAATAATCACAATTTTTAAAATCGTCCCAATCAATAGGTTTTCTTAGAAATCCATCAATATCAACAATCAACATTTCAGAAACATTGTCTTGTCTAATTATATCAGAAGCAACTATAAATCTAGAACAAGCATACATCATGCGATCTTTTGGTTCAATGTCACTAAAACTAAAATGACATCCGATATGCCAATCAAAAGAATTCTGATTCAGAATCTCTTGTTTCGTTTCTTCGTCACAAAGAATATGAATCCAAGGTGTTTCGCCATTCTTTATCGCACTCTTAGCAAACGCCTCTCCGTGTTCTTTTAAATAGATGGGATCACAACAGGCGAAAACAATTTTCATGTTTTACCCATCCAATATTCTATCATCTCTTCTAACATCAACTCAAAAGTATAGTTAGGTTTCCAATTTAGTATCTTTCTAGTTTTTTCTGAATCACCACAGAGATATTTCAATTCTTCTGGTCTCATATACTTTGGATTTTGTACTACAAAGTCTTCATAATTTAAATCTAGTCGGCCAAAGACATATTCACACATTTGTCGGACAGTATAGGATTTACCAGTTGCTACAATCCAATCGTCTGGATCACTATGATTAATAATTTTGTGCATTGCTCTAACATAATCAGAACTATGACCCCAATCACGACTGCTATCCATATTACCCATCTCAAGTTTATTGAGTTTGTTTTTCTTGATTAGAACAGCGTTCTTCACAACTTTATTCGTTACAAAGTTTGTTCCACGTCTAGGAGATTCGTGATTGAATAAAATTCCGTTACAAGCAAGCATATTATATCCGTGTCTATAATGTCTTACAAGATTATAACCAAGAACTTTAGAACAGCCGTATGGACTGACAGGATTCATTGGTGTTGTTAGTCTTTGAAATCCGTCTTCATCTACACTGTTACCAAACATTTCACTAGAAGATGCTTGATAAAACTTTGCTTCTGGACAGAGTTTACTAGTAATCTCTAGCATATTTAAAACACCTAGAGAATTTGTTTTAATAGTAAAAGAGGGGATGTCAGAAGAAATTCTAACTTGACTCATAGCAGCCAAATTATAGATTTCATCTGGTTTAACTTTATTAATGATATCATATAATGAGTGTACATCTAATAGATCGCCGTAATGAAGACCGGCAATATTATCAGAGAATTTTTCTAATCTTGCACTTTGATTTTCTGCTACACTATGTCTACGGACAATACCATGTACTTCGTAATCAAGACTTAAAAGATATTCTGTAAGATAAGAACCATCTTGTCCACTAATACCTGTAATTAACGCTTTCATTAAAAAACCTCGCTTTTGATAAATCAGGATAATTCTTCCAATCACCACTATCGTCATTATATTCAGGAATCTGGTCCATAATAATGATACCACGAGCGGCGTCTTCTGGTGTCATATAATAATGCCATCCCAAGTATTCAAAGGAATCTTCATCATATTTACCATCTAAATCTCTACCATCGTATCTAATCTTTTTAAGATACTCGTATTCGTTCTTATTGTCAAGTAAAATCATACCACCTCTACCAATAGGTACTCGTTTCTTTAATTGAAAAGAAACGATATGAAATCCACCCATATACATATCTCTTTGCCAACGAGTAGCTCCATCCCATATCCTATAAGGTTTTAACTGATATATACCTGACCATTCTCTATCTTCTAATTTTACTTTAAATCCAGCATGTATTATCTGTTGAGGTACTGAAACATATGTGTGTTTAGGAATAGTAATAGTTGATATATTTTTTCTGTGTCTTTTTATACATTGTAATGCTAGAAAGATACCGTGCGAACAGCAGTCTACAGAAACCGCGTACTTTGATCCTGCGTATTTGGCAACTTTTTTTTCAAACATATCTACTACATCGCGTGGATCTTTCCAATCGTAACCGAGTTCTCTAATTTGGTCTAGCTCTGGTCTTTGTAAATGTTTAGGTAGTTGTCCTATTGGCCATGCGTTATATTCTACCATCAATATCCTCCAGATATGTTCTTATATTATTATTCTCGTTACACCATTTTTTAGCATACTTACCTTCGCTAGGTCTAGAGAACATTGGATGATAGTACTCAGAACACCCCTCAAAGAAGTAGTGTATCGCCTGTGCTTTTCTTGTTTTATCTTTGTGTGGCGTAAATGTACCGCCATGTAGAAGATTTGCTTCCCATATAATCGCTTCACCTTTTTTCACGGGAACAGGAGTTCTCTTTCCTTTTTTTATCAAAACAAGATGCTCTATAAACTTCTCATATTCTCTATAGTTTATCTCTTCACCATTCTCTATATCGTCTGGATGTGGAAGACCTAGAGATTCATAGTTATATATATCCCAGTCGTGACTACCTGGAACTACAGACAAAGCACCATTCTCTATAGTCGCATCTTCTAAAGCAACCCATACACCAATCATCATTCTCTCTGGTATGGTATGAAAATGAATACAATCGCTATGTAGGGGTTGATTAGATGGACCTGTAAAATTGATTGTAGAAAACGGAAATGCCTTCTTCATATACCAATTTTCTAGATGACGAAGTATTTTTTCATTCATACAGAGATTGGCGATATTTCTACTCTTTTTCCACGCTTCAAATAATCTAGGCCACTGTGTATATTGATAATGATCAGCTTGAATCGTCTTATTCTCTAGTGCTAGAATGTTTGTCACATCATCATTTATACCATTAATTTCGGCATCAGTCAACTCCAAATCAATGATATCATAACCTTCACTATTCCAGAATTTATTAAAAGTCATAACCTAACTCCCTAGCATACTTATAAGCAAGTTCGTTTGGTCTTTTCTTTATAGGTCTTGCAGGACTGCCTACATAGATTGTCCATGGTTCGGCATCTTTAGTAAGAGTCGAGTTTGAACCTACTACTGCTCCTTCACCTAGAGTAATTCCAGGCATAACAACACTATTAACACCAATACAAGAAAATGGCTCGAATGTTACTGTAGTTATATTTGAAATTCGGTACTTACTAGGTACTTGTGGATTCATAAGAGAGCCAGAAGCAAAATCATCTCCACCACAAATAACTTTGCCGCCAGCACTGATACCACTAAAATGACCCATAACAAGCTTGGAAGTCCTGCCACCGATAATAGCAACCTGTGGAGCAATATGAACCCAGTCACCAATATCCATAATAACAGAAGAAAATACGTTATAATCTAGAACAACGTAATCTCCAAACGTTGATTCTGTTTTATACTTACAAAATGAACCATGATCTACTAATTCAGGATTCATAACAGACCGCCATTAATGCGAAGTGTTTGACCAGAAACATAACTAGTATTTAATATATATTCAATTGTGTTGTACACTTCTTCAATTCTACCCCATCGTCTGGCGGGAATATTCTTCATTATCTCTTGTTGAATATCTTCACTAATAGTTTCTGTTAGACCTTTTTCAAAGTATCCCAACTGAATAGCGTTTATATAAACATTCTTATTAAAATTTTCTGCGGCAACGGTACGAACATATGATTCTATAAATCCCTTTGTTGCTGAATATATAGAAGTTCCTACTTGAGCTTTATCCGCTAGAATAGAAGAGGCGAGAATAATATTACCACCACGTTCTCTCATAAAATGTTTCAAACAAAGTTGAACTACATTTAGAGTACCCCAAACGTTTGTATCTACTTGATTGGCAGTATCAATGTAACCAATGCTATGTGTAAAACCATTAGCATTATACGCTGCCAAGTTTACTACAATATCAAAATGATTTGTTTTAAAATATATATCACATTCTTTACGATTTCTTACATCTAAATTTTTAGATGATAAAGATGTAACATTATATTTATCCTTCATAATTTTTGTTAAAACTTTACCGATACCACCACTGCCACCGAGTATCAAAACAGTTTTCATTTTTAAGACTCCATTATATTATGTCCAATTAATGTTAGGGAATTTTTCTACAAATTTATGTATAATATTCCAGACATCGAATGATACATTTGGATTTGCCAAAAGTTTATTAAAGAAATAAACATTTAGACTTGGGTTCCACATACCAGCAAGTAATGCAAAAGAAGAAAATCCTCCAATAACAGTATGCGCTTGATATATAGTCATCCAATCTTTTATAGTATCGTTTGTTGGTGTAATACCATATCTTTTATGTACAGATTTGTCTTCAGATAATATAATAGGATTTTTATGATATCTAATTTCTTCATCATATACTTCAATTGGTATCAAAGGTCTATCTGATTGTCTGACATGAATCACAGTTTTACCAGAATTAACATAATCACAACCGTTCAAATTTAAACTAACTTCAGATTCATTAATATTTTCCCACCATTTAAGTAAGAGAGAAACATTAGGTTCTTTGAAAGGATTGGTTTTATTAGTACCAATCACCGTAGTAATTTCTGGTCTTTTTTTGAACGTCAAAAAGTCGTCGAAAAAGATACGATCTTCATCCATTATAATATCTGAATTTTGCCAATAACCACCAGTGTTAAACAATATTTTATTTACTGTTGTATTATTTTCTTTAGCTATGGCATAACATGTATAAAGTGATAGTATTTGAGTGCCTAGTCCACCACGAACGTTATACGTCCCCATTTAAAAATACCTTGTCCTTTTCTACACCTTCATATGGACCAGTTTTGTATTCATAAACTTTAGCGTTTTCTAAAATTGTGTATGTGTGACCACCTTCAAACGTAAGTGAAATATCTCCTGAATTTAAAACAATTTCTTCTAAAATAGTATCATCCACGTCATAGAAATGTGCTTTTACTTTACCTTCCATAACACACCAAGATTCTTGAGCGACAACTTGTTTTCTAGGGGCATTTTTCCAAATGTGTCTATGTGGTCGAAACGTCTTTCCTGTTTCTAATTTTAAAGCCGAGACTTGAATAAATTGATCTTCTGGTGCAACATCTTCTCTATTCTCTGATAAATCGTCAGAACGATATACCATATGACATAACTTATCTGGATAAACTTTTGAGTATATCTTTAACATATATTGTATCTCCCAATGGATTATCTAATCTTACACTGCCATGAATAGCAAATCTTCTATTCAATTCTTTTGTATTACCTCTGGAATGAAAACCACCAACATTAGCAATAACTAATGTATCTTCGTTTACGTAGATGGGTTCCATTTCATAACCCATCTCTTGTAATTCTTCTTCACTTACTCTAAACGATCCTTCATAATGATCTTTTGCTCTCCACTCTTCGTATTCTTTTTTACACGCTTTTACACTTTGTTGATAATACCACATCTGCATTTTTTCGTTTGATTTTGTACTACCCTTAGCAAACATTAATGGACCATCATCGACTTTCTTTGGAAACCACCAAAACTTGATTGCAGGAAAGTATGTATCTAGATGCATTAATTTTTGATGATCGTCATCTCCTGGTCTATTTCTTACGATTTGAGCAAATGTGTTATTTCTGAACTTGGTTTCTACTTCTCGCTCATCTCCTCCAATAAGTTTATAAATGTGGGGATAGATTAGTAATGATATATTATATAATAATCTAGACTTATCTCTATTCATTGAAAGAATATTGTTAGAATTTTTAGATACCGCTACCTCGAAATTTTCGAATTCTTTTAAAGCCCTTTCAACGTCAACACTAGAACCAACAAATCCTTTATGAACTATTAATCCTACATTATAATAGTCTAAGTTCTCTTTGTCAACTTGTTTTAATCTTTGAAAGTGTTTAATTTCTGCCTGAAGTTTTCTATATAGATGAATACCTTTCTCAGTTAAATCTACATCATTTAGAGGATACCTATCAAGAGTTTTATGAGAACTTTTATATACATCATTATACAACATTATTAACTCCTCTTAAATACTAATCCTGTTCTGGCAACAAAAGGTTTTTTCATAGTAGATTCTTCTCGAATTTGTTTAGTAAGTGTTTCATCATATTCAAATCCATATCTTTTGAAAGCATCTAGCCAGTAATCTTCCTCTTGACAGTTAACATGGTGATGACCGGCTTGTCCTGGTACAGCATGGGTGACGATAAGATATTTTGCTTTACTATCTTGAAATGTAGACATATAGTTGTCCATATACTTTTCTTCTACATGTTCTAAAAATTCTACACACCAAATTAAATCAACTTCATAAGTTAAAGTAGGACTTCCTTTTGTATAATCATTTAAATGAAAATTGGATTCTTTAGGAAGGACTGTCCAATCACCATCAACGCCATAAGATTCCCATCCAAGAGATTCTGCTAATTTAACTTGACCTCCAAATCCGCAGCCGACATCAAGCATCTTTCGGCAACCAAGATTCCACATAATATTAAGCGATCCATCATCCGTCCAACTCCTACCATTTTGACCACCCAAATGATCTGGCAATTCATTTTGCATATTCAGCTCCATTTCATCATCATTATTCTAACCATTTCTCCACTCTCGACTTAAAATACCGGCCATTGATGTTATCATTGAGATATTCCGACGATTCTAAAACATTTCTCTGAAACTGCTCTTTAACTTCAGTATAGTTCATTTCACCTTTAGTCTTATGTAATGATAGTATCTCTCTTTGAAAATTACTTGTCTCAGATTGATTTATAAGATCTTTCACAACATCACTGGAACCATAATAATCACGCCAATCACTTTCGATACGACTACGCCGCTTCGCCCCACGAGTTTTTCTCATGAACCAAAATGTCTTTCTACCAATATATTTTCTACCATCGGGGCAAGTAATACAATAAACGAAACCATGATACCTGTCAACTAAATTCTCATCAAATACTTCTCCTTGGTACATCCAAGGATTATCATACATTATTCGTCTTCTTCATCCCAAAATTCTTGGTCTTCTGTCCATTCATCAAAATCTTCATTTTGTTGTATGACTTCTCCGCAGAATGGGCAGTATACGACCTTATTCATTTCATTATGTTGTATATCAAATTCTGCTCCGCACTCCTCACATGTTATCGTTTCCATTTGATACTCCGAGTTACTTTTAATCTTTTAAATAATTTCACATCCTCCAGCGGCGCAAGCCATTTCCTGCGCTCCAAGTGTTAGATCAGTTGTCTCATAATTCTGTAGAAGAGCCCAATCCACATTCTTTGGCATCTTCTCTAGTAGTTGTTGATATTCGTTTTCAGTACAATCTTGATATGGTGCTTGACGATATGTGTGATCAGAAAATGGTAAGAATGATACACCGGACATATAATCAAAATTTTCATAACACCACGCACCAACCTCTAACCACTCATGTTCTTTGACAGAAATAGTTACAGAAGGTTTATGTTCACACCAAGCGTCTTGATAAGTCTTCCATAGTTCCAACTGTTCAATTGCAGACATATCAGTTCGAAACACAGAACTATCCGGTGACTTCATTGGAAATGAAAACACATAAGTATGTTCTGGTTTCATTACATCATCTTCAACAGGAAAACCAACATCTCTCATCATGATCGCCAGAGGGTCTTTTTTATCGCCACGCACCGTCCGTATATAGTAAGGATTATGTCGTGCATGAATGCCACTGGCAGCATCAACAAGTTGACTAACAGTGCCGCTAGGCTTAACACAAGTAACCGAAACTGACTGTGGGATACCAATTTTCTTAGACCACTCTTTGTTTGTTTCGATTGCGACGGTTTTAAGTTCCTGTAGAACTTGATGAGTCTTAATGTTGCCTTTCTTCTCACTCTTTCCATTTGTAAGATCATTGTCCATAATCCCTGTTAATGAAACACCCAAAAGACGTTCTTCTTCACAATTCTCTTTCCACTTCTTTGATAGATATCTAAAGTTTGTCAATGTTGACTGAAACGTTCCAAGAATAGTAGCAAGACGTACCTTTTCCTTTAGTGTTTCTAGACTATCTGTAGAACGAATCACAACTTCTGAAAGATTACAAAACTCACGGTCTCTCAGAATAATCTCTGAACATGGATTAGTACCAAACTCATGATCTACATCTCTACGACCTGTCTTTGCTACCTGCTTCTTTGCAGATTCACGATTGAATAGTCCACGTTCACCAGACTTAGAATTATATAGGGATAACCATTCTTCCATAAAGATACCGATATCAGGCTTCTCTGTATAACATGCTGAGTTATTTGAAAGTGCTCTTTGTGGATTTTGTTCCCACCACTGACCGGCTTTTGCGTGTCTCATACGATCATCAGATAGATTAGATAGTGAGATAAGAGCACTACGACGAACACCGCCTACAACTACAATCTCAGCAATCTTACATACGATATCATGACATTCAAGCGAAGATAAACGACGACCAGCAGCTCCACGGAAAATTGAGGTTACAAACTTGAAAAGATCTTCAAGTGGTTCTGGACCAGATGCGCGCCCACCAAAAGTCTTTAATGGTGCTCCAGCCGGACGTATCTTAGAGGTATCCCAAGAAGGTACTTGACCCTGATAGAGAAGAGCAATAAGTTCCTTGAGTGCCTTTGCCCAACCAATCTTAGAATCTGCTACTGTGATTACTACATCCGAATCAAAGAAATCTTCGGCAACAATGGGGAGTTTAGTAACAAACTGACGTTCTACTGAGAATCCTACACCAGTACCATTCATAAGAATATACAATAATTCATCAAACGCTTGAACACGGTCAATCGCAAGATATGAACAGTTATAACCGGCAACATTCTCTTTCTTCAATGCTGGTCCAGCAGTCATAAGGCATCGCATAGAGGGCATTACCTTTTGATCTAATACAGCATCTTCTAGTTCGTCTCTATCCTTCTTACTTAACTTAAAATTATGTTTGTCTTGTAGATCTTCTTCAAAGAAATCAAAATAACGACCTACTGTCTCGGTCCAACTCTCACGTCTACCCTGATCCCACATAAAACGTGAATAACGTGATAGATGAATAAACTGTTGATATTCGGTTGGAAGATGATTTTGCATTTAATTTCCCTCTAAAAATACGGTTGGAAACTTCTCGGATAGTAGTTGCCAACAACTTTCTGCGATTAATCTGTGTTCTTTTTGGGTTCCATTACCCATACGAAGATCACAATAATGAATCCATGAACGCAATGAACCTTTCATATACATCGTAGACATTGTAAGACCTTCTGGTAAAATAGACCTTGCTACTTCTTTAGCAATACCCATATTCAATGCCCATTGATAATCTTTCTTGGCCTGAACTAAGGCATTTGTCTGTATCAATTGCCATGCATCTCTAGTGTCTTTGTCTACACCTTCTATACTATTCTGTCTATTTTTATTATCTTGTAGTCTTGGTTCTCTCCATGTAAACTCCTGTGCTTGTGCGTATCTTTGACTAAACTCTTGAAAACTAAACGATCTATGACGAAGGATTTGTCTACCAATATCTCTTGTACATTTAATCTCAATAGTCGCATCTACCATTTCAAATACTGACCAATGCGAATTTTTCTTACAATATTGTAAAAGTTTATTCGCAGTCTCATTATTCATCTGATTTTCGGGATTTGATACTCTAGCGCAATAAGCGATTAGTTCTTCTGAAGTCTCACATTGTTCAATCACTGGTTTTGTAATAGATACCAATTTTGTACTATAATCAAAATATTTCATAAAACCTCACTTAATAAATGTTAATGTTTTATATTGTCCATTGTACCAGAAAGTGATTTCGCTATGACTATATATTTCTTCATTTACATAATCATACCTCGTATGAGGAGTGCATTGTTGTACATTCTGATATCCAACAACATCATTACTACTACCCATGTTTTTACCAACTTGATTACCAGCTAAAGCACCAGCAACAGCACCACCACCTATAGCAACACTCTTTCCTGTACCCTTACCTACTGTAGATCCAAGTAATCCACCTGTTACACCACCAATGATAGTTCCTAAAATTGAAGAACCATCAGATGATTGTTGATTATTATATATCGGAACCTGCCTATCTGTACATACAGTTTCTACTTTAGGTATCTCTCTTTGTTGGGTTTTATATATATCTTTAATTTTGATTTCTTCTGCGTTAACATTCATAGGAATAAGAATAGCCATAATTATGGCTATTGTAGCTATAATTATATGTTTTTCGTTAAACATTATTTCCTCTTACGGTTTTTACTGGCATTCTTACGTTTGGTTGATCCAATTTTTCTACGACCTTTTCTTGGTCTATTCTTATGTGGCCATGACATTACACTTTTCTCCATTCATTAAATTTTAACATAGCACTTAGATCTGAATATGAGTTATTATATATAATTTTCTCGACACTGTATCCAGTCAAAACCATATCATTGATATCTTTACCATAGAGATTATTCGGCCAGATACAAACAGTATAATTGTTTCTTATCATTCTGTCAAGTAAATTACAAATAGTTTTATTTCTAGGTTGATTATCAAAAACGTAAATAGTGTTTTTTGGTAAAATCTCCGTGGCTTTCTTCATGTCAGCACCACTGACAGCAACTGCATTAGACAAAAATAAACTATCAATAGGACCTTCTACACATACAACTTTTTTCTTTAAATTAATCCGTTCCAATCCATATATCATAGGTTCATCTTCACGAAGTCGAATAGTTATATATCTAAGAGGATTTTTATCAATCGCTCTCATAGTAAATCCTACTATATCATTATTTTTTGAATAAAATGGTAATACGATCCTACCTTCGTTAGTCTTAATTCGATTCTTATATTTCTCTACTACCTCTGTAATTCTTGAGACATCATCAATATAGTAGATGTATTTTAATTTATAATCTGGTAGTTTTCTACTTTTACAATATAGTACTGCCGGATGATTTACATCTAGATTTGTGATATTTTCGATAAAATCTGGAAGGTCTTCGATACTTTTTGTTTCAAATTTAGGTTTAAAATCGAAAGATTTTTTCTCAAATTTTTTTCCAAATTTTTCTAATTTATATTGTTGATATAGAGAAGAATCAAGTTTTTCTATCAACTTATCTAATCCCATAGAAATTCCACAGTTATGACACTTCAACATCATACTGTTTTTATGTTGAAGAAGATAACCACGGGCTTTATTAGGATTAGAAGCCGAATCACCACAAATAGGACAACGAAAATTAGCGACAAAGGGATTTGTCTGCTTAACTTTCCATTTATCTAATTTTGGCGAAATAAGACCTGCGTATTTTGTGTCAATCCAAATCATTCGTACCTCCAATATGATAGAAGTATACATGATAAAATTATTACTGTCAACTACATTTTTTAGTTGACAAAACGGTTGACAGACTGTAGAATTATATTGTTAGCCTAGAATAATGAATCAATGATATTTACTTTGCTGAGTAAGAAACCAAGAGCAACAGCACCACCCATAACAATATATCTCCATTTCTCTAGTGCATCAACTCTTTTAGACATTTCATCAGCATGTATCTTTTGTTCTACTTGTAACTCTTTAATCTTTTCCAGAATAACTTGATAATGATCTGAAAGTTCTTCGTGTATTTCGTCTTTCATATCGGTTATTCTCTTGTGTACTATTTCTATTGCTTTTTCTTGTGTATCGATACGAGAGTCTTGTACAGCAATAACTTTATTTAAATTATTACTAACCTCAGTAAGTTTATTGATAGTAATATCAAATCTATCTAAGATATTTTGAAATGTTACTAAATCTTTTTGAAGAATTTTTACTTCTGTTTCTAGGTTTGACATTATTTAATACCGAGATTCATGCTAATAAATGCTCTGGGAAATAAACGCCAACGACTGAAATACTCAGGAGCAGACCATAACCAATCAATTTTAGTCTTTGGTTTCTCCTGATTCTCTTCCATGGTGTCCTCCTAAACAGTTGCATACTCCGCAACCGCATTTTTCTGATTTATCTTTCATGCCTATACCGACATTTTCAATGCATACAGAATCATAACAGTGACACCTATGACCGCAGTCTTCACAATATCTAATCTCACCAATCACTTCTTTGCTTCTTCTTTCTTGGGTTGATAATAGTCTTTATATGCTTTAATTACTGCATTTTGTTGTACTATATATCTTCTCATATCTGCGACACTTAGTGACAAGGCTTTATATCCATTGTCAGTAAGTGCAAAGAAAACCATATCCTGTCCACTTTTTTCTAAGTTACTAAAAACTTCATCCACATTCTCTTTTGTAATAATAACAAACTCTACATTCTTACTCTGTACAGGTCTTGTTTCTTGTAAAACAAGTGATGGTCTCTCAACAATCTTGGGTTTAATCATCAGACGTTCTTTTATTTGAGAACATCCTGCTAAGAGTGTTATGAGTATGAGTGCTAGTATTGATTTCATTTTAAGATTTAGGAAACAGATTAAATGGTGAGAAGTTAGAAGTGTATCTAGCGTCTCCAATGGTTAGACGGAACATCGCAATTTTGCCTTGGAAAACTCGAAAACTTGAAAGTCCCCATAAACCAATACGAAACGCGACCCAAGGAGATGCGCCGATATCAGTACTATTAGTTCCTGTTGCTTCTTGAACACCGTCAGCAAACAAACGGTAGGTAGTTCCAGAACGACTAAAGGCCCAATGATGATAGGCCCCGCTATTCCAAGTAACCCCGCTGGCACTAGAAGCTACACTGCCATCATTACAACCCATCTCTGCCGCCGGTGGATATGCATATGGTCCTAATGTAGTATCATAGAACCAAGGAAAGTTAAGTGTCGAACCGTGATTGGCATCGACGGACGCACCTGTCATACAATTCAAGCCTGATGTTGTCCCCGTACATAAGGCAATTGTCTCAATACAGAAGTCACCTGTTCCGGGTTTTAGTCCAGCATCGTCTGAAAAAGTTAAGTAATATACTTGAGCTTCAGTTCCGAAATCCATTGCATATCCCGTTGGACTGGCAGCGTCCGAGACAATTGATACTGGTCCAGTATTAGTTACCGTCCGTGCTTTCGATGACTTATCGAGAATAGTTGCGTCACCATCTTCTGGCATTAATAAAAGTTCTACATTATTGAAGAGTGAATCTGTCTCACCACCCGCTGGAGGAGCAGTTCCAATTCCTAAATAAGATCTTGCTGTCATTTAACTGTCTTCCTTATATCTACTTTTTCTTCAGTCTTTGTTGGCAAACTACCAGGAACTAAATCTGGACATTGACCATTTACTTCATCTGGTAATGGTTTTGCTCCAGTGACCAATTCATTACATCTCAGAGCATCCTTTGTAGCTCTATTTATCTTTATGCTCCATTTGACTGGATCTTCTATTGCTTTTCTACCAATGTCACGCGCTTTGCCGCTAGAGTCTGTATCAAACTTATTATTTAGATTAACTACATTCTGTTCAGCGGCAATTATCTTGGTATTCAACTCTTGTTGAATTTCAGCCATCTTTTGAATGTCTGCTTGCATTCTCTCCATTGTTACCTTTTGTTCTTCTGCTACTTCTAATGCGCGCTGAGTTTTTTGCTCTTGTGCTTCAAGTTTAGCTTCAAGCATTTGCGTATAGAAGTAACCACCGGCGCCTAATCCACCGATGATTAACAGAAGAATTAAAGGAACTAAGATACGAGACATTACGCACCAGCGCCTTTAACTTTGTTCTTAACCCATGCGATTGAACTAGAAACCCAAGCTGGTTGTGGTAATACGTTCCAACCTACTAATAGACCTACGACTAGCCAAAACCAGCTAATGTGATCCAATACTGCTCCGATCCATTCTAGCATTTCTTTCTCCTTTTTGTTTAGTCTTCAATCCAAGTTAATGCTGCTGTTGCCCTACTGATAGCAGAAGGAGCCTTAATAGATATAACCATATAATTATTCGGTGGTATAATAACTCTTAATTTCTCAACGTCTATATTTCCATGACCATCGTTTGCGATTAAGAATTTATATACTGGTGTTTGTCCTGTTGTAGTAACTGTAGTGGCTGTCGAACTATATGAAGTTGAGAAGTCACTACCATTATTAGTCCAAACTAAAGTACCAGCAGTCGGCGCATTAAACCATAAAGTAACAGTAACTGGTTGACCACCAGCAGTAGTTGCAGCCGCACTGATTGTTCTTAACAATACCTCTCGCGTATTTATCTTAGAGTTATTTATTACATTATTTCTTACCGCTAGAAGAACATGTTCTGAAGATGTACTAGTCATTCCAGAAGTTCTCGTATTACTTGCTGAAACTGGCATACTAGATGGTGATATCAATCCTTCAATAGCACCCATCATAGAAGCACCAGTAACTACGATATTACTTCCACTACCACCAAGACTAGCTGCTACATAACCTATTTTTAGTGATGGATTATCTACACTAACATCACTATTTAAATTAGCAAACTTCTTTTTATGGAAAATAATCATATTTCCATCTTCAGAGTTCTCGATAGCAAACCTTATCTCACCAGCTCCTAACCAGCGAAAGTTTATCTGATACACGTTTAGTTTTGTAGGATCTATAGTCATACCACTATAACCCGTACCATCTAACTTATCTTCGCTGAAAGAAGACTGTGCGGTCCAGGTAGATGTATGTGCTACACCAGTTTGTTGTGTGGTATTAGTAACACTTATCGTGGCAGTGCTTGACATAGAGTAAGTACCACCCTTAGCACCTACTGACTTAGCAAGAAAACGAATACTAGTTGAATCAAACTCTACTATCCATGCATCATCAAATGCACCTATCGCTTCCAATCCAACAACAAGAGATGCTATTCTAGTTCCAAGATCTCCACCAGATACTGTAACAGCAGCATAGGCAACCGAGTTCAATGTAACAGTAACATCACCTGCATCTAATGTTGTTACAGCAAAGTTTTCTATATGAGCTTTACCACCATTCTCTATTAAAATACCAAAGTCTTCGCCATTATAACCTATCTGTATTGCTTGTTCTTGAGCAAAGAAACCAGCACGTTGTGTATAACCAGATACACCAGTAGTGAAAGCAGCAGTAAATCTTGCCAACGCTCCCTGACCTGGACGATATCTTACAACCTGTCTTGATCGAATAACTCCATATCCATATTGACTAGTTCCAGTAGAACATTGAAATAGAGTTTCTGTAGTGGTTGCCGAACCACCAATAGCGTTATAAGTTTCAAACTTTCTTGATGGTAGACCGTATAAAGCATCTGCTTGAATGACTGGAGTTACGGGAATTGAAATTGGTTCATCGAAAGCACTCACTGATGTAGCACCGTCGTCTATAATATTACCATATCTGTCAGATCTCATCGCTACTTCAAAAGTAGTAGTATCTTGGCCTGATCTATAGACTTGTGTATCTCTGCGCCACTGAGCCATCAGGCCTTCCTTATCATCGAATAGACTTTACGACCTACAGTATTTGCTTGTGCTTTATTTTTCTTTCTATATCTATCAATAACTTTTTTTCTCATTGGTGGATCTTCACCAGGACCAGCACCAGCAATATTGCCACCACCCACAGCATTAACAGGAGCATCTTCATTCATTAAACTCAACAAAAGTTTCTTATTTTCGTTCTTAAACTCATAAAAATCACTTTCACTAATGTAAGTCACTCTCTTATCTTTAGGTTTATTCCCTTCTTTGATAAGAAATAGTGCTGCGGCAAATGTCGTAAACTTACTTTCTACTCCAACTTTAGATAGAAGTCTTTTGAGATTGAATATCAAACGATCATAATAAGTCATTGCGTTCTTCTCTTCTGAAGAAGACGCTTTCTTTAATTTCTTTCCTTTCTCATCAATCAGTCCTAACCGAAAAGCCTTAGTTTCGTTGAAAGGTGTTGACAATCTTTTTATGAACTGATATACTAAAAATAAATCTACTGTCTGTGACATTAAATATTCCTTAATTTTTCTATCACATGTTCATCTAACTTAATATTAGATGTATAATATATATTATTATTTTCATCCAATATTTTTTTAGGCATTCTTCTTATTAAAATAAGAAATGGTGCAACATAAGATAGATACTTTTTCATTTTAAAGTAAATCATTCTAGTACACGCTTCATTTTCAAACACATTGTATAAAATGACAATATGATTAAGAATCAATCTTTCTTTTAATTCACCACCTTCAGCATGTCTTTTTATAAGTCTTTTCACATATTTTAATCTATTGAAATCTTCATAAAATTCTTCCATATCTACACAATTAGGATTATTATAATACTTAGCAGCATATAATTCTAAATTCAGATCAGTTAAATTCATGTCATATAGATTACTGTATTTGCGATAACCGTTGAGACAAACAACATTGTTCCTATATAAAATTCCACCCATGAATGTCCTAGTTTACCTCCAAATGGTGCATGTTCAGCGGGATTTAAATCCTTTAGATAAAACTTTTTATGTTCGACAACCCATAACAATGGTGCTAATAATGCTAAGACAACACAAGGTAAAGCCATCATTGGATTGACAAAATACCATAGTGCGGCGGGAATTAAAAATTGAGCCATTCTCATATATAGACCAGCTAAGTCTCTACTAAATGAAGATTTTTCTGTAAAGAAAATATCTCTAATCTGCCAACCTAATTCATCGTCTGGTCTGTCATTACGGCCAAGATCCATTTGTCTGCCCCATCCAGTAGTTTGGGCAGCAAAGAATGCTAAAAATCCAATAACTGCTAAACTAGAACCAACAAGACCTAAATCTTGTTTGTTACAAATTATCGCCGTCATTGATAATAAAAGAAATAAAGGTGTGCCCAATAGAGTAAGGGGTCTGGATTTACCCAGAAACCCCCAACTCTGTTGATTGGGTATTGAACCGCCTCTATATGACCAAGTAACAAATAACGGTAAAGCTAATAATAATGATAACAAATAATATGACATTTATTTCTCCTTATGAGAACACTGATAAAGCTACCCTTTTAATCACCGTATTTGATGTACACAAATAGAGATAGTTTGAATCCCAGAAGATAGAACCATCATGGGGTCTATCAGTGGTAGGAGATCCAAACTCGGTTGTTGAGTTATTTGTTCCTGGTGTTTTACTTGTCTTGATTGTGATACGATTAGTAGCACCAACAATCTGAGACATTGTAGTTGTACCAGTCACTACAACGTTTGATGTGAAATTAACATTACTACCAGTAAATGACCCATTAGCGGATACCGTCAAACTTCCTGTGATAGAAGTATTTGACGGTAACGCGCCTAGGAGAGTCTTTACGGTAATCGACTTGCTTACAGGCGTTCCATTAGGATCGTCCACAATAAGAAGAAGGTCTTCATCATTGGGACTTGTCAAAGCTGTAAGCTGTGATACCTTCTTATCTGCCATTAGTTATATCCTTATACGCCTTTTGGGCTAACCTGGAAGTTAGTAACACGAGTGCCGGCACCATTAGTAAGGTTATTAGCGACAGCGCCAGTAATTGTAACGTTAGCAGCATAAGCAACACCTTCTTCTGGGTTGTACAGTGGCATACCAGTTACAGATATCGCTTGTGCATTAACATGATATGTAGCCCTAGCAGAACCAGATCCACCTTGTAGAGCAGGCATTGTAAATACCAGTGTATTATTAGCACCAATTAGATTAGATGCTGTTTGTGCGGTAAATCTAGCAACACCATTATTACCACCGGCGGTGTTAGAAAGATTAATTGATAATGCGTTACCACTATTCTTAAACTTAATTGGTCCGTTGAATACAACATAAAGGTTTGCAGACACGTTAGCAGAAATAACGCCATTAGCGTTTAACTTTACATACACTTGTGCGATATCTGTTTTACCTAGATGTGTATTGGATGTGTAGTAAAATCCTGAACCTGGAGCAGCCGCGACTAAAACTTCATCGATAGTGCGGGTACTACCATGCATATCAGTTTTATTTTGACGACGAACCCAACCTACTCTAGTTGCAATAACATTTCTCTTAGAAGCCAAATTATCGGCTTCTGGGAATGGTTGATAACCAGCAACAATACCAGCTACAGTATTAGCGCCTGATGCAACGGCTGTACTTTCTCTTCTAAAATCCCAACTTGACATTTATTTTCCTTTCTCTTTTCGGATTTTAATCAATTATCCTACTCGGCATAATATAAATTATCTAGAAGCAATAAATCTCTGACATACTTCTAAACTTGATGATTTCTTTACTTCTCTACCATTATATTGAACAGTCCAGAATGAACCATTCTTTTCTAGAACATACTCTGAGTTAGTTGATACAGTTTCTGGTTGAACAACTGAAATTTCTTCTACAACTTCTTCTTCAGTTTCAGTTTCAGCAAAATATGCATTCGCTTCTGCTTCTAAAACCTTTTGTACTAGTTTCCACTTTGATTCGCGTCTATCTAATTCAATACCAAGAGTTCTCCCATGATCTTCTAACTCTTTTTTTGACATTTTTTTCAATTCACTTTCTGACATTACTTTCTCCTCAATCTAAGTCTAATGGATTTTTTGGCTTTTCAATTTTACCTTGTAGAGCCATTTTAAAATGTTTCAAGCTTTTATGGGCGCTTTTCATTAATCTACCTTTATCGATAGAAGATTTTTGTTTATTATATACTGTCATAAATTGTTGTGCATCTCTACTAGAAACTTGTGATGACGTACCGTCTAAGAAGTTTACTTTATTACCATTTAGAGAAATTGCTTTCCTCATTTGCATAACAAAGTTAGAATCAGAGGATACATCATCTTCTTTCTTTGGCCGTCCACGAGCTTCATCAATTTCTACTTCTTCTTTCATCGCTTGTTTTGTAGCAGTTGCATACATAACATCTTTCCAACGATCGCCATAACGTTTTTTCAGATCACCACTGCTTTTCTTCATACCTTTAACAATTTCTTCACGCTTCTTCATCTGAACATCAGACATTTCATGAAGCGGTGACAATGAATCTCTGACTTGCGCTTTCAATTTAGGACCAAAAGTTGTCCCCTTTTCCCATTCCGCGTATGCTTGAGAAGGACTAATTTTTCTAACTTTCATCAAAGAATGAATTTTAGAAACTGCCTTTTTTACTGCTGAATCATGAGCGAGTTTAAGTGTTTTTGGTTCTTCATCAAGGTCAACTTCTTCTTTTGCCATCATTGTACGAGCATCGTCCATTGATGGTTTAGTGTCGATCTTGTCAGGTTTATCACTTAACTCATCATCTTTCTTTTTCTTTTTCTTTTTGTCGTTCTTACCGTCGCCATCCATATCGTTCTTTTGAGCATCGGTCATTTCATCTTCGTCATCTTCCATATCATCATCGTCATTATCATCGTTCTCTTTGACCTTGGTGGCTTCTTTCATTGCCTTCATTACGGCTTTACGACGATTGTGTAGATACTCATCTGAACTATCTACATCACCATCGTTATCAATGTCTTTGTCTTTACGATCAGCATGAGAACCCTTTAATGCCTTCGCATCTACAGGATCTAACGCTTCTTTCTTGCTTTTACCCGTCATAATTTCTGTGACGGCTTTAACAAGATCATCCGGGCTATTAAAGAGATTCTTAGGGAACATTTTATTTCTTCTTTTTACTATGCATGTGGGATTCGGATTTGGTGATTTCAATGTCTTTAGTAGAAACCTTCTCTGTTAGACCATTGCGAAAAGCAACTGTATACCACTCAATTTGACCATTATCATCTGGATCCGCATGTTGTTCAGAGATAGTAATACCCTCGCCATATTCTTCATGTACTACATGAGTAGCACAATCATGCATGGTATCTTTAACATCTTCGCCGTCTTTTTTCTCTTCTATGGTTTCTTCACCAAGAAAACGACGACCTGTGGGAGTTAGAATATAAGACATTTTTATTTCCTCTATGTTTTTCTATTATTTATATTATCCTCACTCTGATTGACTAGATAGTCTCTAGCAGAGTTTAGATGGTCTCCTGCTACTGCAATTTTGTTTGTTAACCAAGTTGGTAGTGAACTCTCTTTGTCCATAGCCTGTAGTACTTCTTGTAGTTGTTGAGCATCTTCAGCGAGAGACTGTAGTTTAGTAATCATACTAGCAACATCAGTATGTCCGTCTTCTTGTAGATAACTGTACCCATCCCTAAACAGACTTCTTATAGTGTTTTCCAGACTTTTCATATTTTTCTAACCTTAATACTAGTTTTGTTGAACCTTTTATCAATCTGTGAAATACCATTTCTGGTATATAAAATTCATCACCTACATGCATTTCAGTTGGTAACTCATCTTCATATTGTAATGACCAACCTTCACCTTCTAATACATCTATGTGTCTATTCTCTTTGTCACGGTGCCAAACTAAATCATCTTCATTTGGGTTATCAAATGTTCTAATATCACCATTATCAGTATATATTACCAAAAGAAGGATCCTCCGCCACTTAACCCAAGGCTCTTTGCATAATAAGGAAGACGACAAGCCCAATACGCCGCTGTTGTTTTATCATTTTGCATATGACATCTATGTCTTGCTGCAAATGACTTTCGTGCTCCAGGATCATTGAGTTTTACCTTTAGCCCTGTTGTATCTCCCCAAGTCACTTTCTTAATATTCTTAGTTGATGGATCTCTCACATAAACATAATACTTCTTAGGTCCACCTCTTTTTGGTTTGTTTAATTCTGGTGTCTCTTCTTCATCTATCATAGGAAAGTCTAGAGGAACATCAACACCATCTACTTCAGCAAAATTTCCAATATCACTATTAAGAAAATCTTCGTCAAGAGGTGTAAGTTCTAGACCCTCTTCTTCATATCTTCTACGAACTTCATTAATTACTTCAAAGTATTTTTCTGAACCATATCTAAAAATAGATTCGGCAAAAGGAATATCTTTTGCAATATGATACTTAATAGATTCTGAAATTAAATGATTCTTAAACTTCACCATCTTCCTCCTCCTCATCTACTAAAACTGAAGGATGCAAAGCAAATCCTGCTTGAGTCTTAATACCTAGATCTTTAGCGAAATAGGTAACACCAATACCAGAAGTCGTTGCCATCTCAAAAGATTCATTTAAGTCTTTTTTAAATAAGTTTTCAAACTCTTCATTTCTACTTGTCATTCTATTCTTTGTACGGGCATCTCTAAGTCTTGCTGCATCCATTTCGCGATCATGTTTAGTTTTCAGTGCCTCTTTCTCGCTAGTGTGCCGTTGTTTAACCGTATCCATTGCATCACCTTCTTTTATTCTCTTACCTTCATCATCATACTTACCAGATTTCTTTTTAGCAATAGCAATAGCAGCTTGTTGCGCCCATGACTTTGCTTCGTTCTGTATAGAGAACTTCTCATCAATGGATAGTTCTTCTTTACGAACATTCTTCCACAAATCTGCATCAGCAGTTGTTCTTGTCTTGCCGCCGGTGATAAATGAATTCACACGAGCATATGCCCATTGTTGTGGTGTAGTACCTGGACGATGACCTGTACGCCACGCCGCCATACCTCTATCATATACTTTCTTTAGAATACTATAAGAGATACCAGACTTCTCTGCTTTCTTTTTCAACCCTTCTAAAGATTTCTCTTCAAGATACATATATTGCACAAACTCTTCATTGATGCCTCTAACAGACTTAGCTTGACTAATCCAGTTTTGTGCAAATTTATTACGTGGTTCTTGTTTCATCCATGCAGATATTTTTTTGTAAACAGAGGTAGAAGCGGCTTCAAAATTAGAACCTTCTGAATTATCTACAATAAAGAATTTGGATTTAAAACTATTCTGAAACTTACCTAAATTGTTCTGTACAGACTTCCACATTTTTGTCACTTTTTCATCAGGAAGACTTCTATCTCGTTCACGATTTCTTTTAAGTGCTGTATCTTCATCTGTGTTGACAAAAATCATAGCAGTTTCATAACCTATAGCTTCTAGTTGTTCTTTTTGTTTTTGAATTTTTTGATAATCTTTACCAGTACCATCAATTACTAAACCAAGTCTACCATTTAGATATAAAGATTGTTGTTTTTTAGTAAGAGCCTTAGCGCGATCTCGTATAGTTTGTCCTTTTGTTGAGTAGATATCTTCTGGAGTTGTATTCAATCCAGCATTTTTTAAACCTAATTCAAAAATTGGATCCGAGTTTACTAATTTGAAACCTAACCCTACTAAACCAGTTCTACCTACAATAAACGATTTACCAGAACCAGGACCACCTGCTAAAAATACTGCTTTGAATATACCAGGATCGTTTAAACCTTCATCAAGTTCATATGATTCGTATTTAATCACGGGGCTTGTTGTAGTGAAATTTTTCTTTCTCATAATAGTTTTATGAACTACATCTAGTGTGCCATCTTTATCTACTTTAATAGCAATAGGTAAATTCAAATCTTTTTGAATATCTTTTAATACTACTTCAGCATTAGGATATTTTTTTATATTGACTGCTTTCTTTTTAGCAATCTTTTTAAATAACCCCTGTAGTTCAGACACTTTTATTTCAGGTTTATTTCTATCATCGTTCATTCTATCAGCGAAGTGACGTGAAAATGAAATGTCTACACCAAACTTATCTAACAATCTATCACCAAATTTTTCTAAGTCAGAAAGCTGATTGGCTGTGACCGTTTCACCAAACATCTGCTTATACTTCTTAGTATGCTTAGATGGTTTGGTTTCAGCACCAAAATCGCCGGGAGCTGGCTTATATGCCGCTGGATTATCATCATCCATTTTAGCACTTTTTTTGAAATGCGTATCTCTAGCATCCTTTGTAGACTTTTTCAAACCAGAATAATATTTCTTAGGTTGAGTTCCTTCTTTGTCTTTAACATCAGGATCTTGGGCGACTTCTTCCCATTTAACTTCTTTCTTCTTAAAGTCAGATAGTTTCTTTAATTGTTTCTTTCCAACATGAGCAATTTTCCATCCACTTTTAGCTAGACTATTTGCATAATCTCTAACTTCAGGTGCTTTTAACATTTTAACTTGGTCAGTTTTTGGTCCTGCTTTTATCTTTACTGTCATGTAATTTGGTTTATTGGTTACAGGACGAATTTCTACAGTATCTGCACCTTTCTTTAACATAATAGAACTTATTTCATCTAATTGTTCTAGAATGTCTAAATCGATTTGTTCTTCTAATGGCGCACCAGGATTTTGCGCTCTTAGACGGAACGCTTTTACAATATCTGCCCTTTCTACTCTCTCAATATCATGAATGTTTTCTTCTGGATTTCTAATAACTTTACGAAGCTTGCTACGAATAGTAGAGGCACTAGGTGCATCCATATAGACCGTAGGCATACCTTCTACGTCTACTTTGAAATAAAGTTCATTGATATAGTTATCAAACTGTTCATTTTTGTTAAGATTACGAAATCTTTCTTGTTCTTTTTTTACAATTTTTGGAAGCAGTCTTTTTGCTATTGTAGAAACTAATGGTAGTTTCTTTGCTACTAATCTATCAATACCAATCTTTTCTGAAGGTGATAGTGTTCTATATTGTTTGCCTTTCTCACCAGCAACTCTTTTCTTTAATAATAAGATTGCTGCTTTTCTTGATCTTTTAACTAACTGCGCTCTTCTTGCCATTCTACGTAGAGCAATTTTTCTTTTTCTTGCAATAATAGGTGCAAGTCGTCTCATCTGTAAACGTTTTTTCATTCTTTGTTGTAATGTTAAAGGTTTTCTTTCCTCTGACATTAAATCGTCATTACATGTAATAGGACCTTCTACGGACCAATCAATATCATCTTGCCAATCGTCATCCATTATTTCATCAAATAATTCATCCAGTTCTTCATCGGAAATATCTTCCCATTCTTCTTCAACAGACTCCATTACAGACCTAATAGTGTCATAAACTTTCTTCTTATCAGTTTCTTTTAGTTTGGATGGCATCCCTTGTTTGAATGTGTCATAATCGCCTGCTTGTGCAATACCTCGAAGTTTAGAAGCAGACATACCAGCAACACCTTCAGCGTCTGGATCTCGTTCTCCAGCAGACACAACTTCAATCTTATCAAAGTTGTAATCTTTACCGTTATATTTTGCTAAAAATGATTTGAACTCAGGAACACGATCACTACCAGCAACCAGAATAACTTCTGTGTGTCCCATCTTCTCTAGTTCTTGCATCACCTGGATGATAGTCTTGGCAGAAGACTTAGTGACGGCTTTGCCAAACGACTTCTTGGCAATATCAATTTTCGTATTGTATGGAAGAGGATCTTTCTTAGCGTTCTGTGTGTGGCTAAGAAATATATGTGGCATCGCCCCACGACGTTTAGCCTCGCTGTAAACTTTATCAGCAAGTTTTTCATGTCCGATTGTTGGGGGATTCATGCGCCCAAAAGCGAAAACTGTCTTACTCATTTTATCTCCAGGGTTTTCCTTAGACTTACCTGAACATATTTATAAAAATCAGACGTTGAAACTTTCTCCACATCCACACTGGGCTTTACTATTCGGATTGACCACCTTTAGATAAGAACCACCGAGTTCTGTTACATAATCTACAGTAGAACCAATAACGTAAAACTCAGCCAGATTGTCAAGTACAATAATGTCATCTATCAACACGCCTTCTTCTACAGTATCAGCGAAGTCCCATTTGTATTGAAACCCACTACAACCGCCGCTGTCTACCGATAAATGAATGTACTTTTTATTGTGTGTCTTTTTCATGTTCGTCAGATACGTCTTCGCTGACTCTGTTATCTGAACTGGGTACATACTTATACTCCTCCGGTACTGAACCCCAACCTACAATACGAAACTATTCTCTTTCTGTGTATCCTCTATTGTTTACTTCTGCCATCCTTTTATCACATCCGCTGAAAAGTTTGCTCTACTAAACTCCATACGATCTACAAGTTTCACGGCACCACCTTCTAATCGATCAATTGCAACATAACCTTCTTGATTGGTCACTTTAAATCCTGTGGATGTTCGTAAAAATGTTGCCAGTGAACTTGTTTGATTCAGTTTATTGACAACCATTTCCTTTGCCTTTGTCAGAAGAATCACAACATCATAGATAGTATACAGATTTTTTTGATGGTTGTCAAAATAAATCATCAACTTTTTCATCTTTTCCAATTGATCTTGTTGACCTTTTGGTGACTTTTTCTTTGATGCTTCTTTCTCATAGTATTCTCTAAAATATTTTACTAATTCGTTTACATGAGCCCGAGAACTAACAATAGATTTGCCAGCACGTACCTTGGAGTTATTGAATGCTTTGAGACGAATTAGAAACTCGTCCTCTCCAGCAATATCGTTTAGTGCAGCCGCTGGTAATTTTTGGAATAATTTACCAGCCTGAGATAGAATACTGGTCAGTTGTTTTGTCTCTGTCTCTGTGAAAGTGGCGGTACCAGATACGTCTTTATATGTAGCATCGTCCATCCACACTGAAGGCACAGATTTCATCTTATTGACAATACCTTTACCAAAAGAAGATTTCATACTCTGGATTGTCTTGCCAGTATATGTAGTATGCCAGACAATACCAATCTTTGCTCTACGAATTGTCTTTGCTAGAGGAGTGCCCATAGGAACTGCATAGACGATAGTGTTTGGTTGGAATGTAAGATAGTCTTGACCTTCAATCTTTTCTTTTGATAGGTCTTCACTGGTAAACATCAAATCGCCTTGATAGACACCAGACTTGATACCTAACTTGGAGAATTCTGTAAAGGCGACAACGAACTTACTGGTAAGTTCAGCAGACATGCCTTCTTTCTTGATATCGTCAACAGACTTAAACATCTGCGGATTGATATTGAATAGACCTTTTTTCGCTACAAAGAACTTACCATCTTCTGGATCCACACCTGCAAAAATGGCAGGAGCTCCATCCCACTTAGTTGTAATGTTAATAGATTTAGAAGAGGAACCACTAAGCATATCACGAACGCTACGGAGAAAAAGAATAGCTCGACGTGTTCCAGTAACCCCTTCATTAAAGACGAGATCTTCGATATGCTCCAAGTGAACATTTTTGCCCTCTTTGGATTCTGTTAGATATTGTTTAAAATTAATCATTTAAAAAACAATCATATCTCTAGATTTAGTAGGTTTATCAGTAACTACAAGTCTACCAGCAGAATCTCCTTTTGAAGGAGATTTACCATAAATTTTAGGTATCCCATTTTTGTCAGAGGCTTCTGGATCAAACATTTGATCCACGCGTCTTGCCCTCAATCTAAAGAATAAATCTTTACTTTCAGAGTATTTGTTAGCCTCTATTGCTTTTCCGTTTATTGTTAATTTGCCATTTTTAAAGGAACCTTTAACATCCATAGGACCTATATACATATAGTCTATAGGACCTCCCATAGCTTCATTACCTATAACAAGTAATTTCTTATCTTTGTCGTTTAACTTAGCAAAAGTATCAGGAACCTTATCACCAACTTTTAAACCTTTTTTCTTATGATTATCATAAGCCGCTCTAAAAAATCTAGCTCCAATACCAGGAATAATTTCTTCAATTCCTCGAAGACCACCTCCCGCTAAAGATGGTGCTGAAGGACCTTTCATAGAAAAATTTAACACTCCTGAAGAAGTATATACCTTTACATCCGTATAAGGTTCTGAACCAGATCTTTGTCTACCAGAAAACTTTTCCGCTTTTATGACATTTTTAACAGTATCTTCTTTTGTTATTAAATCAAAAGGTTTTTCATTATTTTGTTTGAAAGACGTATTTATTAATTCTACAAATGCGTTTTCTTGTCTCTCAGCAGATTGTCCTGCTTCTTGTAGGTCTAGAAACTGCTTAAATCTAATCATTGATAACCCCGTAGTGTCCTGTTTCGTCCATTGAATAGACAATTCGCTTTATACCATATTTATAAAGACAAGACATACAACCAATGCAAGGCTTACTATTACCCCAAATCCATCCTTCACTATTACCAGATGGACGCTTTGCTCTTGCAACATAAAGAGTCATTCCAGCCAATTCTTTCTTTGTAGGATCTAAATCACTACCAACCGCCTTCAAACCATTATATACAGCATTCGTTTCAGCGTGCCAATAGATCGCTTCATCGTTCTTAGCATGATTTGCTTGAAACGTGTGGGACTTGTACATATTCATACCATAAGAGATAATTTTGTTCTTATAAACAAGAGAGGCAGCCAAACGACTGCCTCCCGTTGCATCTAGATCCCTAGCCATAATGAACAAGTTGTTCAGAAACTTTAGGTCACGATCGCTCATTCTCACTCTCATCAGTCTCTAGTTGATTCGAATTATCAGACATAGAAAGTTGTCCCTGTGCCTCGTTAAACAACTTTTGAATTAATTGATTAACTTCATTGTATGGTCGGTTTCCAAGATACTGTAAAACTGCATTAATTGTTTCCACTTCAATTTCTAACTTTTTCATTAGATCTTCTCCTTCCAATATAATTCTACTGCCTTCTTATAAGGCACAGTTCTATTTGTTTTCACCGACTCAACGTCATCAAACACCAATACCTTTCCATCCTTAGCGAGCCACTGATGCATATCTTCTAGAACCATTCGTTCTAGATTACCCATCATATGAAAATCTGCTGCAATCATGCTCTATACTCCTTGTTTTTGATGAACAGTCTACGAAACCATTCATGTTTCTCTGAGTTCTTTTCAAAGATATTCTGTGATCCATCATTCCACTTGACCATGATAGAGTCTTCAGACTCTCTTACAGTGACGAGTTGGGGGAGAGTCCGATAGAACTCTCCCTCTGAAAACCCGTTACTCATGCCATCTCGACAGCAAGGGCGAGAGCCTCTTGCTTCTTCTTGACACCACCACCGAACCAAGCGGAGTTCATCCGATTGTCCGAGTTACGACCCATCTGATGGTCAACATGGTAGGTAACACCGTTGTACAACTGCCAGAACGTTCCTTCACCCATCTCAGCACCAGGCTGAGTGTCAAGGATGTCTAGGACTGCGGTAGCAGACTTCGACCGTTCCTTACGCTTGGCTTCACCAAGAACAGGAAACAGACGCTCAAGATATTCTACCTTTGACTCTTCAGTGAACCGTTTCGAAGCGATAAACTCAGCTTGCTTCTTATACTCGGTCAACTTGAACGAGGCGATACCCATCGTTTCCTTAACCTCTTCAGCGTTGAACTGAGTCCGATGGGAAACCTTGACACCATTTTTACTACCCTCACTAAGAGAAAGTGTCAGAGTGTTGTTACAAACCACTCGAATCGGAGTGAACCGAACATCAATGCTCTTACCATACATATGAGGGTTAGAGAACAGCAGATAAGAATCAACACGATCCTTACCAAACAGTTCAAACGACTCATCCTTTACCTTAGCAAGAGCCCACACCATCTGACCACCACGAAGTGAACCAGCAGTATGCATCTCCATGTTACCTTCACTAACGAAGTCGGCGAAGAAACCAAACGCTTCAGCGTTCTGAGTCTCACACCAATCGTCACCAACGACATCGAGAATCTTGTTGTCACTGGAACGAACCAGAGCAGACTTACCAACAGCGACCTTTTCGCCATTGACTTCAGCAAACGCCGGAATCTTCTCTACGGTCCAGTCAAGACCAGCTTCGTAAAGCATTTGTTCTGGAGTCAGGTCGGGAAGAACCTTCTTACCCAGACCATGCCACGGAACTTCACCAGCGTAAGCCATCGTTTCAACCATATGAGCCATGATGTATCTCCTTGTTAGCTCGTTTCATTCAGTATAGTTATCATAACAAAGGTTGGTATTTTTGTCAACACTTATTTTCAATGATTTGCAACTTTTCGATCCATTGCATCTCTTCAATCTTGCTTTCAAGACTACCCCACAAAGAGGGCATATCAAGATCCTTCAAATGCTTCTGATAACAATCAACTGCATCCTTCGGATTGTCAAAGATACGATTGTCAGTTCCATTGTACTTCAACTTCACTACGTACTTCATTGGGTATTTCCCTTCACTAGAGTTCCAGCAGATTGAAGCAAATCACCAGCGTGATTTGCTATTTCAGGATTAGTCGCTACAACGTATCCAACGATACAACCTACTACAAACGACACAATTGAGTTCATGATAACTCACCTTTATGTTTGAGTTTACGGCTGTAGTGTTTTTTGGAAGACACTACACGTTTACGGTACTTTGGAGTCCGTAAATCTTTCGCGATGTAGTTATGCATCTCATCCTCACAAATCCAGATCGAGATAATCGAAATCCTTGTCGATAATCTCTTCACACTTTCCAAGACTACCATCAGTCTTGACCTTCCGATACGAAGCAGTAAGAAACCGCATATCAGTATCGTTACCCAACCAAACATCAATCAGAGTCTTGGAATGTTCCACCGAGTCGGTATCCAACTCAACCAGATTACCAGTCTCAGCCAACTCAAACCAGACAACATACTTAGCGCCAGATTCGCCAATCCGAGTCTTCCGCATTTCAGAAAACTTGACACTGGTCAATTCACCGATACTATGACCTACTAGAGACATTTCATTCACTCCTTCTTTCATCATGTTTATATCATATCAATTTAAGCAACAAGTTCATAACCTTTGTCCCACTGTCCAACGTTGATATCAATGTAATAAGCAATGTCAAACCAGTCAGTCATTGAGTCACTGTTGTTATACCAACCTTTACCTTTCATCGCAGCAACTAGTTCATCGTAGAAGTCAGCAATCTTGTCTTCACCGACTTGACGTGCCCATTCTGCGGCATAGTGTTCGTTCACTTGAAGATAGTTACCAACATCACCACCATAGTTGAACCCACGTTTTTCGTTTTCCAAATCAACGTGTTTCTGAGCAGCACCCAAAAAGTCTAGAACACCACTTTTGATGTTCACAACAAGACTGTTGTGATGACGAACCGCAATAGTTCCCTTCACACCGTATTTCTTTAAGACCACCTTGATAACAGGGGCCAGTTCTTTTTTCTTTTCTTGACTTACAAACGCCATGTTTTCTCTCCTTTTCTCAACTTACATATACATTATATGTTATCAGAACATTTTTGTCAAGAGAAAAATTACGACGCCCCCGTCCAAGAAATCCTATCAAACTTTCCTTCGAAGATATTTCCACGAGCAAAATTCTTAGCCGGTGCACTATAACTAGCCGCCTTGAGAATGTCTCCAAATTTGAATTTTGGATCATCGTAAGAGTTTACGATGAAACTGTGGACACTTCCCTTCTCGACAACCTTTACATACTTCTTACCCATCTTGAAGTCTAGGCCGCGGATGAAATCTTCAAGCATCTTAGCCTGTATTTCGGTCCTACCGTTTCGACCAACATTCTGCCAGATTTCGTAATCATCTACGATGTGGTCGAGATACCCACGGAGAGCAGTCTTGATCTCGTTCTTAGTCATGTCATTCACTCCTTCGTTCATCATGTTTATATCATAACAAAGTTTGATATTTTTGTCAAGGGAAAAATGTACGGTTTTCAAAAAAAATGCCCAGCTAGAGCGATGAAACTAGCTGGGCATTTCCGAGACTATCGATAGTGTTTACGATGCCCCTCGTTTCTTATCCTCATATACCATACGGTCATAGATTTCCTTGACCTTAATACGAGGAGACATAGAACGAATCGATGCCCGTTCTACGATATCGAAGTCATCTCCACCACGAAGAAGTGACTCCCTTAGTGCTTTGAGAATATCTTCGTACATTCTCGATCTCCTTTAGATATATATATCACTCTTTTCCAATCGTTTCGCAACGGTCAGAAACTCACCATCATGTCCACCATCGTATCCATTCTGGATCTGCCAGACATGAGTCATTTCATGAGCAAGGAGACAAATGAACTGATGCTCATCGTCGTATTCCTTACACATGCCAATGACAATCTCACCATCCACTTCATCTACGCCACAGAAATCGTCGTCTGATTCATCAATCCAGAACTCGTCTACGTGCAATTCACCATCAAAATGCATGGCATTCAACATGGCAAAATGTGCTTGGACGGTGGTCTGATCGATACGAAACATCTGACTGACTCCCTCGTTCATCATGTTTATATAATACCAAAGATTTTATTTTTTGTCAACAAAAAAATTCACGGTTTTGAAAAATTCTGGTGTCATAGTTTCGAATCCACCACCTCGTTTCAAATTTCGAAACACCCTCTTTAATTTGTTCTCATCAGTTCCATAAGCAATAATTTTGTCTTCACCCAAGATCCCATCGAATTCACGAATTCCATATTGTGGTTCTTTATCGTCTTCTACAGGATAACCCTCAAAAATATACATCTCTCTCACCTCAATGTTGCGAATTTTTTCTTAAAATCGTTTTCGTATCTATCACCAAAGTCAGTATTATCCATTATAGGTCGATCATCAACCATTTCCTCCTGTGCTGATTGTTCTACATCATATAATCTCATCTTACCTCTGTCAACCCCCACGACGAATCTTTTTTTATCGGTTGGGTCGTTAAAACGATTCTTCAACTGTTTGACCATAATCTGATTGAGATTTTCTAACTCTTCACTAGTGACCAAAGCAAACATCAAATCTACAGTAGCAGGTAGACCAAAAGACTCAGATGTATCTTCAAGCCCAGGATCAGAGTTTGTGTAACCAGACCGTGTAGTTTGAGTCGCTGTGACGATTGGAATATTTTTCTCAACAGCTAATCCTCTCATCTCTTCAGCGATTGCTTTAATGTAAGTGTAACTGTTGACATTAGCACCATACCTCAATCGCATAGAAGCACAGATATTGAGATAATCAACATACACGATATCTGGAACAAAGTTTCTTTTCAAACGAAGTTCATTCAGTAGATGTCTAAAATGCCCGACACCAGCAGTGGCAGTAGGATATTCTTTGATAATCAATCTACCTTCTGTCTTATCTCTAACTCTATCAACCTTCTTCATATATGCTGCTTTAGGTAGTTCTTCTAGTTCTTTCAATGGAACATCTAGGAGGTTAGCATCGATGCGTTCAGCAATCCGTTCTTCTGCCATCTCCATTGTGATATAGAGAACCTTACGATTATCCATTAAATTAGCAGCCGCAAAGTGACACATAGCAAGAGATTTTCCGACACCAGTGCCAGCCAGAATACAAGTTAAAGTTTTCTGTGGAAGCCCACCTTTAGTGATGCTATTAAGATAGTCTAGATCAAACGCAATACGATTTTCTATTTTATGATAGAAGTCATAACGATCAGAGAAGTCTTCTAACCAATCATGACCAATGTGATTATCAAAACTAATAGAGAGTGCTTCAGAAAGAATCTCTGGAATCGCACCCTTTGTCTCCTTCTCTTTACCATCCATAATGTGAATGGATTTCATGATAGCATTATGAATAGCACGTTCCTGACAGAACTCTTCTGTCCTGTCAGTCAACCACTGTTCATCAATCTCACGATCTGTGAGTTGAGAAAGATATTTGATGCATGGCTCAAAGTCATTTTCATCTACATCGTCATTGTCAAGAGTGATACCAAGAATCTCTACAGTCGGTAGAGTGTTATATTCTTCAACGTGTTTCTTGATATATCGATACAGAGTTTTTTCTGTGAAATCGTTGAAATACTCATCTTTAAGAAATGGAAGAACTTTCCTCGAATAATTCTCGTTGTGAATGAGATGACTCAGTATCTGTGTTTCCAGCCTCATTTTCTTCCTTTTCATTCAAAGCAGTGATGATAATATGTACTAGAATTCCACCAATATGATCATTGAAATGAATATTATTTTCAGTCAATTCGTGTGGATTTTTTACGAAATCAAAATCAAATTTCAAAGTTGCTTCGTCTTTTTCATCGATTTCTTTTACAGATATTGTATTGTATCTAATGATTGTACCATTATAACGTTCGTCAGTCAACCTAATAGGTACAGTTGATTTACCATCATCTAGTTTATCTACTATTTCATAAGTATCGTCATACTGTGAAAATTTTTCAAGATCAATCTTCGGCACTATCCGTCTCACTCTGATCTGTTTCTCCATAACCGCCAACGAGCTCTCTTTCTTCTCCATATTTGAATTCCTTTGCAGCAGCCTGTTCTAGTCTTTCCATGACATCTTCTGTAAAAAACTTTTCCGGTTCTGCGTTGATTGCTTTAGCAAAATGTTTAGATCCATCAGGAAACTCATAACGAGTTGATACCTTCTTGATAACATCGTACTTCTCGGCAAGGTCAAGAAGACCATAATAACGATCCAAACCAGTCGTATAGTTTAGACGTACTTCAATCGTCTTATTTGGCTTGGTAAAACGTGACTTTTGTGTGCTAACTTTGATTAGATTACCCTCATCCTTTTCAGTATCTTTATCTCTTTTCTTTGAAAGAAAAAGAATTGTAGAAGCGGTATACTTTAGACCAGAACCGCCAGACATTACTTTCGTTGGTATATAAGAACCAACTGCATCATATGTATGGTTTGTAATAACCATCGGAACCTGCGCTTTAGATAAACGTAGACCTAGAGTACGAAACGCAGCCTTAATTACTTGCGCCTTGGTCATATCCCGAGTTTCTTTACCCTCGGTACTATCTTCCATTTCTTTTGTTGTAGATAATTGACCGAGAGAATCAAGAACCATCATCATTGGTGGTCTATTATTTTTGTGTTCTGTGTATCTTTCTAAAACTTGTAACGCATTATGTCGAAACTGCTGAATTGTTTGTGGTTCAGATACAACAATACGATGAATGTCAATACCACGAGTAGACATCATTTCCTGTGTTACTGCTGCTTCAGTATCATAATAGATAACGCCACCATGATCGTTTTGTTGTAAAAAGTTATTGACCATTCCTAATGCAAAGAAAGTCTTTCCCGTTGCTTCTTCACCAGCGAGAGCAGTGATTTTGTTATTTGACACACCGCCGTAAAGACTGCCACTGATAAGAGCATTAAGAATGAAACACCCAGTATCAACCCACCCAGAAAACTCAGAAGAATTACCACCATCGGATAAAAGATGTGTGTTTTCATCGTTGAGTTCCTTTACCATATCTTTAAAAAAATTAGACATTATTTCTCCTTTTCAATCAAAGTTTTATTAGCATTATCATATAACATTTCTGCCAACTTGTCAACAACTTTTTTCATTTTACTGTTATCTTTCTGCTCATAAATACGAGAGCAGAAGGATTAGCAGTATGGTTCATTACCAGAGCATTTTTATATCAGACATCCATCTAGGCACAAGAGGATGTAAAGCAGACGAACTATGTGCCTTCCTTAAAACAAATACCTGTGAAAATCTATTTCTTGTGGGCGACATACTAGACGGTTGGCGTTTAAAGAAACGTTGGTACTTTCCGCAAAGCCACGCAAACGTAATACGCAGAATCCTTACAGCAGCCAAGCGCGGCACTAAAGTCTATTATATACTTGGCAACCACGACGAAGCACTTCGTCCATACGTTTCTTACAATATAGACATTGGTCGCATTAAAGTCTTAAATCGTTATACATACAATGCTGTTAATGGTAAGCGTTATCTTGTTATCCACGGTGACTTCTTTGACAAGATAATGACAGACAACAAATGGCTAATGTTTGTTGGCGATAACATCTATGATTTCCTCATCTGGACGAACACTAAACTAAACATAATTCGTGGCTGGTTAGGGATGGACTACTGGAGTCTATCCAAGTTCCTAAAAGCAAAGACAAAACAGGCACTAAACTTCATACATAAGTTTGAAGAACACGTAGCAAAATACTGTGAAGAAAAAGGTTATGACGGTATTGTCTGCGGACACATACACACAGCGGCAATGAAGAATGTAAACGGCATTGAATATATGAATGATGGAGATTGGGTAGAAAGTCTAACTGCACTTGTAGAACACGAAGACGGTCGCTGGGAGATTATCTATTGGGAGGGCAAAGATGGAATAGATCTTATTGATAACAGCGATGCACGTGAACAATCCTGACGATGTTCCTGTACGTATTGGATAAAGTTCAAACAGTTTAAGTTGGAGACAAAATGTCAAAAAAAATCCTCATTATAACAGATAACATACCGGAGCAGATAAATGGAGTTGTCACTACCTACAAAAACATTGAACCGTATGCGTTACGCGATGGTTATACTATTGATTATATCCATCCCGGCCGGTACCGCTACATTGATCTCCCTTTCTATAACGAAGTCAAAGTTGCCATTCCGAGAGATATGGGACAAGAGATTCAGAAGATACGTCCAGATTATATCCACATCGCCACGGAAGGTCCTATCGGTGTGTTTGCTAGAAGGCATCTTGCAGTATCTGGTCTTAGGTACAATACTGCTTACCATACTAAATTTCCTGAAGCTCTAAAGAAAATGCTACACATACCAGAGTTTATTACTTGGCCATTAATACGCTGGTTCCACGCAAAGTCAAACAAGGTATTAACAACTACGCCAAGCATGGTAAAACAACTACGAAGCAAAGGATTTGGCGATAATGTTGTACCTTGGACACGAGGCGTTGATAGAGATCAGTTCTTCCCCCTACAATATCGTTCAGAGCGTAAGGTGCCTGTGCTGTTATGTGTAAGCCGTGTAAGCGAAGAAAAGAACCTAGAAGAGTTTTATGAGATGGACTTTGGAGAGTGTGTAAAGGTACAGGTAGGTGATGGTACTATGCTTGAAACACACAAGAAAAAATATCCTGATGTTCAGTTCGTAGGAGCCAAGCGAGGAGCAGGACTTGTCCGCCATTATCAAGAAGCAGATGTATTTGTATTCCCAAGTCGCTGGGATACATTTGGTATTGTAATGATTGAAGCAATGGCGTGTGGTACACCTGTTGCGGCATATCCTACACAAGGACCTGTTGATGTTATTGAACAAGGTGTTACTGGATACATGGATGAAGATTTAGTAACAGCAACAAAACAAGCACTTACACTGGATCGCAACGCAGTTTATAATAACAGCACAAACTGGAGTTGGGAAGAAGCCTGGCATATTTTTAGAGATAACTTGGTTAAGATAGTATAATGGTTAAAGAAAAGAAAGTATTAAACACAGCGTTGTTAGATGGCACGGTGATAGTTGTAAATCTATTTCTCGTTAAAAAACTCTCCTGACAAGATCTTCTCAACTTTTTCCATTTGTTTTTCAATGATAGGACCACGACCAGGCCAATGGATATACTCCTGGTTTTGTGTCCTATACAAACTTGAAAGCAGCGGCATAACAATCTTTGCCATCTCATTCACTTTCTGATTGGCAACACTGTCTGCTAGTTGCTTTCGTTCTTCTACGATGGTATCATTATCATATATCAAACTAAGTAATGTGTCAACTTTTTTTTCCATATTTCTTAAACTATCTAACTTTCTTTCAAGTCGTTGTTCAAGCGATGCCAAATCATCTTTAGCAGCAAGAGCGGGTTTATCTGCTCTGACCAAGTCTTCTTCTTCAATGACCTTCTTACGATATGTGTCCTCATCAACGGCTGTAAGACCAGAAGTCCATCCGGTCATATCCATATCGTCCCAAATATTCTTACTCATGAAAGAAGTCCTCCAAGTTGTTTTGTTTCTCAGCATTCCAACCCATAGCATCAAGAATAATTTTGACTGGATCTAGAAAAGTTTTCTCAAGCTGAGTATCATAGTCAATATATTGTGCCAACTCAAACTCTTTTGGCAGGACGGTTACAAATCCCATAACATTTTCCATAATGGGATTTGGCATTTTCATATATAGAAACTTCATCTTGTTACCAGATTGGATCTGCTCATACTTACTAGTTAACTTATGTTTCTTCAATTGGTCATTGTATAATAGTGCAGCACGAACATGTATTGGCGTACCGGATTTATATAGACTTGAGCTATCTTCAAACTTTCGAACATCTGATACACCACGAGGGAAGGCGATTTCTTCTGGTGTTAGATCCATCCACTTTTCTCGTAACTCTTCAATCCATTTCTGAACTTCATCTTCACTTTGAGTTACCACCTTCTTCAGTGTATCCATAATCAATTCTTTGACTATCTGCGGAGTAGAAGAACGAACGGCTTCAATACCAGTCACTTTCAACTTTGGTTCAGCAAATCTCACACCTTCACTGTCCCAAACATGTGCAATGTATCGTTTCTTCGCTGTCCAGATGGCTTTATCGGCGATGATTTCACGTTTCATCACCATCTTCTGTTGTGGTGCTTTCATATAGTCAGCAAGTTGTTGATACCCTTTATCTAGATGTTTCTCAATTTCTCCTGATGCTTTGTTTAGAAAGTCTACGATCTTTGTCTTGTTTGTCTCATTTGGTAGTATCTTCTGTACCAATGGACTCATGTTGAGATACACAGAATCGGTATCAATCGCAATAACATAGTCTTCGTTAGTCTTCAGTATATTGTTTAGATATTCATTAAGAATCTTCTCAGCCCATCTAATAGTAAACTGACCTGATACAGTTATTGCCTCTGCAACACGTTGATCAAAATATCTGAAATATTTATTTGCTAACGCTCCATAGAAAGAGTTCATTGCAATCTTGATAGCCATCTGGTTGTTGTCGAGAATGGATATCTCTCGTTCAATACTTTTAGATTTTTCCTTCTCATATCTCTGTTTTGCGTCTATCATATTTTGTTTGATAACAACTCTTTCATTGTAATATGATTGAATAACCTGTGGGATGATACCTTCTATGTCATTACGAAACAACTGACCTGTAGCAGTAAGACACATTCCATTTGGTATATCTAAATCAGGCATCTCTAGTAGTTTATCAACGTTTACTCCAGATACAATATCATTTACTACAGTCTCTGGACTCATATTGTATTGCATAATGAGATGTGGATAAAGTGAATTCAAATCAAAAGAAACTACCCAATTATGAAGACCTACCTGCGGATTTTTAACGTAACCACCTTCAATTGTATCATACCGTGAATCGGTCTTAGGTGGAACTACAATTTTTCTAGATTTGAACTCGTTATACAGTATAGCATCCCATATACCAACAGTACCAAGAGTTTCTCCTAAAGAACATTTAGCGCGATAAGCCATGGTAAGTACTAAGTCAATCAGTCCTAACTTATCTTCAATCTTATCAACCAACTCAACGTCTTTTACATTATACTCTACGAACTTTTGATAGTCATGCTTATATAGCATATGCAAAGAACCATACTCACTATAGTCTAATTTCTTCTCACCTAAAACTACATTAGCGATATGATCTAGTTTATAAGATTCTTGTTGTCCTAATGTATTAATTGTAAATTTTTTGAATAAATCAATATAGTCTAATTGCGTAACACCAACTATGTTGAAACCAACATGTTGAACTCCGGCGATATATACGTTGTTTTCACGAACAAGTTTCCATGGTGACAGAGACTTCACCATATCCTCACCAAAGATTCTTGCAATACGATTGACAAGATAAGGCACATCAAAAAACTCTGAATACCATCCAGTAAGAATATCTGGAACATGATCAGCCCAATAATCAATGAAATCTAATAGCAGTTCTCTCTCGTTTTTGCATTTACGATAGAGAACAGACATTCCGCTTTTGTCTGGATTGAAGTCATATAATCCCCATGTGTGGTAGATAGTACCATTATTATTTTTGATAGTAATGGTAATGATCTCATGTTTAGCATCACGTGGTTCTGGAAATCCGTCTTCTGATGCTACCTCAATATCGATTGTACAGATATTGATACGAGTACGATCATACTTGATTGTCTTAGGAAATGCGTCTGAAATGAATTGATGGACATAGTTGGTTGTTCCATACACCGTGAAGTTATCTACATCGGCATACTTGTCCATAAACTCTTTACAATCTCTCATAGATCCAGGTTGTACAGAATCTACAGTACGTCCATCGAGAGTATTCCATGTACCCTTTGGTGATGGAATGTAAAGTGTTGGTTCAAACTTGACCTTCTTAGTAATCTGTGTCTTGTTATTGTAACCACGAAACAGAATCTGATTACCGTATCGATCTACATTAGTGTAAAAAATGATAAACCTCCTTAAAAAAATGGGAGAGCATTGATACTCTCCCATTATAGTCTATGGAGTTATAGATGTCAACTGAAAACTTTATTGACCCAACTTGCTCCGACGAAATAACCGAGTGCCATTACAAGCACTCCTACTGAGAAGATTAGTTGACCTTCCATTAGATATATCCCTTCCTAGTATAGATTGAGTAGTGTTGAGTATATCCGTTAGCGATAAGTTTCTGTCGTCTTTCGAGTTCAGCGTGATCCTTAGCGCCGCTTAGAAAATCTTCTTCCCAACTGTATGAGAAAAACTTTTTTACCTTTGAAAATAACTTACTCATTTAGTAACTGTGTTGCCTCCTTTGTCTCTTCTTTAGCCGTGTTAATGCTAACTTTCCTCGGCTTCTTATGGTCTGGAATGATGTTTTCGAGGAAGACCTTGAGCATTCCGTTGACAAGAGACGCATCCTTAACTTCGATTGTGTCAGCGAGGTTGAACGTCCGTGAGAAGGCACGATTAGCAATCCCCTTATGTAAGAAGTTATCGTTATCGTCAGATGTCTTACCTGCAATCTTCAAGACATCGCCATCAATCTCAATTTCGATATCAGACTTAGAGAAACCAGCAACAGCAATCTCAACGATATATTTGTTCTCTTCGACCTTACGAATATTATAAGGCGGATACGATGGAACGTTCTTTGATAATGTATCGTTGAATTCATGAAGACGATCATGGATTCGATCGAAACCAACAAAGAATGGTGAATTTAATAGGGAAAGAATGTCTTTAGTCATCTTTTGACCTCCTAGTTTAGCAAGGTTATGTTGTGTGATACCCATTCGGCGTATCACAATTTTATTTAGTTTGGACTCTCCCAAAAGTCACACCACTTTACCGTAACTCAGGTATGCAGGTGTCGCATATCTATTCAATTTGAATTGCAGTTCACGTAGTTATTAACAACCTTACAATTGTAATTACTACTATTATTCTGTTGTCCAGTTTGACCATTAATAATGATAGGAGTCATCGTACCATCATAATTCCTCTGATACTGCCGACCATTCAATTCGTAGATCTTGTTAGAATTTTGATCAATACGTTGACCATTACTATTAATCATATATGCATTGTTGTTAATGGCAGATCGATTGTCATATGGCATTCCTAGAGAATTACCAAACAAACCACCAAGCAACCCACCACCAAGTACACCACCGGCAGTAGCGAGCTTCTTGCCATTACCCTTGCCGATAAACTTGTTCGCAGCAAATCCACCACCAGCAGCTCCTAGAAGCCCACCAACGGTAGTACCAACTTGTGAAGTCTGACAAGCACTCACACTCAAACCTAGAACCGCAACAGCGGCAATCATTGACTTACGCATCATATTTCTCCTTGTTTGCATCGTCACAAAGTCAACTTACTTTACTAATATAATATCAGTCGTATTAAATGTCAACCCTTTTTTTCAAAAATCGATATTTTCCTTTACGAACAATTGTTCCATGTCATCATGATTAATACGAAATGCGGTGCCACGATTACGAATACCCTTACCAATCAAATTCTGTGTTCGCATACGAGTATCGATGGAAATAAGATTATCTTCGATGGCAGTACGAAACCGATTCTTATCCGTCCCTACTAGATGGAATGCTTCATTATAATGAAAGTATTCCACACCTTTTCGCCACTCTACATCTGCAATTACTGACACACATGCAGGAAACTTCTTTGCAAACTGGTCAACTAGAGTATTCCAGCTCCACTTAACGATGACAGTATCATCATGCACAACACTACAGTAGTCATCAGTGGTCTTGATAGATAGATCACGATTGTTAACAGTCTTAGTGATAGTGCAGTTTCCACTCATCTCTCCATCATGAGAGTTGCAAGGAAGACCATAGTTTGCAATATAATTTTCCTTAGATACAACCCATTCGCCTTCGAGACTGTATAGAGTTTGCTTTCCACCTGCACCACGTCGCCGCGCTTTCAACTCCTCTTCGTCAAGATCGGGAGCAGAAATACAATTCTCTTCTAGTCCCAACTCTTGCTCTAGCGTATGACCCACACCAGTGTTGCCTGCGCGCCGAGTCTTAATAAATCCCCGGTCACGAATTTTTGCTAAACTTCGTTTGAATGTTGAAAAATCCATCGATAACCTCGTTTCACATTAGAGAAAAAAAACCATCTCTTTCTCTTTCATATTTTTAATATAGTATCAGTTGTATTAAATGTCAACCCTTTTTTTCACTAATTTTGAGATTTTTTAACTTTTCTTCAAAAAGGTCCAATTGTAGACGTAGAAAGGAAATTTGCTTATGGGCCGAAAAAATCCCTTCTTCGTCATAACTTCCGTCGTGAAGATATTTGTGGGCATCCAAATCTTGTTCTAATAGTTTCAATAACGATACAGCGGGAAATTCAATATCATTGCCATCAAGTCCAAACCAAACAGTGGTTTGAATATCACCAGTATCGTTTAACCACAAATCTGAATTAACTGTTAAAGATTTTGTATTCATAACAAAACACTCCTTTCAAGTTATCACTTCTTTCTACCAATACTATACTTTGCCACTAACTCCCATTCTTTTTTCTCTTTATAGGGGAGAATTTTAATCTGATTTAAAGGAGCTAGTGGATTTGTAGTCTTTGTAGAATCTACGAGTGTCACTAGGTCCCATTGTTCTAATAGATTGGCAATCGCATTACGTCTACCGATGTCTGACTCATTTTCGTTGAAGTCAGAAGGCTTACCGTCAAGTGCGAATAGTTCTTTGAAATGTACGATGAAGTATCTGCCTTGCTTGTGCAGAATATGACAGGACTGATATAACTTCTTATCTTTACGAGATGCTACACCAATACGTGTGAGTGTCTCTTTTACTTTTAGAAAGTCATCTTCATTTTTTAGATGTACTTCTATCATATTACTTAATTCGGTCATTACTCATTCCACCTCTCATCAATTTTGTTTTTATTGTTACTAGTTGTTCATTATCTAGAATTTTGAGTGCTTCCTTCGCCTTATTGACCGAGTATCCATAATAATCGATCACCGCTTGTAAGTCCTCGTCACCAGTATTCTTATGCCATTTCGAAAAGCGTTTACGTTTTCTCACAATATTTATTAGAAACGAATATTGTAGTAAATGATCTAGATGAGAGTTCATATTCATCATATTAGCATACTGTACCGTATCTGGAAAGTATGATAGTGACTTATTAGTTAGATAAGGATTATAAGTTTTCTCCGCTAGTTCTGGGTTATCAGAATTGGTAATGATATCTTTCTTACCTAGATTGATATCGTTTACAAAATCAAATGGTTTCATGACCATTCGCAATCTGTCATGATTTCTAGTAGACAAGCAACGTTATTGATTTCATGGTCAACAACAAAGGCTGCTTGATATTGATACTTAGCGAGTATCAACACCATCTGAGCAACACTCATTGGTTTCATCTTCTTGTTTGCATAATCATATAGTTTACGAAACAGTGTAGAAGATTCGATGTCAGCATTATCAACAACCCATTTACGAATACCTGTGAAGTCTTGATTTTTCATCATAGAAACAAGAGAATCAAAAGATTCGTCACTTAGTGTAGTGAGAATGCCGACATCAATCTTACCTGTAACAGAGTATCGCTGAAGTTCGTTTAGAACACGTCGCCAATCTGGCATATGTTTCATAATAAGTTCAGCGATAACTTTCTGATCAAACTCAACCCCCTTCATCTTGAGGATATTCTCAACACGCTTCATAAACTGAGAAGCAAGACCTGCTTTCTCTTTATTTGTCATAGTGAAGTCTACTACACTACACCGAGAATGAAGAGGTTCGATGATACGATTCTTGAAGTTACAGGTTAGAATGAACCCACAATTATTAGAGAACTCTTCCATAAAGTTACGAAGAGCAGGTTGAGTAGATTGTGGATTAAGATAGTCAGCCTCGTCTAGAATAACATATTTACGACCACCTGTAAACGATACGGTAGAGGCAAACTGGCTGATTTCAGTTCTAAGAGTATCGATGTTACCCTTCATTGAACCATTGATGATGATGTAATCAAGATCTAGTTCGTTCAGGAGTGCCCTAGCGACGGTTGTTTTACCGACGCCAGGACCACCTGTGAGAAGAAGATTTGGAACTTGATTTTTATCTACGAACGCTTGAAATACACTCTTCAAACGCTCTGGTAGAATACACTCTTTGATGCTGGGTGGACGATACTGTTCCACCCATAGATAATCACCCATTGACATAATATAGACCTTTCATTAAGAGCGGGATTCAGTAGCAATAAAGTAAGTTACCCTCCCATCTCTTGTGCTAAACTTAGAGATTCCCTTACTAGAAATCTCTACATTGTAGTCTAACATCATCATCTTCATGTTGTCAACCTTAAAGACGTGTCGGAACTCACTTTCTGTCTTTCCAACCTTCTTAGTATAACGATTCATTGAAGAGTTCTTTGAGTCTCCAGCACCAACAACAATATTACCATCAACGCCTTCTACAATCACTTCTGGTAGACCAAGAACACGGGCTGCTTGAAGAACATCCTTTAGATTGTCTTCGGTGAAAATAAAACTGGCATCTACGTCAGGTAGAGTCAATTCCTTTTCTGGCGGTGTTACAATCATCGATGGATCGGCATAACGATAATCAATCGAAGTACCATTACCATCATTGATATTTGCAGAGTTATCGTTTAGTTCCAACTCTGGTTCTTCCATTAATGATACGGCAGAAAGGAACTGCCCAAGATCATAGATACCAAATTGTCGTTCAAAGGTATCTTCGACCATTACTTCAGCAAGAACAGTCTTTTGTGGTGAGACTGTCTTGAGAACATTACCTTCCTTAAATAGAAGAGATTGGTTGATACTCGAAAAATTCTGTAGTACTTCAAGAGTCTGTTCAGATAGTTTCATAATTTACCTCACTTTTTTGCATATTTAGAGAGTAATTCAGCATCAGCAGTTGCCGCAGCTCCTACTTGTGCTAAATCGACGAGGGAACCACCAAACATGTAGGATCCCATATGTGTTAGACGCATCCAAGGACACATCCACACTTTAATGCCAATGTTTCTAGCCCATTGACAAAACATGTAATCTTCTGATAAGTATCTATTTGAATCTGGACAAATTACTGTATCAAAGAATGCCATGATTTTACGTGAACCATCAAAATGTTTAGTTCTAACGTGATCTGGTGTATATAGTAGTTCTGGATAGGCTTCAGTATATTTTTCAAATACGTGCCGTTGAATAATCATAAATCCAGTACCACCTTCTAGAACTTCTACTGGTTCATCAACACGGAGTTGATCAGTTCCTGGGGCTGGATTGAAAACAAAGTCTCCGACGAACTTTTCTAGTTTATTTGGATTTTCGTCAGCAAATCCTTTATCTACTGCACGTTTAATCTTTTCCCAAGCAATAGTCTTTTTTGGATATGGTGCACAAACAATATCTTTATCTGACTCTGGATCAGCGATAGCAGCCATTGCTAGAACGTCGTTTGGATCAAATCCAATGTCACTATCGATAAACATAAGATGCGTCATATCAGAACGCATAAACTCGTCTACTAGATAGTTCCTTGCGCGGGTGATAAGAGATTCATTGAAAAGATAATGAAATCCTAACTGTACTCCATAATTAGTAGCCATAATACCTAAATCAGTACAAGATTTTGAATACTGACCAGTACACATGGCTCCATACATTGGAGTACAAACCATAATCTTTCTTTTTCGCAACTCTTCAACTGTTACTTGAATTTCCACTCAAATTCTCCTTATCATGTAAATGTAATGCCATCATAGCATAATGCAAGACTTTCATCAAGTCTTTTCTATTGTAACCATCTTTACGTCCATATCGTTGAGCATACTTCAAAACGTTACCGATACAGAAACCCATTCCATGACCAGAGTCAAAAATAAACTCTGTTGCTTGAAACTTTGTTTGCGAGTAGTGTGCATCATATGTACTATCTATATAGTCTTTCAATTCGGAAATTAGACGGTCTTCGTCAAATTTATAGTCAATCATCTCAGACATAAGTTCACTCCTTCGTACATCATGTTTATATAATACCAAACTTTGGTATTTTTGTCAAGAGATTTATGTTTCACTTTTGCCAATCTGAATTACTGAAACTTTCAAATTCTCTAATAAGCCTTTCATCTGTAATTGTTTCTAACAGTGTCAAGTGAAAAAATCATTCAAATCATTACTTTTAGATTTATATGACTTACTCCAATTAATGCGAGTTTTTCCATAATTTCTAAATCCTCCTTCGAGTCTTATATGACCAGAAGAACCTGGTTTATATAATATCTCATATATTCCAGGAAACATTTTTTCTATCTTTTTATGATCATTTAATGTTTGTTCTTCAGTTTGTTTATCCCATATAGTTGATTTAATGGATTTATTTTTTACACTATGATTAAAAGTTATAAACTCTTGACTAACTCTATTACCAAAACCTCTAACTAATAAAGATAATAAAAAAACTATATCTTCTGCTACTTTAGTTTCTGTTAAGTTTAAATCTGATAAAATATCAGAAAAATCTTTGCCGTTTATCCAATAAGCACTTGTCATAGAAGTATTTTTACTATAGATTTCACCTGATGGTGGATTTTCACTTAATGCACAACCACAAACTGTAACATCATCTTCATCTAACCAATTTGAAAATAATTCAAACATTCTATTTACATCATTGTCATCACAATCTTTTTTAGATTTTTCCATATTTGATACATCGGACCAATATTTAGAATTTCTACGACCAAATGTAATATCATCATCTAGCATAGCATATTTCATATCTTGACCAGCTTCATATATTACTTTTCTAGTCTCGGAAATTGCTCTAGGATGTTCTGTTGTAATATGATCCGGTAATATTAAATATTCGGCATCATAATTATATTTTTCTCGTTCCCATTTCTGTACTACAAAAACTACTTTTTTCTTCAATTCATCCGGTAAGTTATTATATGTAATTTGATTATCTACACGATTTACTGTAAGAATAAATATTTTTTCAATATTCATAATCTCTAATCAACTCCAAACCATAGTTGTTAACTTCTTTCTTCACTTTTATACTTTTTGATAGAACGGGCTTGTTCTTTTTAAATTCACTATAATCAACATAGTGATGCCATCTATCAAATTTCCAAACATTTCTTGAGACATCAGCATGACCCATTGTAATAAGCATATCTGATTTATTACTAGTACCATGAAGAATTACGTCATCTTGATCTTCAACAGCATAAAACTCATCGGTATTGCCACCTTTAGTTGTCTGTGTTGCTGCTTTGCCTTGTAGAAAAAAATTGAATTGACACGTACACAAACCATCTTTCAATATACGCAAAGACAAATCAGTATCTTCATTGTATCTGCCACGCCATTTATATTTCTCCATACTTGTATCAATTAACAATGCTGAATAGATTCTAGTATTCATTACATATGGTGGATACTCACTGTTAGGAGCAATAAAGAATCTATATTGTAAACCAGATACGGGTATGTTTTCATATCTATCAATAAAATCTTCACATGCTCTAAACAGTACACCAGACTCTACACGAATTCTTTCGTTTTTGTATAATCTATAAAAATCATGTATATTGTCATCAAAAACCCAATATCTTGCAAAACCATTATTCTTAGCATGATCCCAAGCGAAGTTACGAGCAGCACCAGGACCCACACGAGGATTACTGTATCCTTCATCATCACAAGTATCATACTCTTCTTTGTATTTGTTGTCAAGAACAATTACAGTACAATATCGTGAATCTGCGGTTTCTAGATATTTTTCATATTCATGTTCTTCGACTACCATATAAAATTTTACACGCATTCTTTCAAGAGAATTAGCAGTTGCACGAATATTTTTTTCATATCTACCTTTAGATACAATATAGAGTGGATATCTTGGTTCTAGTTCTTTAACACCATCAGAGATTATCCATCGTAGTTTTTGATTCTCTGTTCGCTCTAATTTAGGATACCAGATACTTTTAGTTTTATTTGAAAGATTCTGATTCAATATTTTAGACAGTTCTTTTAGATAAGATTCGTCTTCTAGATGAAGTGTTATTTGCATATAAGGATGATTGTTTTCTTGTATAAAATCTGGCATATTTTGCCAAGATTTTTGCCAAGATTTTTGTTTACGAGATTTCTTTTCTTTCTTCTCAAAAAAAACCTTCTGACTCTCTGTATACAAATTGTTGACAGGATAATGAATAAGTTTTGTTTCTTCGGTTATATCAATATTTAATAAACGACTGAAGTTTTGCACATCTTCATTATTTCTAAATGAAACATATATTTCTTTCTTCAGTTTTTTCTGATCTTGATCATACTTTTGTGCTTTGACAAGTTTTGCTTCGTCTTCTTTGTTATGTTCAAATAATGTACTTATCATAACATTAACCTTTAGCTCTTATAATCCTTTGTAAAACCACCATCATGGCGTTTACTCAATTTATCAATGTTTAATTGTACTACATCTTCTAGTGATATGTCAAGCCCTTCGCACGCTTGAATTACATACCACATAACATCACCAAGTTCAAGAATCATCTTGTCTCTTAGTTCGTCTGTAAGTTCTTTTCCATGAAAAGAAATCTTTTTTACATGATCAGCAAATTCTCCTGCTTCACCAGTAAGACCCAGTGCAGCAGTTAGTAAATGAGTAATCTTGACTTTATCCAACATGGAAAGTTCTTCCATGCGTCTTAGAAAAGATACGTGATTCTTACTATAATCACTGGTCACAGATAATACGAAATCATGATAATCATCACGCTGCACGTTGTTTTCTCCTTCTCTGTAGTAGTCTTAAATCTTTCATTGCTTTATCAAGATGATACCGATTTGCTCGCTTACGGAAATCGTATCCTTCCATATGGTCATATTCGTGCTGGAATACTCTAGCCGTGAATCCTTCAAACGTAGCAGTATCTGTTTCACCATCAATTGTAGTCATACGAGCACGAATGGATGTGGGTCTCTTAATCTTAATATAAAGACCAGGAAAACTTAAACATCCTTCATCAAGTGTCATCGTATCATCTGAACGAAAAACAATTGTTGGATTGAATACTGGAATGATAGATTCCCGATTTGTAGGATCTCCCATTACAAATACTCGATAAGGAAGACCAATCTGATTTGCTGATAGACCTACACCACGTTCTTTAATCATCGTATCTGTTAAGAGATTATACAACTCATGTGGATCCATCTGCGGATTTTCAAAATCAAATAGTTCAGTGGTCTTATATAGCAATTCATTAGTAAACATTATATACTCCTAAGATAGTCTTGTCAACAACCTTGCAATATGATTTACAAATGGAAGCATAGAAAGTGCCATTACTAGATTGACACCAGTATGTGCCATAGCAATTCTAAGTGTATCACCCTTTGGCATTCCATCAGATACCAGAAGTCCTGCAATCCAGATTGTACCCGTAGTACCAATATTGGCTCCAAGTACGGCAGCAATCGCTGCTGGTAGAGGGACTGCTCCTGATGCTACAAGAGCAATGATTGCTGTTGTACTAAGAGACGACGATTGCCAGAGAAGTGTCATAACAATACCGCCTAAGAACATCCATAACGGATTGTGAATAAAGTAGTTAAAATGTTCCATATTACCCATACTCTTCATACCACCACTGAACATCTTCAGCCCGATATAGAATATTACAATACCAACTAAAACAGTAATTACAGGGTTACCTAAGTCCATTTTCTTTACTCTCTTCCATAGTTTTTTAGATTCAGTCATTTATTTTATCCTCTAGTTTCTTCAACTCTTTTTTATAAAAATCAATCATTTGAGGAAACAATTCATTATCTGGATATTTTGTAGATTCAAATTCTAGAATAACAATCTCATAACGAATAAATCCCCACCGAGACCATTCCATACCATCAAGCATTTTTCTTCCAACATTCACAAAAGTCACACCTATCAAAGAGTTCGTCTCTATATACACAGAAATTGCTGGCTTCAAACTCTCTGGACACACAACTCTTCATATTATTTCTTTTTATCCAGGTATCCGCTTCCTCCTTTGTTCTATATCCAAGTCTAGTCAAACCTCTTATTGGGGTAATGTTATTATACCACGGTCCATCCCAATTACCGATTTCTCCGTTATACTTTATAAGAATACCCCACGCTTTCATGCCGCAATCCTTGAAAAGTTTTGTTGTTTCTCAAAACGAATGATATTTCTAAACTTATCGATCATCATATCACCCTTATGACTAATTATAAACGTGTTGGTGTCTTGTGTCAATCCTTCAAGAATTTTTAGAAACTCTTCTGTACCATTATTGTCAAGAGAACTATCAAACACTTCATCCATGATAAGAAGATTTGTACTGACACTATTTCGAAGTTTCGCAATGGTTCTCCACGTGAATAGAAGCGATAGGTCGATACGCATTTTCTCACCTTCACTAAAACTCTCATAAGAGAACTCATCGCGAAACCTTGATTTGATTTTCTCGTTAAAGTTTTCATCTAATTCAAACTGTACGAAAAAACCAAGATGTTGTAGATAGTGATTGATAAACTTATTCATCAAAGGCACATATTGTTTGATAATACGTGACTTGATACCACTATCTTTTAACATCTCTGATCCCACACGAAAAAGAGATTGTTCTTCATTCAAATCTACCTTGCGTTTCTGATACTGATTCTTTTCTCCTTTCAATTTATCAACGGATGAACTATCATGTTTAACATCATTCATCTTATCTGTCAACGTAGAAATTTCATTATTTAATTCTGTGATGAACTGATTGTTAATACGAATCTGTTGATTGCATTCATTTACCTTTTCATTTAGTTCAGAAATCTGAAGAGTAACCTCTACAATCTCATCTAGCCGTTCCTGTAACTCGGCACTCTTTTCTTTTAATCCATTAATACCATTCTCGGTCTTTTCTAGGGATTCACGTTTCTCTATAAGAACTTCATCTTTGAAGTGTTGAGAGATATCTTGTTTACATGTTGGACAATTATCATAGTGTTCAAAGAATTGAATATCCTTATTGATTTTCTTTACTTTATCCCGGAGCTTTTGAGCGACATTGCGGATTTCTTCTTGTTGGATTTCAGTCTTGTTCTTGTCTCTGATTCCTCGTTCCAGAGATCCAATTTCGCTTGTAAGATGTTCAAGTGTCCCAGTTTGTATAGCAATTGCTTCCTCACATACGTGAAGTTTTTCTTTTTTCTGACCGATTGTGTTTTGGACATCGGCGACGACTGATTTAAGATGATTGTTTTCAATTTCTATCTTCTCCTCTAGTAAGTCGATTTGATATTGAGTTTCCCGGATATCATTCTTAGATGTCTGAATCTTTTCCTTTAATAGATTATTCATAGTAGAAAAGATTTGTAGGTCTAGAAGATCCTCAATCACCTCTCTTCGTTGAGCCGCAGTCAATTGCATAAACGGCACAAACGTAGAAGAACCAAGAACAACAACTTGACTAAAAGATTTATGATTCATCTTGAGAATATTCTTTTCAAGAAAATCCTGATAGTCTCTTATAGATGCTGTTTGATTGATAAGATTACCATTTTGATGAATTTCGAAAATATTTGGTTTGATACCACGACGTATCATATACTCTTTTTTACCTACCGCCAATTCAATCTCAACAATCAATCCTTTTTGATTGACAGAGTTTAGAAGTTGTGGCTTGTTAATCTTGCGAAAAGGTTTACCATAAAGAACAAAAGATAGCGCGTCCAGAACAGTACTCTTACCCGCTCCATTTTCACCAATAATCAATGTAGTCTTATTACGAAGGAAATCAATCTCAGTAAAAGCATTACCTGTACTGAGAATATTCTTATAACGTATTTTTTTGAACGTAATCAAGTATTACTCCAGTGTCAATGCTTCGTTATATAGATTATGGAATAGTTTCTTCAAACGTTTCTTATTTGACTTTGTTTCGATTTGATCGACATAGGTTTCCAACATCTCTATCGTTGACTTTGCCTCATCAATCAAATCATCTTCATTATCTATATCAATATTCAACATATCTTCGATAATCTGAATATTGTGAACGCCACTCTTCTCTAATTTATCGATAAACACGTCGAACATATAAGGATTAGTCTTATTCTTGACAATGACCTTCATATATGTTTCATTATAACCGGCATAATCAATCTCTTCAACTATTTTTTCAATATTCATATCTACGTCATCATATTCGAAACGATAAAACATTGAGTATGGATTTTGAATGAATTCTAGTTCTCTTGTCTCTGTATCAAAGATATGAAATCCTTTTCGATCATTATAATCACTCCATGTAATCTCATATGGACAGCCAAGATAATGAATGTTTCCATAAGAAGATTTGTGATGAAAATGACCGGATAAGACCATATCAAACTTTTGAAACTCTTCTGGATCAAATCCTGTATCACATACAGCGCCACGATGCATCTCGAAACCATTCAATTCAAGATGACCCATCATCACTTGACACTTACTATTCTTTGTCGCATCCCAACACTCATTCCAATTATCAGTACAAATCCAAGGCATCAAAAGAATACCACAACCTCCTAGTTGTAACTCTGTTGGTTTGTCGATGAGATTGATTAGATTATTATCACCATATAGTTGATCTAGTGCATTGATATCAAGACTGTTTCGATAGAAGATATCATGGTTGCCAATCAGACACCAGAACTTAATATTACGTTTCATCAATGGATAGATGAAGTCTTGTTTTAGATTGTTTGCTGAGACGAAGTTGATATATTTTCTACGATCTACGATATCTCCTAGATGAATAACATGATCAATTTTGTGTTCGTCTAGATAAGGAAAAAAGATATCATTCCAAAACTTAGAGAAATATCTAGCGAATATTTGAGAATCGTTTCTCGCGCCCCAATGCGTATCAGTTACGAGTGCTACTTTCACTTATTAAACCTCTTTTCTTCAAAGTCACGAATAAAAATACTGGCGTTTTCTGTTGCACCTTCACTGGATTTAATATATTCAAAATCCTCACTACTCAAAGCATTCTGAAGATTAAACATTTCAGTTGATTTGTATTTTGTATATAATACTTTCTTTTCTTTTTCTATTCTACGTAAAAATGCATAATAGATTATTTGAGTAAAGTATGCAAATGGATTATTAGATTTTTCTGGATTGAAGTTGTCAATATACATAATACTGTTTTCAATACCATCGGCAATCATATCTTCTTTGAAAGGGTAATTTATAAAATTGTGTTTATTAGAAAGTTTATACGCTATTTTCATAATACAACTACCAATATAATCATTTGGTCGTGGTTTTTCAAGATCTGATGATTCAGCTTTCTCACATGCGTTTTTATACTTTACCATTTCAGAAAAGAACTTCTTATTATCTACGTAATGTTCACCCTTTGCTTTAGGCATTGAAAAACTCCTTACTCCTAAACATAATATTGATTATACTTTGAAAATAAAATGGTGTCAACTAAAATATTTTTAATTTTTCTGTTGACATAGTAGTTGACAGGGTATATACTTCTTATTGTCACCCATCAATGAACAGTATTAGAATCTACTTTGATATCAGTATTCGCTAACTGTAAATCAATCTTCTCTGGTAAAGTCTTCTCTATATATTCATCATAACAGTCTTTGATATGCTGTTCTACATAAGTAATAGATAGAATATGAAGTGCTGGAAAGAAGAAGTTTCTAGATCTAGATAGACCATTTAAATATAAGTTAAAGAATACATGATCTTCTGTCCATTCTGTTGTGACAGGATCACGAAGAACGATACCAGAACTACTAGAAGCAATAGAATTGCCAATAATCACTTGGCCAGTAGATAACTGTATAATACGATATGAATCTTTTTTATCAAAATCATCTTCTGAAATCATCATTCTTTATTCCTCATATACCAATCTTATACAGTTTATATTCAAATTTCTCTTGATTATATATCTTAACTCTTTCATATAGATGTTTTAGAGTATAGTTGACTTTCTTACCGTGTTGTAGATCATCACCTATATCAAATAGTGTACATTGATCTTTATTATCTGATACTCTTAAACCTCTACCAATAGACTGTAAATTTCTTATCTTGCTTTTAGATGGGCTAGCAAATATGATATTATGTAGTGCTTTGATATTGATGCCAGTTGAAAATGTACCATAAGATGCTATGATAATGGCATTCGTTTCTCGTTCAGTAATCTCTCTAATAGACTCACGGGTTTCACCATCAGTCCCACCAAATACAAAGAAAACTTTACGACCTTTCTTAACCTTACTATTTATCATGTCGTAAAGTTGCTTTCCATGTTTCTCTACATATTGAAATAGTATCAAAGTATTGCCGTCTAGTGATAATGCTAGATTATTGATAAATTCATTTCTCTTTTGATTTCTAACAATAAAGTCCATCTCATCAGCATACTTCATTTTAGATACTTGTTTTGTAATTTCTTTATCATATTTTAATACAAGTATTTTAATATGAAGTTTTGCTAATTGATCATTCTCCATTAGATCTTTTGTTTTTACAAGAGACTTGGTTGGACCAAATAGCCCTTCTAATACTAATTGATGGGTTTGAGAACCATCTAATGTTCCAGTAAATCCAAATCTGTATCTACAATGAGGAAGTTTTTCTAGAATTGATGTGAGAGATTTTGCTTTAAATAGATGGGCTTCGTCGCCAATGACTACACCAAAATGTTGAAACCAAGTCTTAGGCATCTTATAGATTGATTGCCAAGTAGTGATTACCACATCATCTGTAATATTATCTTTCCAATCTTTTTTACTCGTACCTGTAATCATACGAATATTTAATTTATTACCATAGTCATCAAAGTCTTTAGCCATTTGATGGACCAAAGATATTGTTGGTACAATGATAAGTTTTTTATGGGGATAAAATCTAGATAACATGTATATCATCAGAGACTTACCAGAACCAGTTGGTGATAGTAGTAAACACCGATTATTTCTTACGGCGTGTACAAAACCATCAATCTGATAGTCTCTGGGAGTTATCTTTAGTTTTAGTCTTTCTACAAATTGACCACACTCAAATGCGGAGAATTCATTAGATACATCAGAGTCTTGTGTATCAATAGAATAATTTCTATTCTTGGCGAAAGACTTTACTTCTTCTAGAAGTCCTTTGTAGATTTGTTGGGTATTCAGATTATAGAGATATATTTTGCCATTCCACATACGAGATTTGTATGTTGGCATGAAGCGATATCCAGGAACATAGAAAGAGAAGTGTTCGTGTATCTCTTGAGCAATACCTCTTTCGCAATCAAGTCTTACAAAGACTTCATTATGTTCTTTTACAATAATATCACTGACCGAAGTTTGTGAGGCGGCGCCACTCGATACTATTTCTAATAATCCAGTTTCTTCCATTGATACCCTTCATTATTTCTTCCAAAACATCAACAATTTCTTGTTGCATAGATATTTTTAAATTCATTTCAATCATTTCAGAATCTGAATCCACATAATCATTTATATCAGCCTTCAAAATGGTTTTTAACTGGGGTTGTCTACCAATCTCAGTTAAGTCTTCAGGATTATTTAAATCACCTCTGAAGTATTCAGATAATGTTTTGGCAAGTTGTTTTTTCTTTAAAAATAGACTTTTGAGTTTAAGTCTTTCTTTATATAATATTGATAGATACTTAGCATGTAATACAGGAATATTTAAACTTTCTGTATCTAGTTCAACACTATCAATTGGAGCGTCTTTTCTCCAAGCTTCGGCAATATCTTCAATTTTCAAGATTTAAATCCTTATTCACGATTAAAAATATATTATATCACACAGACTCTATTGTGTAAAGAGTATATCTAAAAGTAACAGTGGCTTCTAGATAATCAATATCAGTAGCAGTAGTTGAGAATGTAAGTTCAGATAGAGATTCGGGAAACATATTCTGAAACTTTACACGAAGATTAGGATTATATTTACTTGATAGAATTGATAAAGTAGCATCAGATACGTTTCTCTGATTTCTGCTAAGTTGTTGAAAGTTTTTATATTGGTCAAAATTTTCTGGTGATCCTAATCCAACTAACCAATTATATATCTCTAGATAATTTATCATATCTTCGTCTACACGAAAAGTCAAGTTAAAAGGAGAGTATGTAATTTTTTCTCCAGCAAGAGGAATATCAGTAAAAGGATTGGTTTGATTAGAAGTACCAATAGATACTGAAGGTATACTAGCTGATTGTGAAAAATATGACACTGTTGGTATTCTATCTAATACCAATCTGAAACCTGTCTGTCCTAAAAAGTTTTTGTTATCAGGAGTTGCCATACAATGTATCCTTTATAATATCAACTATTTATTTATAAAAAAAGAGGGGAGCTGAAGCCCCCCTCTAGTTCTCGTTGGGTTAAACCCAATCTTATTATTACATAAGATTTGAAACGGTAACAGTACGATAGTAGATATTCTTTTTCGCAAAAGAGATAGCACCATCGGCAGCGGTTGTTGCAAAAGGATTAGCGACGATGCCGTAGCGAGTCTTAAATCCAATTTTTGGCTGGAAGGTATTCTCGCCAACTGCACGAACCATCTGTAGTGGAACATATGGGCAGTAGAAGAGACCAGCATCAAATGCGCTTGAACCCTTGTAACCAATGGTGTAGTACTGATCACCAGAGGCGCTTGAGAAGTATGGGTCAACATAAACGCGGACCCGACCATTTAGCACACCAGCGAAAGTGTTACCTGTATCGTCTACGTTTAGGTTGGAACTGAGTGCTGGAGTGTAATCAAGAACACCAGCCATCTGTAGGGCAGAAGCTACGTCTGAACCACAGATTAGAACGTTACCCTTACCACGCCGGGTTGACTTGGCGATTTGGTTAGCGTCGCGCTCGATCTGGAAGATTAGACCCTTGAAGCGTTCTACTGACCAACGACCGTTTGCATCAACGTCTAGGTTGAAAGTACCAGCGGTTGTTACGTTATCCTGAGCACCTGCGGTAGCGGTATAGTTGATTGTACGAACTACTTCGCGGTTGATTTCAGCGAGGATTTCAGCAGATAGGATGTTGGCTAGTTCTGTTTCTGCGTCTAGACCGTGAATAGCCTTTAGATCTTGGGCTAGTTCCATGGTGTACTCAGCTTTAAGGGCGCGAGATACAGCAGTTACAGAGACCTTCTCAACTGAGAAAGCCATTTGTTGGAATGCGTTCGTAGAACCATCGCCGAGAGCTTCTGCTTCAGCGGTGGTCATGCCAGTGCCGACGGTATACCCAGTACCTGATGCACGATCGGTTGGATCGCTACCAGATTGAGCATTATTACCAGCGTCGTTAATAACACCGAGAGATGCAGTATTACCAGAAGCAGAGGCAGAAAATGTGGTTACTGCTTCGTTATAGAGGGCTTCGTCGCCACCTTGAGTTGAGAAACGTGAACGCATCGCGAAGATTAGACCTGTTGGACCAGTCATTGGCTGGACACCGCAGACATCGTATGCGATCATATTTGGCATTGAGCGACGAACTAGTGAAATGAGGACAGGATCGAAAATATCGACTGAACCGTCACTAGCGGTAGAAGAAGAAGCGCCCATAGCATTAGCTGGTGCTGCTTCGCCTAGTAGTGTTGGCATATGATAACCGCCAGAACCAAAGGCAGCTTCACGTGAAGCTTTCTCCTGGTTTTCGAGAAGTGTGGCTGTAACAGCGCGCTTGTGAGAATCCTTGATGTCAGCGAGATCAGGATGCTCAAGAACTGGTTGCCACTTCTTGACTAGATCTTCAGTTAGCATTGGTATTAACTCCTTTGTAGTACCATGGTTTTTATTATTTATAATTATTCATTATTTCTTTACAGTTCTAGAAATAGCAGCGGCGTAGTGTGCCATGCTTCCAGTCACCTTCTTACGAACCTCTTCTTCGAGTGGTTCTTCTTCGTCAATAATAGATTCAATCTTATCTTCATCAGCGAAGTAACTTTCCTTAATCATGGAAACTTTACCACGATAGTCTTCTTCTGAAACAAACTCAACAGCAGAAGCTAAGTCATTAAACTTCTCTTTATTTGCAACAGTTAGATCTTCGGAAATTTCTGAAACGATAGAATCTTTAACAAGAACTTCAATTTTATCATTGAGTTCAACATTTTTTTCGATTTCCTTGTTAAGGCTTTCTTCTAGTTCATCTACCGTATCGGATAGATCGCCTAGAATATCTACCTTATCTTCTGGAATATCAATATAAGATTCTTCGAAAAGTTTCTTTAGACCGCCAATAAATTCTTCAGCGATCTCAGTACGAATACCGTTTTCCATAGCTAGACGATTCTCATCGGCCCACTGTTCGACTACGTAGTCAAGATAGGAATCCATCTTTTCTACCATGTCTTCGTGATTCTTTTGAGATTCGAATAGATTATCGGCTTCAATCTTTTCTGATAGTTCGGAGAGCTTTTCATTAATTTTAGTGATTACAGCAGCCTCAAAGATTGTGGTTGCTTTATTTTTAAACTCTTCTGAAAGATCTTCGTTGCCGAATAGAGCTTTAACATCATCTTCTAGATCGATGTCATCTCTTGTTACAGTGATTGGTTCTGAAGTTTTAATATCTTCTAAGATATCTTCTTCGTTTGTTTCAGTCTCTTCACCCATCATCTTTGAATATGCAGCATAAAGATCTTCTTTCTTCATACCATGCATTTTTGTCATCATGGCATTAATCATGCCAACCTTTGTCTTGGGTGAATTTCCTTGAGCAACAGGCTTTTTCTCTCCGCCGTCCTTATCAGCAGGACGTGAGGAGTCCTTCGTTGGTGCAGGATCTGCAACCATTGAGGGATCGCCCATTGAAGCTTTAAATTCCTGAAGATCTTCAGAGTCGTCTTCAAGAACTTCTAGATTCTCATCGGACATTTACACGCTCCTTTTTGTTTTTAAATTATTTATAAATTATCATATTTACATTAAAGTTTCTTCAGGAAATCCTCGAAGATACGCAATTTTGTTTGTTCAAGTTCAGTTTTATTGGCTTTCTTGATATCATATTGAGAACGCTCCACAAATCTTTGTGTCCACTTCCCACCTTCCATAATCCATTCAACCCCTTCCATAATACCTTGAACAAATGCATCTGGCGCGGAAGGATCTGCAACGATGTCGGCTGCGGTAGCAAGATAAAAATCTTTTTGTACCTCATTGACACCATTTTTCTTTTTAAGAGTACCCATACCTCTTGATGAAACACCAATAGTGGCACCCTCTTTGATTAAGTTTTTTACGATATTACCGTAAGGTGAATCCATAATCTTCGCTTTACCCATGAAGTTATCTCCATCTTGGTAAAGTTCTTTAATCATATGTGATACTCTTTCAAGATTAATGGTTGGTCCACTGGGATGACCTAGTTCACCAAATGCACGATTCTTCATTACATATTCTTTGTTATATCTATTTATTTCTCTTTCAAGAATATCTGTAGGATAGATACGACCATTACGGTTCTGTTTGTTGGCCTGCAAAAAGATGCCTTCAATATAAAAATCTTTCTCACCATTCTCATTGGCTTCGGTCACATAACCGATGTCAAGTACTTCCGTGATGAGTTTCATATTATTCTCCTGACTTCTTATGCATTTTTAAGATAATAACGCCGTTGCCACCAGAAAGTGTAATATCTACGTTCGATGTTCTTTGTGCGTCATTAAGTTCTAATTGCATTCCACTTGCTTGATAATCATGATATCCACTACCAGCAAATACAGCGACAGTATTAGAACCTCTTTTTACGTTCCAATTATTTGTACCATCTACGCTCCACATCACTTCTGATATTACCATTTCACCAACAGTCTCACCAACAGCATTGGCTCCTTGTTTACCATTTGCTGTATTAAGTTTCAAACCATCAGTAGCAGTAGTTCTAAAAACTACATATCCAGCAGGTTTTTTATGATTATTTGTTACTGGCATCACACTGTCCTCTTTGCAAATGTAAGCATATTTTTATAGGATTTTTCATCTTTCATCATTTCACTTTCCATACGCTTACGATTTTCCGGATTTAATTCCTTGAGAACAGCATTGAATGCAGCAGCATCTTCTTTTGTTACCTTTACTGACTTGCCGTTATCTAATTTAATTGTTCCTGCTTTTACTGCTTCATCAATAAACTCAACTTCTTCTTTCATCAATTTGTCATAATTCTTTTTTAGATATTGATTTGCCGAATCCATATCTTTAAATGTTTTTGCAATTTTTCCAGAGCTAGTCATCACATGTTTACCGTCTCGATCAGATGAAACATACGGCTTTATTTTTGCTTCATCAAGGTCAACTTCTTCTTTTACAGAACCTGACTTGAAGTCACCCTGTCTCTTATCACCTTTACGAAGAGATGTTTTTGTAATTTTCTCTCTAAACTTAGCAAATTTTACGTCACCAGAAGTACCTTGTTTTACTACTGGTTCACCAGGATGTTCAGCACCTTTATGTTTGTTGTGTGATGTCTTAGCTACATGTTGATCTTCTGGAGCAGCTGGATGATTGCTTACTTCAACAGAGTGTAAATCAACAAACTCAATCTCACCATCAGATCTAGGCTGATATTCTAGTGCTTCTTCGTCGTCATCTGGATCGACAACATAATCGTCAGCGCCAGCTTCTTGGATCTTTCTGAGTTGTTTAAGCGTTTTCATAAGAATCTTCCTCGGAACTGTATAGAGTAGATGCAATACGCATTTTCTCTGAATCTATTTTTTCGTTTGCTTTGAATGCAAGAACATCATTAATAATATCTCTAAACTTAGAAGTCTCGTTATTTTCCAAATGCCGTAAAGCATCACTTAAACTGTCTTGTGCATCCATAGTCATTCTCCTTTCATTTATTTATAATATTTATTATATTAAGTAAAATAAGGTACTTTATAACTAGTTCCACCAATATTAAACGTTAAATAACCGTTTGGATTGGCTACTATACTATCATCTGGAGTTAGTGTTCCTAATGATGTTGTTACATCGCCTGGTGTTGCTGTAATTGTAACATTGGCTGAAGAAAATTTACTAGCAATACTATTTGTTACAGTAGTAGCAAAGTTAGGATCATCTCCTAAAGCTGCTGCTAACTCATTTAGTGTATCTAGAGTGCTTGGTGCAGAGTCTACTAAATTTGTAATTTCGGTTCTAACAAATGCTGTAGTAGCGATTTGAGTTGTATTGGTCGCCGCCGCTGCTGTAGGAGCTGCTGGAGTTCCTGTAAATGTTGGTGATGCTATATTTGCTTTAGTCGCAATATAAGAGTTGGTATTGGCAAGAGTTGTTTGGAATACAGTATTTGTTACATATGTGCCACCTACCGTTGATTCTGTTTGTACTGCTGTTACACTACCACCCTCTACAGTAGTGTACCAACCACTAGAGTTAGCGAAAAGAGTAGAGTTATTACCAACATATATTGTGCCGCCAGAAATATAAAGATCTCTAAATCTCTTTGAAGAAGTACCCAAGTCATAAGTTACATCTTGGTCTGGTATAATATGTTGAGTTGTAATTGTAGTAGTAAAGTTATTACTAGAACCACTAGCAGTATTTGCTTCCCACTTACCTTTAGTGGCATTATATACTAATGCTTGACCGTCTGATGGACTTTTAACAGTATTATAGTCCACATCATCTAGACGATGTAACCAGACTTCACCAGATCCAGAAGATCCACCACTTCTACTAGATAATGCTAATCTTGTTACTTGGGCACTTATAGAATCTCTAAAGTTTTTTAAGCCTTCTTCTAGTTCTTGTTTAAGAGGTTTTAGATCAACAAGTCTACCATCTGCCCCCGGCGGTCCGATTGGCCCTGGGATCCCTTGTTCGCCTCTATCACCTTTATCGCCTCTGGGTCCCACAGGTCCGATATCGCCTTTTTCACCTGGGACTCCTTTTTCTCCTTTTTCTCCTTTTTCGCCCTGTGGTCCTTGAATCCCTTGAATACCGACTGGTCCTCTAGCGCCCACATCGCCTTTATCGCCTTTATCACCTTTATCTCCTTTCGGTCCTTGTGGACCCGGAATACCTTGTTCACCTTGAGGTCCTACGGGACCGACTGGACCTTGTTCACCAAGATCCCCTTTTGGTCCTCTACCGCCTCTTGGTCCAACAACTTCACCAACTTCTAGTTGCTCGCCATCAGAGAAATTTAAGATTAAACGATTTTCGAATATTCCTGCTTTGAGTATAGCATTGCCAGCGTCACCTTTATCGCCTTTGTCTCCTTTCTCACCTTTAGGACCAACGGCTTCTACAATGACAGACTCAGCAGCATCACCACGATCACCCTTTGGACCTTGCGGTCCAGGTGGTCCTTCGATAGTTTTGATCTCTTCTATCTCTTCACGTAGTTCTTTTACGTTTTTAGAGATTTCTTGTTTAGCAAGTTTTAGAGATGCTGCTAATAACTTGGCGTTTTCTATGTCTTTCATCAGACTTCCTCATCATCATTCATCTCTATATTTTCTAATAAGGATGTCATTTTACTAACGAGTTTTTTATCTTCTTCTGACATTTCTATTGGTTGAAATTCTTCTATTACTGTATTCGCGTTTATAGATTCCATTGGAGTATCATCTTGATTGTTATCTTCATCATCATTCATAGGACTATCAGGATCATCAGATTCTTCTTTGATCTCTTTATCCATCTCTTCAATATCCTCTTCAGACATTTGAAGAATTTTCTTACGAACCCAAGCCATTGAGTAGTATTTACCAACAAAACCATCAATCTCATTGGCAAGAGATAGTCTTTCTCTTAATACTTCTGCTTCTTTTAATTCAGCAAAATAGTTATCATGAGCAAACTCGTAGTAGATATCTTCACGAATTTTTTTCCAATCTTTTCTTGATATTACACCTTTTAGAACTAACTGTATTTCTAAAAGATTATCAAATAGATGTGAAAATCTATTTCTAAGTCTTTTTATAAACTTGGAAAATTTTAACTCATCGCGAGTAATTTCTGTAGATCTACCAAGATTAAACTGATTCTCTGCTTCCATACGTGTGACAGGAACATTCAGAGACTTGTAGAGTTTACGACGGAAATAATCTACATCGTCCATCTCTCCAAGATTTTGACCGCCTGGAAGTGTAGTAATCTCGGTGCCTCTACCACCTTCTCTACGAGGAAGCCAGAAATCTTCTAACATTGTCATAAACTTACGATCATCTCTAACTTCACCAGTCGAAGCATCATAGACAAGACGATTCTTATGTTTTGTCATCATGTCTTGTAGATATTGTTCAGCCTTCATCTTTGGAAGATTGCCTACATCGATATAAAATATTCTACGTTCTGGTGCGCGAGATAAACGATAGATTACAGTTGCGTCTTCTAACATTCTAAGTTGATTCAATGGTTTGATTGCTTTGTTAAGATGTCCTAGTACAATCTTATTTGATGGATCGTTTATACCACTTGTAACATGACAGATAGAATCTTTAGCGATCTTTACCGCGTTTTGAGCGCCTGAAGAAGTAATCCCTTTTGGATGATAGATGTAGTACTCGTTGAACCCTTTATCAACTGTTACCCTTGTACGAGGATCAGTTTCAGTTATTTTTTCACGTATCTTTTTAATTTTTCTAGGGTCTATTTTACGAAGTTCTTGTATACCATTCCTAGGTTTTGATTCGTTGACGAGTATGTGATAATATAAACGTCCATCAACATACCATTGTTTGAATATGTCATATCCTTGATTATTGAAGTCGAGAAGTCTTAATACGTTATAAAATTCTTCTCTAACTTTGTTTTTAAAAGAATCAGAGTATTCCAAATCATCAAGAACAATGTCTATTGGGTTTTCATTGTCCAATACGATTGATTCGTTTACAATATCTTCGATGGCGTTATCACATTCTGGTTGCATAGCCATTTCGCGATAACGTGTTACTAGTTCTCCTTCAGACTTAGCAGAACCTTCTAGATCTACATAAGTACCATAAACACCACCAGCAGCGACTTCTACCGCGCCGTCTTCAAAATTAGGTGCAACAAAGGATTTTACATTTTTTTCTTGTTGTTCTTGATTAGATTTCTCTATCTTAAAACCAAATAGCTCTACTGCCATATTTTCATTTCCTAAAATGTATTTTGTTTTATCTATTTATAAATGAAGATAAACATAAAAAAACGGTGGTCTCATAGAAACCACCGTTTTAATACTCTACAAACTAATATTAACCAAAGAGCGGGGCAGTTACCTGACCTACAACACCTTGACCAGCTTGCCAGAAATCGTAAGAGAACGTGACATCAAAAGTTTCAACGGCGTCGTTTGTACCCCAATCAAGTGCAATTGCACCAACTGTTAATGGGAACAGACCGACAAAGTTGTAAGTTCTGATTGGTTCTCCAGTTTTAGCAAATTGTGTAACAGTAGCATTTGACTTGTACTGTGCGGCTTGCGCTAGAGCGGTAGAACGAATGTTTGTTTGTAGTCCGTTGATTGCATTTGACCAACGTTCCATTCCATCGCGGATTAGGAAGTCTTCGTCATTCATGACTGTAACTGTCCAATCAGCGAAAGTTCTGTTACCAGCATATTTGATCTGCCGACCGAAGTAGTTGACTGTAGCTACGCCAAGAGTTGCTTCAGGAATCTGAGCTGCCTGAACCATGAATGAGGTCTTAATAAATGAACCACGGTCAACTGGATTGTCAATGGTTACTTGAAACAGATTGGGGCGAGCACCACCACCAGTTAGCTGTCCTTGAAACCCTGAAATATTAAATGCCATTTTATGACTCCTTATCTTTACTTTTATTTATATTAAACTTGACCAACAACTTCACTAAATTCAACACCAGTGCGGACAGCTACGAAGTTTAGTTGAATAAAGTTGATTGACCGAGCAGGTTTGATAAAGATATCGCCAATAAATTCATTACGATCAATAATTTCAGGAGTATTGTTTGTTTCGTCACAAACAACTCTGAAATCTGTGATACCACGGCGACCTTGTACGTCACGGAGGAATGGTTCTACAAGATTAACAAAGTTAGCTCTTGTAAACTCATCGTTGAATTCAAAGAGTGTAAACTTAGAAGCAGTAGAAATAGCTTTCTCTAGTACAATAAAGAGACGGCGAACATTGATACGATCAAATGCGCTTGGTTTAGCAAGAAGTGTCTTATCACCAAATAGTACAGTTCCTTGTCCTGGGAATGTAGTAATTGGATTGATGCCCTTCTTATAGAGTTCATCCCTTTCAGCTTTATTAGGTGTGAACGCCATTTTAACGACATTCTTGATTTGACCACGGTTGAAACCAGCAGGTGAATACCAAGGATCACGAAGATTGTCTGTGCGAGCCATCGTTCCTGCTACATCACCATTAGCTGGAATGTAACGATATACGTCATTGTACTTGTCGTATTGATACTTCCAACCAGAGTCCATGATACCATATGAACTTGATGGTAGAGTATCACGATAAGCAATGATGTCTTCTGTTTCTGAACCAGCGTAGAGACGATTGTCTACAACGTCTGTTTTCTCTGGAGAAATAACAGCAACACAGTCTTTACGAACTTCACATATTTGTTCGATAAGATAACGCGCTCTTACAGAATTAGCAGCAGCACCAAGAAGTATTGTTACGTCTACTTCTTCAGCGTTTTTGAACTTGTCATATCCTAAGAGATAGTTAGCATTGGTTGGTGTATTACCATCGCGTCCGTTTACAAACGAACTGGTCTGCACATCGGTACCACCAACAAAGGTAACACCAGAAGCTTTCTTACCAGCATTTGTATTAGAAGCATTATGTTTAGTCCACCATACATACTGTGACCGATTATTAATAACATCCTTATAGTAATTACTACGTCCATCTTCTGTCTTAGCATCAGATGCCATAGAAACGGCTGGAAATACTTCAATAACTTGATTCTTTACACCAGTCCATTCACCATCTTCATCTACTACAGCGATATGCATTTCATCAGCGGTTGCACTAGCAGTGTTAGCATATGTTGAAGTTCCTGGTGCAATATCAAAGAAGTTGTAGAACTCCCAATAACGAGTTGCAGCATAACCAGTAACTGTGTTGCCAGTATACTTTCTTTCAAGTGTTAGTACTGTTGAGTTGGCAATAGCAGAAACACGAACTTTTTCTTTATCTGGACCAATTTCTAGTAGGTCACCAACAACTAATTGTGTATTAAAGAAAGTAGATGTACCGGTAACAGTAGTTGTTTGTGTGGTTACAGCAATTGTACCAGAAATAGCATTTGACCATGCCTGTGCGCTTGGGCATACAGAGATTTTGAGAGAGTTACCCAATTCCCCTGGATATTTTGCAACCCATTCACCAACATTTGAGATACCTGTAGAATAGTTATCTTCGTAGTCATCTTCGTTTTTGATGACAGTGTTTAACGTATTTGCAGCGTTTGTTGTTGCATTACGTGCTGAGGTGGTCACAGAACTGTTACCAGTTGCTACAACACGAACGACCTGTAATGCATTTGCATATGAGAGGAAGTTAGTTGCTGTGAAGAAGTCTTCCGCAGTATTTGCGTTAGGTTTCTGGAATGTGCTTACAAGAGCGTTTTCTTGGGAAACTAAAACTCTCTTATCTACTGGACCCCACCGAAAATGTCCAGCAATAGCACCAATAGATGTTGATACAGCGGGTACAACAGTAGTAAGATCAATCTCACTAACGTTGACGCCTGGAGAAACTTGGAATGCCATTTCTTACTCCTTAGATTAAAACGAACAAAGATATCATTTTCTTTTTATTTATATTTTTAACGTTTTTAATAAACTTAGTTAATAAATAGAAATATGAGAAAAACGGAAGAAACCAGACATAAAATGAGGCTTGCTAAACTTGGTAAACCCAAGTCTAAAGAAACTCGTATTAAGATGAGTAAGGCACATATGGGCAAATCTCATAGTGAAGAAACTAAAAGAAAAATTAGTGAGAGTATGAAAAAGAAGTTTCAATCTGTTCTATTCGTTGATCCATGGTCTACCAACGATTAATAAACTGGTCTTTAAGATCTTCTATACTGTAGGGATCGTTTACGATCATTTCTGCATCATTTGCCGCATCATATCTAAAACCAAACGGTAACATATCTTCTTCCATCATAGATTCTTTATCTTCTAGTATTCTTTTTCTAATATCAGTGTTTGTAAGTTCTTTGAAATAATCTTGTCTTACAAGCCATCCAAATAATACTAGACACATTACTAAATCGTCGTGATATCCTTCGTCGGCTTCAAAAGATTCCTTCTTACTAATGAAATTAGATAACTCTTCAATTATGTCAAAATCTTGTATAATAATTTTTTGATTCTCTACCATATCTTTTAAGGTAGAACAACCAATTCTTTTGACTTGTTTAGTGGTTCTTACACCATATTGTGGTTTATTGCCAAATCCACTACCAATAATTTGACCAGATCTACCTCTCATATTTGTCATGAAAATATTTTCATATTCCAAGTCTCTATAAAGAATAGAAGCAACTTGTTCGCCGATATCATTTATTTCAACTAAAACAAAAGCATTGTTAAAGTTCTTAGCTACATTATATACTAACTCTGGATATAAAATAGGTGAAATAGTAGAGTCTTTGAATTTAGCGACAACTCTATATGGTATCTGTGTGATATCGATAACAGTGAAAGCTGAGTTATCTCCACCAACGCCACGAGATGTATCGACAGATATTACATACTCGTGTTTTTCTTTTATATCTTCATACTGATCAAATCCATTTTTTGAAAATTTAGGGTTGACAAAGGTCAAATTTCGGAGTATATTTACATTGATGAGTGTATTACTACTACCTAAGAATTCGCAAGCAAACTCTTGATTAAAATCTTCTTCACTTGTATTTGCTATTTGTTCTTCTTTCCACTTCTCATCTCTTCCTGGTGTTTCCCACCAATCAACAGCAATTGGCATAAACTTACTACGTTCTTCTTCAGCTTCAACCCACATCTTATAGAAATGATTCATACCCGATGGTGTAGAGACAATAATCATTTTTGTCTCTTGACCAGATGAGATTGTAGGATATACAGACTTAAAGAATTCACTAGCAATACCATGAGGAACGAAAGCAAACTCATCAAGAAAGACAAGAGAAAATGATTGACCACGAGCAGCAGAACCCGTAGTAGATGTAGCGAGAATCTTTGATCCATTTTCTAGTTCAATAGAACCTTTATTCCATACAGCAATACCTTGTTGCATCCATAAAGGTAGATTCTCATATGCTTTCTTTAATCTATCAAGAAGTTCTCTAGCCAATTCTGCCTTATTGGCAAGTAATGCTACGTTTTTATTTTCATTGAAAAGAACATAATGAAGAATAAATCCAATGACCGCAGTTGATTTACCAGACTGTCTCGGCATCTTTGTGATAACAAAACGATTATTATTAAACGTATTAATCATTCGTTCTTGATATGCATATAGATCTAAAGGAATAAGACCTTTATCTACATGAACAATCTTGACATAATTTTTTACAAAGTATATTGGATCTTGGGCACACTTAATATACTCTTGAATTTGATCTTGAGTAAATTCGAGATTTACTCCAATTTTCTTTAGATTTGGATTACTAAGATAGGCATCTGACATTATATATTAGTATTTCTTTATATATTAAGTAGTATATACAACCCATCCAGTTGTATTATCAGATTGATAAGCATCTTCATCCCAAAAATAATGTTTTTCTGGTCCTGCATCATCGGGCATTGGAATTGGTGGTTGCCAATCATAATTCTCATCTAGTGTCCACGAAGCATACGGTTGAGTACCATAAAATACATCACCTTCTTCACTATATAAACATCCAATACCAGCATACATCTTTCTAAAACTATTATTATAAGATGTTTGAATCCACTTTACACCAGGAGCTATTTCATTTGGTACTGTAGCGTTCAAATGATTAATAGCTCTTTGATTATCTCTTACTTCTACATCGTTTTCTAATAATAAGTTGTTGTCACAAGTAGAAACAAAAGTGACAACATTGTTCTCATCTACTTTCGCAAAATGTGCCATTTTTATTCTCCTATTATTTTCATATCTATCTTTTTAAAATTCTATCAAACATTAAAGCTAGTAACATAGCAACACATGCTGTCAAAATGGATTCTGTATACATACCAACATAATTAGATTGATGACTTAAAATATCAGCAACAAGAGTAGCAAATCCAGTTAAAGTTAATGCAAAATATTTATTATGATTTATATTAATTAAGGATAATATTACTATAATTACTAAAGCAATTACTGCTGTTTTACTTGCTGTTATATAGTGATTTATTGTAAGTACAGTTAAGTTTCCTTGCGCCATACAAAGTAAACATGCTAAAAACGGTTCTAGAAACTTTTGTATGAAATAATCGTAATTAGTTTTTATCATCTTTGTTTTTTAACTTCTCTATTTCTTCTGCGTTTTTTGCAATATGATTATGATTAGAATCAATCTTTTCATCTTGTGCAGAATCAATCATTCTTTGTAATCTTCTACCTTTTTCTTCTTCACTATCTTTGTGTAATTCAGGATCGACTACTTTTTCTAACTTTAAAAATGGTATTCTTTCATTTGGTACATATCTCCATGTATATCCTTTATCACTGAATACACCAAATACAGTTTGTTTGATACCAACTTTTACAATAATAGCATCTGAACCATCAAGAATAACTTTATCACCTTCATTGAAGGCTCGGTTCATTTGAAACGCCATACCTTTGGCAAAGTTAGTTACAAAGTCTTTTAACATAAACGCAATAATTGCTGAAATGAGAACAGCAATCCACGGAAGAATCAGAGCCGTTAAATCCCCACTAAGAGCTTCAATTGTCTGAACTTCTTGCATTTTTTTCTCCTTGAATAAGTTTTTGAAGATCAGCAGTTGAACCTACAAATAATGCATTGGTTACATTCTGCGGTTTATCTTCTTTTGTCTGTAATATATCTTTCTTTTTCTTAGCCAACTCAAGGAGATCTTTGTTTGTATCAGTTAATGTTTTAAGTAAATTTGTCGCCACTTCAAATGCTCTTGGAGATTCACTCTGTCGAGCAATTTCCATAACTCTATCTAAATCACCCATTCCAGAGTCAATTAGATCTCTTAAATTACGTCTAGCATAGTCGTAATCATCTTCTATTTGTTTATTAATATTAGGTTCTATAACCTCCACTTCATTAGGAGGATCTATGTTTAGTACATGACTGAATTTAGAATCGAAACTCATAAATTACCTAACCTTTACTATAAATTCTTTTGAGTCTAGGTTATTTGTTATCCATACTATATTATCTATACTAAACGATTTTTCAAAGACTTTACCTTTTTCACTTCGTTCTTTATTAAACTGTAAACGGTCTTTTTGCATTCTTTTGAATTTGTCTTTTAAATCGTCAGTATCCCCGTCGGTTATGTGTTGGCGGTGCATATCGTATATGTCATAAAATTCTGGATTTCTTTTATTCAATACATACTTCTTGCCTTTAAATGTAACGAAACCCAGTTTTTTAAAGGTACTCATAGCCTTTTTTATTTCCGAATCTTTTATAGGCTCTATAAAAAACGAAGGATGCCCCTCACCTTTATTAAACCTTCTAAATCCAGCAAAGACTTCTGCTATTTTTTTATCACTAGTCCATGACTCGTATTGTTTATTTCTGTCATAAGAAGTATTATCAAGAATTATTCCACGATAAAGCTTTATCTTAGAGCCATATTTCTTTTTCATTATTTCTCTTATAGGAGAAAAAGTATCGTATATCTCTTTTGCTATCCCATCATTCGCATTAAGACTTTTTACCAGTCTTCCATTTTCCCATCCCGCACGTTCCCACTCGTCAATAGCATTTTGTGCCTGGACAGAAAGAGTATTGAAAGCTTTTTTGGCTAAACCAATTTCAACATTCTCGTTTATAAATTCTAAAAATTTCATTCGTCTCTACCATTCTGAGGATTATACCTCTTTCCATCAGTGAAGAAGAAAGTATTTGAAGCGAACCCATAATTATCATTTACATCAATTAAACTTCTATCAATAGACACTGCACTATTTGTAGTAGGCGCGCCATTAGCTAATAATCCAGGAACAGTAACAAGACGACTTGACCTTGGAGTATTTAAGGCTGTATTAGCATGTAGATCAATCTGTATTCTTGTAATTGGTCCGCTGTTTGTAGTTGGTCCGTATAGATAACCTTTTAAAGTAAAATTGAAGTTCCAGATAATAGTTCTTCTAGTAGAATAATCACCATCATATACATCCTCAAAATCTATACTATTCAATATAATTGGTATATCCATAGTTATATTCATAGATGGTATTAGATTTACTGATACGTTCCATTCTGGTTTAAAATATGGAACAATTTGTTCTACTATTTGTGTACCATCATCTGCATTCTTCACAAACGCTGATAACACAAATGTAATATCATAAGGAACAGGTGTATATTGTGTTCTCAACTGAGTATTATCAGATGTGATAATATAACTATTCTTTTGAGTGGAGTTTATTTTTCTCGTAGAATCATATGTAAGGCCGGTCAACTCAAATCCAAGACGTGGAAGCGATATAGCAACTTCTCTATCTAAATCTGGATTTGTATCTAGTCTGACAAGAAATTTTTGTTTGGGTCCATACGCTAAAGGAACAGCAAGTGTTTGTACTCTATTACCGTTCGAATCCGTTCTTACAAGTTGGATATCATTGAATAATGATCCGAATACTTGAACATAACGTCTAATTGTACCGTGATAAAAATACTCAAACATCAGAACCTACCCTCTGACCATGGATCTTTTTCACTAAAATCAATAATATCGTCTTCTAGTATATTAGATTTATATACAGTATCATTATCTGCTTGTGCATCAATTGTAGAAATTTGGAATTCTTGTACGATACCATCACCATCTTCAGCTAGTAGAACTTCGCCATCTTCAAGAAGTGTTTGATAGAAAGTTTGATCAAGTGAATATTGATCTTCAACAATATCAATCTCACTATATCCAGTATCAAGTTTTTCAGAACTATAAGAAAATAATTCACAACGTAAATCATATGTCTGTAATCTACCGGTTTGATAAAAAATCTGTTCGTGTTCAACAAACTTAATCTCAAATATCTTATCAACCATTGGAAAATAGATTAGATCTCCTTCTAATGGACGATTAGAACTGATTGAGTATCCATTAGCAGTGCCTGCTTCTAGTACGATAGATTCTGTCTCATTGTTCCCTGTGAGAAACTGTCTTGATGGAACAGCCGTATTTGCCTGTTCTGTAAGTAGATTATAACCTACTTCTGTCATCAACTTTTCTGTACGAATCTGATCAAATCTTTTACGAGCAAGAGTGAAAGTCATCTCATCTCGTATCTGTAAACCGAATCTTGAGAGTAGATCACCTTCTCCTTCAAATCCTTCCACGTTTTTGATATACATCTCAACATCAGCAGCGGTTGTAAACTTCATCAGTGGATCTTCACCGAATAAGTTATCTCTCGCTACGATTGTTTTTGGAATGTACTTTACATCATGACCATAGATCTTGATAGCCTCAATCGTGAGATCTTCAACTAGGTCTTGCTCTCTGGCGTATGAGAAGTTATTGAAATACTTATTCGTCGCCATAATTTATCCAATCATATCATGGACGGGCAATGAATAACTCGTAATCATTTCATCTTCTAACTTATTAATTTCTTCTCTTGCTTCACCTAGAATACGAACACCGTCAAATTGAATTCCTCCTGGAAGTTGAATACCTTGAAACTTAGATAGATTTTCGCCCCACTGTCTTTTAAATAAAGCAGTCGAATATCTAAGTAACCATCTATCACCCCAAACATCTGTATATGTATTTGGATCTACTGTACGATAACAATCAATGATGATGTATTCATCTACGAGAACATCTGTTTCCCAATCCATATCAATATAAAGTCGATCTGTGTGACGGTTGAAACGAATAGGTTTCTTACCAACAAAGATTTCTTCAAGCATTTCTACATGTCTCATAGCGTTCACATAAGGAACATATGAAGCACTAGAAAAATCAAAAAGATCGTTTAGATGAATTTGATATCGAATATTGAATAGATTTGAACTATTAATAGAATCCCCAATATCAAACACTCTCACGATCCCTTGAATATTTTCTGGGATAGAGATGTATTTGTTGGTTTTATCTGAAGAAGTAATTTGATGTTTTAAATAAACATGTTCTGTGCCATCGTAATGATAATCACGATAGTATTGTAATGCTTCGTCAATTCTATCCTCTAGTTGTTCGTCATCAACGTTGATATCTATAACTGGAGAACCTAGATTTCTAAGGCAATATTGTTTATGTTGTTCTCTGGTCGCAGGAATAGCCATAGTACCCTCTTTGTATAAGTCTTATGACTATTTATAATGTTTATATTGTTATTGCCATTTAGGTCCACGTAACCAAATAACAAGACTTCTACGAATACCATTTGTTACTGGTTTTACTCTATGATATGTAAAAGAAGGAAAGAATAATGCTGAACCTTTTTCTTTAAAGTGTGGTAGTTTAATAGGTTCCATTACATTATAACCATCAAGATTTAGTTGTTCTTCACGATTTTCTTCTTTTTTTTCTTTTAATGATAACAACTCAAATTCTCCACCATCATATTCACTAGGGTCTGTCAATTGAATACTACAACTGATTTTACGAACGGTATTTTTTAGAATATGATCTTCTGGATAATCGGGTTGTAATGTTCTATCATTTACAATGGTATCTGTATGCCAGTGATAATGATTTTGGTCACCATAATATATTGTATATTGAAATGGCTCTATAGCAGTAATGTTGTAGTTCCATCCACTTTGTTGATTGACATCATCGATTGTTGGACGAATCATAGAATATAGTTCTTCATTATCATGCCAAGATACTTTGTTCTTACGAATAGTATGATTGGCGTTTTCTGGATTTTCAATACCATATGTTAACGCTTCTTCTTCTTCACTTTTTTCACAAATCTCACGAATACGCATAATCTGTTCAGGCCAGAATAAAGTTTCATAGTACCAATACCAATTATTTTCAAATGTAGTTGTTAGAATTTGACCTTCATGACCAATATTTATTGACACATTATTCTCCAGACTCTTCAGTTCGTTTTACGATAGAGAAACGAATCTTTCTATCATTATCCGTCGTTTCCATTAATTCTTTATAATATTCACTTTTACCAATAGGTTCAATGAATAACTGTTCTCTGCGATCATATGCAAACTGTTGAAAAGGACCAAAACGATCTACATAATGTAGAAATAATTGACATTGCCAATCTGTTGTTTTAGGTGGATTAAACTTTTCTCGCCAATGCGGTACGTCACATCCACGATAAATCATTGCTTCTTTAGGTTGGACAGAAACAGGCATTCTTACTGTTAAGTCATCTGGATCTGCATACCAGATAGGCCAGTCAAACTTCCCAGATTGTCCTAGATTGATTGTAACAGAGATTTCACAAGAAGGTCTATCAGAATGATAGTGTAATTCTTCACCAGGACCATATACACGCATGTAGGTATATGTGGGGAAGAGTTTTAAACCTGTAAGTTCTTCCATTTTAGGAAGACAGTCAACCATTACATACTCACACATAGGTTGTCCATACCAAGCCTTAGAGTTGATGGGACATTGTGAGTCGTTTAGTTTATTTTCAGTATCTTCTTTTGCTAACTTAACATATTCATCTGAGATAATTTTAGCGACATCGGCGTCTACAAAGTCATCTACTGCTAGGTATTTCTTCTTTTGAAAATAATACACGCCAGCACTATTACGAAGTTTCATTCATTACCTCCATTATAGATAGTTAAAATTAATAGTTAGTCGTAATTTTTGATCAGTACATGTTGAACTATTATGATATTTATTCGGTTCAAAAAAGACAATTCTATTTTCTATACTTTCAACTTTTTCATTTTCTATTCTTGTAAATCCATTACAAGTATTTAAGAATAGAAGTGCTCCTTTATGGGGAAAATCATAATCAATATGTGGATTGTGTTCTCTTAGTATTCCTATATTAGGATATGCATTCAATTTTATTCTAATGAATGCTTTTAAGTCTAATTTTGGTACTATTTTTTCTAATATGAAATCGTATAATTGAACAGAAAATATTTTATGTTTTTTATATATGTTATGTTGAAAATAGTAATTTAATATTTCATCACCATCATATTCAGAAGAAATAAATGGTGCAAAGTATAAAGGTAGATATCCTGTTAAGATATCATTTATGTAAGTATTTTTTAGTAATGACCAATCATCATCAGATAAAAAATTATCAATCACTTTCATTTGTTTTTCTTTATGTTACAGTTAAAGTTCCGGGACTAGTGAATGTAAATAAAGTTTTACCACCAGCAGGAGTTGGAGCTGTAGAAGGTGTTCCACCAGAAAGTCTAGGTGCGGCGAGTGGATCTACTGCTATGATAACTATTCCAGAACCACCACTGCCATTGGTCTGGCCTGGCCACGTTCTACCGCCACCGCCACCTCCTGTGTTTGTTGTACCAGGGTCGGCATTTTGGCCTCCGCCACCGCCGCCGCCACCCCCCGCCGGGGGGGAGCCAGTGCCCAGGGGGTTTTTCGCACCCCGCTCGTCGACCCCTACCTGCTCGGAGCCGCCGCCGGCGGCGGACTCGGCGCCACCCTTGT